AGATAACTTGAAAATGAGTTGGTTATTTAGCATGTTAATATTCCGCGTTATTTGCTCCATAAATTATTGTAGTTGCGTTTATAATCTACTAGAATATTCGGAATATACAATAAACACTTTTTTGTTTAAATAATTTATTGTTATTATTATTGATATTATTGATTCTAAATTGATTTATAATGTCAGTACAAATATGTGATAATATGATACATAATACATCTAATAATCGAGAATATAAGCGCGAGAGAAAACATAACGCGCAATCATTACCGCCAGGGTTGACTCATGAAATGATGAAAAAATATGTTGTTTATTACCGAGAAATCTTCGATTGTAACGGAAAAACACGAACGAGAGAATATTTTAAAGTAGAAGGACACCCAAAATTATTAAAGGTTAGTATTAAACCGTGGATAAGTACAAAATCTGGAAAAGTATCATTACTCGATAAGCTTTCTGATGCAAATACGGTAGTAACAGATTTAGAAGATAATATATACCCTTCATCACATTATATAGATCCTACGACGAGTATCGATCCTCAATCTCTCGAACATTCTGTTTTAAAGGATAAAAAAGATGTAGATTTTAACATGAATGATAAAATAAAAAGTTGGACAAAACTTCTACCAAAGTATGTTTCAATTCGTGATGTTCGAGAGATTGAGGATAGTAGTATTAAATGTATTATGACATTTGATAAAAAGGATAGAATGAACAGTTATAGATGGTCGATGAGTCATCGGTTTGTCTTGCAAACGCAGTTAATAAATAATACTAATTTTATAGTTGTTGAATTAGAAAAACTTAGGAAAAAGGTAATCGAAAAGTATGAAATGGATATTATGTCTATTGCATAAAAGATATAAAAATATATCTATATAATATATAGCTATACCGTATTGTATTTTAACTACAATAAATATGTCTGCAGAAATTTATTCCAATATGTTACTTCATCATGATGATACGCCGATAGTTCCAAGGGGGAAGCGGAGCGATGTAACAGAGAGTGATCGTCTTATATTTGTTTCGTCGTTCGGCGATTTACTGAAACTACTTGATGAAATTGATGATAATCAACACAAAGGCGAAATAGGCGAGGATATTATAGAAAATATAATGAATGCATAGATCGATAATTATTATTATATTTTTTTTGTTTCTTTTCACCATTTTCACTATTTTCATGATATGGTCCAAAATAGTGAAATCCAAAAAAAATTGAAATGTTTTTTTCCATATAGAGCAAATGATAGTGCTTCAGACTACCATCGAATACAACAAATGACTTCCAGACAAATGACTCCTTCCAATACCGGCAGCAGAACCGGAGACAATCAGGCTCAACGTTTCATTCCCCGTGACCACCAAGATTCAAGACCCGCCGCCCCCGCCCCCATTTCAGGTACAAATTCTCTTCCAGTCGGCCAGCGCAGATTTCCCGATGGCTGGATTGGCCCAGCTGATTCAAAATTCTGCAAGGTTTGCTGGGACGCTGGTCTCCCAGTTGCTGATTACACCGATCACTTCGTCAAGGACCAACCCGGTCCTGCCGGAAAAGTGGTTTGTCCGACTCTTCTCAAGCAAGCTTGCCGAATCTGCGGCGTTCCTGGTCACACTTCGTCGTACTGCGCGAAATCCAAAGCTCGTCGCGAGGAACCTCGTCGTGAGGAGCCTCGTCGTGAAGAACGCTACATCGAGCGTGAACCTCGTCGTGAAGAACGCTACATCGAGCGTGAACCTCGTCGTGATGACCGCTACATCGAGCGTGAACCTCGTCGTGATGACCGCTACATCGAGCGTGAACCTCGTCGTGATGACCGCTACATCGAACGTGAGCCTCGTCGTGAAGAACGCTACCAGAGACGGGACATCTCATTCAACCTTCTCCGCGAAGACACCGAACGTCATGAACGCGAAATCGACCAGCGAAATCAATCACACTACCGTCAACAAGATCGCCAGTCAAAGCCTTGGCTGCAGGCCGCTCTGAAAGAATCGTCTCAACTTCGCAAACCGTACGCTCACCCTCATGGACCACGTGTTCGCCTCGAACTCGAATCACAGGCGCTGTCTGCCGCAAAACACGCAGAACGCCCGGCGATCATCGATGTTCGGACTGTACAGTTGAATCATTCCAGCTCGTGGGCTGACGAAGACGCGGCTGCGCCATTTGTTTGCGACCCTGTGAAATCCGCCCAAGAGTTCTTGGAATCGACATTCGTTACCGACGCAGAGTTTGATTTTATGGAGGCTTGCGACAACTTCGGCGGTGAAAACTGCTTCCCAGACTCACCCCGCTACTAAACCACATTAACCTCACATTAACCAACACAACCTATCTTAACAACCAAAAACTAAAAAAAATTAACCAAATCTATTATGTATGTGTTTATGTTACTAACACTTTTTTTTATTCATTCGTATCGTTATTCGTTAGAAAAAAAATTGAAATGATTATTTCACATATACTAGATTAGCAGGTTACCGCAGACAACAAACAACGAACATCAAAATGACACATAGAGCAGAAGCAGCAGCAGCAGGAGGAGCTCCCTCAATTCCAGAACTCGATGAGACAAAATACAAGAAACTCGATTTTTCCAGACTTCCAAAATATGCATGCGTTTGCATCGGAAATTTCAATCGCTGCGTGTGTGGTGGACAAAAAGGAATTGACCAGATGATGAAAGATGAAATAGCAGAGACCACTCGTTCATTCAAAACACAAACAAAGCCGCAACAAAAAAAGACATTCTGCAAGTTTTGCTACAATCGACGCAGGCCGGCAAGTGAATTCAAGTCACATTTCACCAAAAGTGGCCCTGAATTCGGTGCAACGGTTGTGTGCCCACTTCTTCTTCAACAACAATGTGCCCGATGCGGCGAAATTGGACACACGCCAAAGATGTGCAAAAGTGAACATTTTCTGCGCGACTCAGCCAACTTTGCTGAAAATCCGCCATACCATCAGTTCTATTATGGAGGATTATCTAAGCCAATATACTGGCAGCACCCCATTCCGCCAGCTCTTCAAGCGAAACATGCAGAATTTGAAGATGAAGAAGTCAAAACAAGCCGTCTGTGGATCATGATGTCTGGTGACCACAGTCGATACACCAACGATCTCTACTTGTGTGAAGGTGGGCCAGATTGGATTCCATACAACGAGAAACCGAAGACCGACTACGAAAGGCATGTGATTGAGAAATACTTGTGGATACGACGACACTTCATTTCTGAAAAACCACAAAGCAGTTATCGGGCGCCGTCGTCGTCATCGCAATCTGACCGATCAACCAGGTGGCAAGATATCACACAGGACGACATTCGATCAATCATTCAAAAATATACTGTTGCAAAAATATAAGCGTGTAATAATCAATAAATCTAATATTTTTCTTTAATTATCTTATAAAAAAGTTAGAAACACACACACACATACATTTTACTTACTTATAATACAACTTTTAACAAAATATCTTTTCAAGTTTCTTTCATTTCTGCGACTTCCACTCATCGATCCACTCCACAAAGACCTCACATGCTTCTTCCGTCGTAATTTTCCAATCTGCAAACAGACCGGCAATTTCGTTGAAGCCTTTTTGCTGTTCTTGTTCGGGTTCAGGGTCCAATATATCGTCGGCAATTATTCCCACATCGCGGAGTTTCTCAATAAAGGCACACGCTTGTTCCGGTGTGATTTTGTCAGCCGCCAACAGGTTGGCGGTGTCTTTGAAAAGTTGTTGTTCTTGTTGTTTTCTGTTCATGTCTGGGTCGATGTATTCTGTTATATCAAAGAAAAGCATTTCAATTTTATTTGAAAATAGATACAAACTACAACATCATTAAAATTAATAAAAAATACACACACACACACAGAATCTCACACACACACACACACACAAAGTTAAGCACACACATGCTACTTACTGAACATACTGACGCACCCAAAGATTCCTTCGATGAACGAACCATGTTCCGACTCCATCTTTTGTGGGAATCGGACTTCGATGAAATTCTGCGTAAAGTTCGGGGTGTGTCCATTCATTCCGTTCTTGGGTACTCGTGTAGAACCTTATGCCGCCGGGATACATAAAAGCAGGGCTTCCGTGTGTGGCGAAACGGATAAATTCGCCTGCTTCATCGTCTTGAATCATCGACTTCATTTTTTGAATCTTCCGCCGACTGACCGTGCGATGTTTTGCCCAATCTTGGTGACGCTCACTCTGTTCGTGTTTTTGCCAGTTTTTGACTTTTCCGGTGTAGCCGCACATGCATTCCCAACGACACTCATCTTTGTTCTCATCATCTCCAAACCCCCACAACCCAAACGCATGTCTCGCGATGAACGGGTACAATTTAGGGTCAGGGTTTTGTAAATCAGACTCACGTTTGGCGACATAATGCTCGGTTGCTTCGCGCAGGAGTTCGTAGCGGGTTTCGTAAGATAGCACAATCCATTCTTCTGGGGAAAGTCTGTTCCAAAATGGGTCAGGGTGTTTGTTTTTCACGCGTTCCCACGCGCGTTGTTCCGTGAGGTTTTCCATTACAGGTGGGAATACGCGTCGTGCAGGCGGCGCGAAAAGAGGTGCAGATGCGGCGTAAGACGGAGGAGGACCCGATGGGAGGGGATCTGCAAATAGAGCCGCAGGAGGAGCCGGAATTTCACGATGAAGTGCGCCCAAAGCATTCATCGCCGTCAGATACTCACCTTCAGGCATCTTGTCTTGGTGTTCTTCAATCACGCGCATAATCGCAGCCAAATTCGGGTTAACGGTCATTATTGTATAGTAACTTGTTTCTTTGTTCGAGAACGCTGTATTAGATGTATTGTAATAAAATCATTTCAATTTTTTTACAATACGGTTATTTCATGTAAATCATAACATTTAATTTAATGTAAAAATTGTATACATCTATCTGTTGCAGATTTTAAACCAGATTTCGGTTTAAAAAAAAACAGCGTCGTCGAGTTATTCGCGCAAATAGTAGGAGTATCGATACCCCTAGATCCGACACCCACAGAAAGAGGAGACATGGTAGGTACTTCACGTTTTGTTGCAGTCCTGACATTAGCAAATACAGGCAATCCCGGAGAAATTAATTTCCCGGTCATAAGTTGAGGGATTTGTGTGTATTTATTTACGCGCATAAAATGGCGAAGATCGCGGAGTAGACTGCTCCATGAGTATGTTCGAATATCATTTGCGCGAAGTGTGGACATTAAAGCGTATGTAAGTGCGCCGGCAAATTGATTATTAATGTATGCATCAGCAGAGGTTTGTTCATCGCGAGAGCCGCTTATCATATAAATATCGCCAATAGATTCTGCATATTTTGATTGAAGAAATGCCTTTTGTTGAGTAATCCAGCGTAAAGTAGGACGAACCGCAATAAGCCTGCTGAAATCTTCGTATTTGTATCGAATATCACACCCGGTTCCGTTGTGACAACAATCGAGGATAACGTATAATTTTACGCCCTTAGGGATTCTATTAATAAGAAAAATACGAAGATCATCATCGGATATAAGACCCGCGGTTGAATAATCAATAGGGCATAAACAAGAGTCGAATCCAGTAGCCTCGTCGCCGTTTGTGTCGCGAATAAGTGTTCCATGCCCAGAGAAATGGAATACTGCCTCATCTCCTGGAAGCAGATTACTTACGAGTAACGAAATATTATTAAGTATATTTTGACGAGTTGGGGGTATAGCCGTTGCAGGCAAATTTAATCCGCGATTACCGTCAGACAATATAGTTATCGCATCTTGTGAGTATCCTAAACTTGAACGCAAATATTGTGAAACGTTTACCACGTCATTATAACAACCATTCAGTTCATTTTCGGTGTTTTTATAGTTAATTCCTACGAGGAGAGCCACACGACGAGGAACACGATTTGAAGTCATAGTATTGTTTATGAATATAAGTGATATTATATATATTTCGTCATATTAAATCATCAACTATAGTTTAGTTATCTGTCACAAAGAGCCGGTTCATCGCACATACTTCTGGCTTATCTTCACTTTTCATCGTAGTAAATATATGCTTAATAATATCATCGTGTCGCACACGAACTGTATAATCCTGTTGAATTGCACCGCGTCCAATACGCCCCATCGATTGAATAGCTTTCTCTTGTGTCATCGTTTCTAGGTCTTTTCCTAAATATCCGTGACAGAACTGATAATTCGTACCATAAATATAGTCGGTTGCGGTAATAATTAAGTACAATTTTTGATGTTTCGCGAGGCTTTTCATGATGTCGGTATATTTCTGATTGGTATTGTTGGTGATCGCACCAATACCCATTAACAATAGTAATTTCCAGTGTGTTTCTACATTCAATAACATGATTTGTTCCACGAATTCATCTTCAACAAATGATGTAAATTCGTTTGATATTGCGGTCTTTGGGGTCCATCGTTTCAAGTGTTCGAGTCTATTAGGTACAAAGAGATCATTTAGTGCTGTATATTTGACGGATTTTTTCAATTCTTCTATTTTTGTATGCATTCGATCTGTCTCCGGATTAATACGCGTATCTGATGTAAATTTGCGTGTTTTTTTACTATCATCAGAACCCGCAGCTCCAGAAGAATCCTTGCTTTCACCCTCCAAATCTTTGATCGTTTTTTCTAATTTTTCAATCTCTTCTAGAACAGCAGTATTGAAATCAATTGTAGACATGATATCTTCCATGACGATAGTCGGAATTTTCGCAATTTGCAACATATACGCTGCTACTTTATCTACATTCTCGGTAAGATATATAGTAGGCCCGTCAGTTAAGGTGTGAGCGTCACTTGTGGATAGATTAATTACCGATGAGTATATTGGCTTTCTAACCCCCGCAAGAGTATCATAAATTAATTTCCAATATTTGGGGCGGATATTCTCAAGAAGCAATAAGTAATACTCTTTGATACTACTCATCGTAATGTCAGAGATAGAACCGAACATGTTTTCTGGTAAATAACGTTCAGATGTGATAACCAAACCCCTATTATCATCAGTATCTGGGTCATCATCTACTACAACTGTTTTGCTTCTGGTATTGCTACCACCTTCATTCTCGTCGGCGTCATCGCTTTCACTTTCACTTTCACTTTCGCTGTCGCTGTCGCTTTCGGCCTTATTGATTTTCTTTGTTACAAGACCGATAAACCGTACAATTTCACGCAAATCGAAATATCGCATAAGTGTCTTGTATGTTTTACAGTGTTCAACACACATAATAACCTTCGAATAATCATCGCCAAACATATAATGCGGAAGCTCAACGAACCCTGCCTGATTTATGATTGGAATTGATTTCTTAAAATCATGACTTACGATACTGTATATTCCGGGTGGTTCATCTGCATTCTGGAATTTTACCTTAAAATCCTGAATAACATTTATCATCTCGTCTTCACGAGGAAGTGTAGCAGATGAAAGAACTACATTCGGGATTTGATTTTCGGCCCAATTCCGATGAATAATTGGGTGTAGCGAATGATCCGGATAATCAAGAGATATTGTCGGCTCGTCCCAGTACATAAGCAATTTGTCTGTCGGGTGAAATGCCATCATATATCGCATCGCCAGTAAGTATGACCGAATGTCGCAGATCATCATTTCAACGTTGTCACCAATACTATTATCGACTTTACGGATTCTTCCACTTCTTTTATCACGAATGGCCTCCTTCGCAGCATAATAATGCAATCGAATGTCGTCTATATTACTACAACCAAACGCAAAGGCGATACGTTTTTTTACCGAAATGGCCGCCTTCGCAAGTGCAAGGCCAACATGTCGTGCCGCGCACACGAAAATAACCTTGTATCGCTCCGACAGTCCAATCGGTGATAATGTTTTTCCGGTTCCGGTAGGTGCAATATAGAGAACGAGCTTTGCATTATCACGTTTTGTTACCGTGAATAGCTCCTTTTGATGTTCGTATAGTTGATAATCCGCATACTTAAATACATTTTCATTTTGCTCTATGAATTTATATGAATTGCGTATGAATGCAGGTATATTCACAAAAGACTGATAATGTTCCAGTATATAATTTGAAAATTCGACGATGTATGTATTGACATCGTTTACAGATTTTTGGAGCATCAACGTTAGAGTATAATAATGTTTCAACCATTCATTTGACCCCGCTGCCGTGTTCATTTTTTTTGTTACAATAAGTTGTTCCAACGTTTCTAAAATTAAATGATCAAACGTATTTAACGAGTTGCCAGAACCGGTTTCACTTGTATTTCCTGTGGCGGTTATAGATGTTGGATTATTACTCGCGTCCTTCACGCCACCACTACCAAACATACTATTCATATTTTGGATTCGCATCAAGTCGACCTTTTTCATTTGTTTTTTAGATTTTGCAACAGGAACAAATGTAATGCTTGAATCTTGAGATATTATTTTTTCGATTCGTTTTTTGAAATATTCGTTATACAAATGATCAACCATCTCGGGAGTTGGTGTAACCTTAAGTCGTGATGACAAAGACAGATGTGTGTTAAATTTATAATTCACGTCGTGAAACCCTTTTATGATTAAATTCAAAATTCTCATTTCATTTTCTGGCTCCATTATTTCAACACCGTTCCATTCATCACCTGTAAGTTTTGTTTGAAGAAGTTGCGATTCTTTCGCAACAGGTTGAGAATTTGTCTGAGATGTAGTCGTTGGTTGGCTCATTTGTAATTATGATAACAATAAATGTATAAGATACCGGTATCCTGATGTTAAATGATATATATCGTATTATTTTTAATTCAATTTTAGATATTTATAGTATTACAATTATTCATAGAAGATTTAGTGTTTTACGATTTAGGGGTTTTAAAATTGAATTAAATATACTCATCTATTAACTGTATCATATCCGTGTAAATATTACGTAATAATTATGAGTACTTGTATTAAATTGCGTAATGGACCGGTTATTGTAAGTGTTGATGGAAATATTGGATCTGGAAAATCTTCAACAGGAGAGAAATATGAAAAGTATGTAAGGGACTTTTATAATACATCGAGTACGAGTACGAGTAATCCAATATTCCCTTCGATATCGTCAATTGATGAAATCTGTTTTTTAGATGAACCGGTTCATCAGTGGTCGAAAATATGCGACAAGGACGGTGTTGATATTTTAACGAATTTGTACAAAGATACCCGAGCAAATGCGTTTAAATTTCAAATGATGGCTTATATTTCGAGGTTGTCTTTGCTGCGAAATGCGATTAAGAACCCGAAGATCCGTCTTATTATAACCGAAAGAAGTGTCGAAACCGACCGTAATGTGTTTGCGAAAATGCTTTATGATGCAGGGGATATTGCTGAAGACGAATTTTCAATTTACACACTTTGGTTTGATGAATTTCTGAGCGACGTTCAATTGACCGGTATCGTATATGTAAACGCGTCACCGGATGTTTGTATTGAAAGAATCAAGCAAAGGGCGCGTCCAGGTGAAACGATTCATGCTGATTATATTCAACGTTGCCACGAATATCATGACAAATGGATTAACCAACATTCATGTCCGATTCTCACACTTCCTGCGAATGATGATGTTATTGGAACGCCGGAGTTGTTAAATGATCGAATCGATCGTATTACAAATTTTATAAATGGTTTATTCGCATAAACCCGCGATTGTTACTTTATTTTTCATTATTTTTAACGATGAATAAAAATAATGAAGATTGTAAATTAAAATATTATTTCTTATATTTTCTGGTTAGGTTGTTTCTTCCCTTTCCGCCACTTTTAGTACTGGAGAATTTTAATGTTCTATTTGTTGAAGTAGCGCCAGTAACATCTGTTAAACCGATCCATATTGCTCTTACTTCTGGGGTACATTTTTCCTTTAACACTTTTGATTCGTATAACAACTCTCCCTTTTTACTAGATGGTTCTTTCGAGTAAACTAAAAAAGTCATTCCTGGAAATGTAATGTATTCATCTTCTGATGGCATATCCGAAACAGATTTTAATGACGGCAAAAACAGTTCTTTATTCGGGCGAGAAACAGGTTCATATATTAAAAAGTTGGGGGTTCCTCTACTGAAAAAACTGCAAACCTGATCTAGGTTTAATGAAAAACTAGAAAATCCTAATGTAGAATATATATTTACTTTCGGTCCGGACCGGGAAGATGACCTTGAGGAAGACCTTGAGGAAGACCGGGAAGAAGACCTGGACCTGCGCCTAACTTTTGGTTGTTTCCAAAATTCGTCACTTTTGTCAATAGATACATCGATACCTCTATACAAACGAACTGTCGGTTTAGACCCTTCATAATTTTTGTATCGTTTTTCAACAGGTTCAATTAATCCATTCAGACCATTTAAAAATAAAAATAACCATATATTAAATATTTTCTTAGAGTTATCATAACTTACGCTATTTATATTAATATTACTTTTTGTAACATTTAATTGTAATATATGTCGGTTAATCGCACTATAAAATTGTAAAGCTGCACCGCGCACGTCTTTTGTGTATAAATTTGTTGCAAAAAATTCAAGATGAGAAATCTTCGATCCGGGGTGTATGTGAGTAAATGTTTTAGTAGGCGGAGGCATGCTAGAAAGAACCAGTCCAGTAGAACCAGTTGATCTTGGTATTTTACTCAATATATTGTTTATAGCAGGAACCAATTTATTGTTTTGAAAATCAACCCATTTATCGGTTTTATATTTATTTTCTTCATCTTGAGAAAGATTAGAAATTTCAGTCTCGTAATTTTCACCATAAATATATTTCTTTATTTCATCATTTACATCTTGGAATGATTCGCTTTCTATATTATAGTGTTGAAAGTCTGATATTACTTCATCAATAAGAGGATTCTTCCCTAAATCTTCTTTTGTATCTTTCAAAACAAATGGCAGAGGTATTTTCGTATCTTTTGTTTCTGGTTTGGAAACAATTTTCTCTGATGGTTTTTCAATCGTAGGTTTCACGGGTTTCACAGGTTCCACCGGTTTCACAGGTTCCACCGGTTCATCTTTTTTATCTTGAGGAGTTTCGATTGGTTTATCTTTTTGTGAATCAACCAGAGTTTCCGTAGGTTCAGGTATATTTGTATATGGACGTTTTGTTTCCTCAGGACCAGCAGCAGCAGGATCTGCTATCGGTTTTTCTGTTTGTGAATTATTTACTTTCGGTTGATCCATTTGTTTTTATATATTAATAATCATATAAAAATATATTATTGTATTATTATTATTACCAAAAATGATTTATGAATCAAATTGCAAATTTGTCTCTAGTAGAGGAATATTAAAATCGTGTATTATTCGTCCAAATCCACCAATATCAAGTTGTGCGACAAATACGCAATATTTAAAGGATTTTATTGCAAATCAAGAAAGATATGAAATCAAATTTCGAGAGATTAGTAAACTTGAAACTACGGTAGGTGTAAATTTGGATAATAAAATACCTGTTTCGATCTATGTTTGCTGTGATGCATTAAACATGTTTATGAAAGATATTCTCCCGTTTATTCGTATTCCGTTTTATCTTGTATGTGGTGATGGCGATTTGACGGTATACAAGGAAGCGGTTGCAAATCCCAACCATTTTTTAATGTGTATTTTATCTCCGTTTCTTCGCGGATTTTTCAGTCAAAATATGGATATTCAAGACTGTCGCGACTTTTTAATAGATAACATCACAAAATTATGGTTTGCAAAGGCACCAATCATGCGTAATGAAAATCAAATAAAAATACCAACAACGCTACAAGAAGCCATTTCATTTTATACTACTAAATTGCGACAAATACCAATCGGGTTAGATTATCATACAATATTTTCAAACCCGAATCACAATTGGCGTACTACGCGTGGTTGGAATAATGGGGAAATGATATCTGTGCATGAAGGAAATACGCCAATCGATCAAGAATCAATTTTGGTCGAAATTCGAAAAACGATGCGTCCTTTTTATAAAAGAGAATGTAAAATTTACTCGAATGTTATGCTATGTCCAGATAGATTTAATGACCGAGTATCTTCTGTAACAAAAATACCGAATAACTTGTTATATCAACAAACACATTTTCTACCAAGAACAAGTACATGGAAAAATACAACAAATTATGCGTTCGTTCTTTCTCCTTTTGGTAATGGAATGGATTGCCATCGAACATGGGAAGCGCTTCTTTGTGGTTGTATCCCCATCGTTCGAACATCTGTTTTCCGAGAATTATTCTACGGATTACCGGTTTTAATTGTTGAAGACTGGAGCGAAGTAACATTTGAATTATTGAAAAAAACAATACAAGAATTCAAAGAAAAGCATGATAAGTCCGAATTTCAATACGAACGTTTAAATCTTGCATATTATACGAAATTATTTACTTAAAAGCCACTTTATAATGGAAAATCCAGAAGATTTGTCTCTTTTCTTTTTGTGTCGGCGTTGACTCTCTTTATCGCTATCGCTTCCGCTTTCACTTCCTCCGTCACTTCCGACGTCGCTTCCTCCGTGACTTCCGCTATCACTTCCCCGATGATTCCGTTCATTCAACCCGCCATTTTTATGCATGGGAATATTAATTGCAATATCTGGCTTATATCCATTTGTATTATTTTCTATAAATGGAATATTTCCAGAAACAGACCCTCCACTCCCTCCTGTATATCCAGGCTCTACTCCGAAATTATAACCTTGCGCCATAGATTGCAGTAAAAGTGATTTAGTTCGATAACGAAGATGATCGCGCTCATAACCTTTTATTTTAAATAAATCCTTCCCATAAATCTCGTGAAGAATCAACCATTCAAATATACCACCGGTATAAATATATACATTAGTAAATCCTAATTTCACAAGTTGTTCGTATTTATGTAATATAGTAATATCATTTGAGTTTTTTCCATAGACAATTATCATTATATTTGGATTGCTTGTTATACATTCATTTATAATTTGCTCTTCTTGTCTAAAATCAATCGTTGTTTGAATTAAACAGTGTTGCATTCTCTCTGGTAATGTATTAATAAGCAATACAGAATATGCAACATTTATATTTCTATATACAACCATCTGAATATCTTCATAACTAACTTTTGGAACAAGGGACACCTGATTTCCCATATTTATAAACGATATATGTAATTACAATAAATAAATTCTTTTTATTCTTTAATTGAACGATAAAATAATATTTACAATCTCCTTTTTAATGCCTTTCGTTGCAGAAATCGACAATTCTTCGCGTTTTTTTCGATGTTTTGTTTTTTTTTCTGAATCTTGTGTTTCCGCGTCTTGATTATCATAGTTGATATTATGGCTTTCTTTCTCGTGTCCTGCTTCATGATCAGCATCGTTGTCAGAGTTTACCAACTTGATCTCACAACCGTCTATTGTTGCCGACGATGTATGGTGCGATTTTGCCGCTTTTCTAGATGTGTTGTTGCGAATATTCATATCGGTTTCAATCGCGGTGTAATTTTCTTTTATATAACGGATCACTTCGTTTTCTATCGACCATTTAAAGAAATTTAATTGGCCTAATGTCGTCTGTATGTATGTACCGTTTTTATAAGGTACATTTATTCTATCCCAACGACAAAACGGATCAAATCGTTTTTTTGAATACGCCCGGAGTTTTAATTTATAGTCAACATATACCTTGAAACGCTTTGGCGTATTTGTATTTTGAATATCATAAACAGTATAATGTTTCTTTGCATAATTTGTTGCAAACCAGTCAAGAATTCTTAGTGAAATACATGTTTCACCATTAATAACTGAAAGCATCTGCTCCATATGATCATTTTCATTATAAAACTTAAGTACCTTATGCAAAAGTAAGTCATTCTGTGTATTGTAAATCGACGCAGAATGTACGTTATTATTTTTTATAGGTGTCTCTACATGTGACGATGTATGCTGCTGCTCCTGATGCAGGACTTCGCTACCGCAAGTTGAGTTACCAGATGAACCCATCTGAAATATGTCGTTATTCAGTTTAATACATGCAAGCATTTCTTATAGTCTTTAAAAATCATATGTATACATAGAATTTAGTATTTAAACTCTTTATAGAGTATACGTTAAATTAATATATAAACCCAAATGAATATAGTAATATAGTAATTTCGTTTCATTATACGTATAATGTCGTCATCAAGTGAAAATAGTGATACAGGTGTTGTTGTAGCCCAGATAGAACGTGCTGATTCGGTTAGTTCGTCGCCGGATAGTCCTGCGCCGGATAGTCCTGCGCCGGATAGTCCTGCGCCGAATAGTCCTTCTCCGGATAGTCCATCAGAACCCGTAGAAGGATTAGCTGAAAATATTGATGTTGAATCTGATACTTCCTCCGTTGTTTCTACAAAAGAACAGACATTTAAGCCATCATCTATGAAAGACGGAAATTACGTTTATTATTTTACTAGTTCCTATGGTGTTGATAGAGTGATGAGTTATATCTACCATACGATAGAGAATCTAACACCTATTAACAGAACGAATAACATTCAATTTCATATCACAAGAACACCTTATAAATACGATGCAAACGACGTAGGTTATGCAAGTATCGGATTTGGCACTTATAAATATAATTTTAAAGGACATATCTTTGATATTGAATATATTCAAGAAATTAAAGCTGTAGGCACAGACGATGAACCAAAAAAGTTTAAATGTCTTACAGTTTTATCATCATCTTGTGAGATGTTTGACAAATTTTTCAGATGTGTTACAAATCATAATGATGATAGTGAAATTGACGAATGTAAGTTGAATGTTTATATTATGAATAAATATGGCGAGTGGTTGAAATATAATAAGATACCGAGCCGAACATTAAAAACGGTATATTTTGACGATAAACTCAAACAGAAATGTCGAGATGATATTGCAGATTTTCTCAAGAAGGAAAAAGAATATCAAGAGTTTGGTATTCCGTACAAAAAGAATTATTTGCTTACGGGTATTCCAGGTAGCGGTAAGACAAGTTTGATTAAAGCGTTGTGTAAAGAACTCGGGCATCATTTGTGTATTTTCTCGATTAATCATGACGTAGATAACCATACTGCATTATGTGCGTTCCGAGATATACCTCCGAAATCGATCCTATTGATCGAGGATATTGATTGTCTATTTGAGAAGAGAACGGGCACAGATGAGAACAAACATTTCACTTTTAGTAATCTCATCAATTTGCTTGACGGAGTTCTTTCACGACAGGGTCTTATTACATTCATGACTACAAATCACCCAGAAAATATGGATCATGCATTATTGCGTCAAGGGAGAACCGATATGATCATTCATATGAATTATCCTAGAAAGATAGACGTTAAGAATTTATTTCGCGATATCATGGTAAAATCGTCTCTATCTGTAGAGGAAATTGATAAAGATTTCGATTTGTTTTATGGGCACATTCAAAAGAAAACAATTACGATGGCCGCGATCGTTAGTTTCCTCTTCCGGTTTAAGAAAGACTGGCAGGAGAATATTAATGATCTGCTTGACGCAGATAGGTTTATTAAGGAAGTTACGAAAAATATAGAAGACAGTAAATTGTACGCGTAGAATACGTAGTACGCGTAGTACGCGTAGTATACGCAATAAGTCGGGGTAATAAATAATATTTATAATTACTATATAAGTATGAATATTATAGTTGCAGATAGTATACATTATTTACACATATTATTGGTATTATATGTTATATCTGGTTGGATTATAACTCCAGCAAAATGGATTCATTTTTATATCTTATTTGTTATTTTCATTTTATTAGATTGGAATGATTACGATGGCGAATGTTTCTTAACAAAACTCGAACATTATTTTCGAAATAAATCACGGGATAATTTACCTGCGACCGAAAATGATAGTATATCTATAAATACTGAAAATGGACAACCTGAATTTTTTAGACCATTAATAAATAAAACATTCAATATACAAATGTCGTCGCAAGACGCTTCAAAACTCAATTATTTTGTCTTTGTTTTTGGTATTTTACTTGCATTTTTGAGATTATTACACCATCATAATATTATGAAATACCGTGTTTAAAAAGGTCGAAAGTCCTGAAAATTGGGCACCATTTTATCACAACTGTATTTTTACCTTTGAGAATTCCGATTAATTCGCCAAAATAAAATGTTTAGGTATAGTATAAAATGCCCGAATTTGAAACCCTTGACTTTTCCTCCACCGCCGAAGCTAAGCTCAGCTTTCCTTCTTATTCGCAAATCCGCCCCCACTTGGTTCAACCTGCAAAAGATGCAATCAAGGTGATTAACAGCCTTGCTCCCGCAATTTCCGCTTTTCGCAAATAAATTATTCCTTATTCATTCTAGTTTCTGAAATGTAAATTGTTTACCCATTCGAAATCTCTCGGAATCCATATTTCCACGCTTCAAATTACAATCTAAACATGCAATAACTACGTTCGTATGATTATGTCCATAGTTATTATCAATTCTATCTAGCGTCCATTGCTTGCGACACATGACTTCTTTATACGTCAAGATACAATTCTCTCGACAATAATAACAATATAGTTCGGAATCTTGTATAAGTGTTATAATTTGTTCAAGAGATATCGTATATCGATCATCATATATAGAATGTAACTTATCTTGATAAATATACGCCTTTCGCTTATTTTCAATCTCTCGAACAATATGTTTTAAGGCTTCGGTTCTATCATCGTTCGGTGATATTTTTTTAGTAGATATTATTTCTGGATTATAGTCTTTTAATAAAGACAATCCGAGAGATTGGTCGCTATAATATATTTCATCTATACATTTACTGTTTTTTGTCGTCTTTTTTTCGATTGCTGTATTTGGATCTATTTTCTGTTTCATTCGATCCTGGTTTCGTTTACCCATAATATCTATTTTTTTCATATCGATTAATCGTATTTCAAGTATAATATATCGTAATAGCATAATCAAATAAAAAATATTATTATTTTCAACGACAATTCCTGTCTTACTTCACAGAATTTAAATACTAATACATTATTATTAAATATGCCGTTGTAAATGAATGCTCAAAATTATGGTTTTATATATAATGAATTAATTATTGATACATCAGCCAATACACTTGTGAAACGTGTTCGTACAGATATCCAAGATGAAGCAGTTCGTGTAACTGCCACCCAAAAATTATACAAAGAAATCTATTTTTATAAATGCATTCAGAGATATAATCGAATTCCGTATCCGTTTGTAATGCCGCGTTTATACAATATGTCACCGTCTCCTGGTAGTAATCCAGAACTGTGCATACAGTATTTTCCAAATCACGAACCGATTACGGATAGATTTCCATACTTTAATAGGATAAAGACGAGAGAAATTGTTCGAGAGATTCTTGATCATATAAATCCATTACATCGGCATTCGCCGTATATAAATCTCTCGAACATAGAATATAAAACTGCAATAAAATCAGAAATAACAGATAAGTTAATGAGTAGGTATTCTTCTGTAGAGTGGACAATATTATTTCCTGAGTTCGAGAGAATAACTTACGTAAACGAAGTTCCGGTTCGACCATTTGTCGATTATGTGAATATTATACAAACCCGTATTTTTGATATTATTGATAATATATCCAGCAGAGGAAGCCAAATATTATTTTCATATATTCATGGCGATATTCATCTCGGTAATATTCTTGTTCCAAAGACGGATCGTACTATAAAATTCGCATCATCATTAGCTAAATATGTTTTTATTGACCCGCGTGGTTATTTTGCATCATATGATGTGTTTGGAGATAAACGTTATGATTATGCAAAATTATTATTTGGTATATCCGGTTATAGTAAATTTGATCAGATGTGTATTGATAGCTGTGATATTAAACCACTTCCGCCATCATTATATTCATCTAAACAGGACATAACCGCTGCTGCATGCTTAAACATTAATATTCCGTTTATTGATGATTATTGCAGTATATATAATACGTTAGATACGTCGGAGTGGAAAAAACATATCCCAGAATTTGACGAGTTGACTATTCTTTTTTCTTTTACAATATGGTTGGGAAATAACAGTACATTTGCCTCTCCGCATAAAAAATTAACGAGTTTGATGATTTCGAGATATATTTGCGAGAGATTTCTCTACACGACCGCGACGTCTTCGTCGTCATGAAATATGTACAACTTGTTTATAGTCATCGAAAATATAAGCGTCCTTTTTGTAATACCATTTGTCGGTTTTAGAGTATTCATCATCATTATCTACATATAAATATATAATTTTTGCAGAGTGTTTGAGAGATTCATAACCGATGTTTGTATTTTCAAATCCGATAATATATTGTTCGTTTTTATAATAACGATTCAAGGCCAAATCATAACTTTCAGGGTGAGGTTTTGGGTTGGTATATGTTTCACGAAAACACCAGTTTTTTATCTTATTTAAAATAGGAACTATTTCGCATATTACATCTATTGTTGCTTTACTACTGTTTGTGACTACTACAGCGTTCACCGTATCTGGATTTTTTTCGATAAAATCCAATATTTCATGGCAATTTTTAGTTGGAATTACATAAGTGAGTGCATATATGCGAAAAGCTTCTAGTTTTTCATTACGTAAATCAGAGAGAATATTTTGTGTTTCTGTGATATCATGATTCGCGAGTTCACATGCAATATTTTCCAAATATGTATGGATATTTTTATAATTAATGAATCGATTCCATTCCTGGTAGGTCATAAAAGGTAAATTTCTATTACGAAAAACGTGTAAATAACTGCGATAATGCGCATATGATGTATGTACAAGTGTCCCGTCCAAATCAAACATTAAAAAGTAAGACGACCCAGTAGTTCCTAATCGCGGGTGTTTAAATCGTGAAAACCCGCATTCGATCGTCGAATCAAACTCGCTGCTTGAAAATGATGATATATTGTATTGTGTATCTTTAAGATTCGTATCGTATGGGCGTTTGGCCATACCAAGGCGTTCTTCTGTATAATCGGGTTTAAATGGAATAATATGTAAATGTGGTAATCCTAGACAATTTGCAATTTTTACAGTCATTTGGTATTTCGTGAAACAATTATCGGGGTGATAATAGTGATATATTCCGGAAAATTTGTATTCTTCTGAAAGATAATTTATTGATAATAACGCGATTGCTCGAATAAACAAACATAAATCAGGAATATAAACTGGGCGTCGTAGGTGATAATCGTCTTCATTTTTTACAGTATATGTTCGAAGATCCATTACATTTTTTGCTAAAACAGTAACAGCATTATCGTATAAAATAGAATTAGTATTCATAGAATACAGGACAGGTGTGCGAATAATACAATAATTCGGATTGTTATTATAATTCGCCTGGACTCGTAACTCGGAAATATATTTAGATATTCCGTAATTTTGAAGCGGGTTTGGTGTTGAATCGGGAAAGTATGGTGACGACGATCCATCAAAAACATAATCGGTTGATAAATGTATGAAATATATACCATATCGGGCACATAACGACGATGTCATATCTACTGCATTTATATTTACACGCATGATTGAATTCCAATCATTTTCGCAAACATCAACCAACCTTTGGACTACTAAAAATATGCATACTGTTAACTTTTGTTTATGATTTGAAAAAAAATCGGCAACTTCGGACGGATTTGTAAAATCAACTCTAAACATATTTTCTCGTTCACAAAATGTTTCATCATTACAAGAATGATATGTTCCATAATAATTGATATTTTCTCTCTCAAATAAGTCACATAAATCACGGCCAACTAAACCAGATGCACCACAAATAAGTATCGTCATTACTATTAATCACTATTAATTAATCCTATATTTATTATTTAATATTTATTCGCCGTTTTCACGGATTTCTTGTTTTCATATCGCAATTCACTTAACAATAACAAATTTGATACGTTGGATCGATTGGCCATGTTGTTTCCGTAATCCACGCGCATACCAAGCAGGCATTCCTCGTTTTTTTCCCCATTTTGCAATCCGGCGTTTTTGTTCGGATAAATAATAACTCCGATATGACGCAATAGCGTCGAAAGAGTCGTTTCCGTGACTGGTACCGGTAGCCACGACAGGTCCGCGGTTAGAAATACGAACTTTATGCTCGTCGGGCATCGCAAGCGCAAATGGTGTCATGATACCGTCGATTTGGACCTTTTCGAATTTTGAAGCATCGGGTATATTGTCGCGTAAATACTGTGCGACAATATAAGATTTGTGTTGCTTTGATGTGGGGTGCCCATATCTATATTTCCATTCGGCATGCATCGCATCGATTAAATCGAGTGTCCACACAAAATTGGCTTTGGCTGCCCGGCACCAAATTGTGACAGGGTGATTCTTGTGTGCAATTTTATAAACACACGAATCGATTCTTGCGTTTTCGGATTCTGACTCTCCTGCTGAGTCGAGCAAACGTTTTGTTGTACAGAGCATTTGTACCGCTTCTAATATAATTTTGGCGATATGCTTGTCCATCATATATTCTGCGACTTTTGCAGGATCAAGCGAAAGAATAAACAAGTTCATCGTTACCGTATCTGTATCTGTATCTAAATGTTTCTCTGACTCGACATGCATACCATAGAAGTTAACGTAAAAATATTTCAATTTTATTTACATGAATGTTGATTCTTCATTCATCGGTGTAAATGTCGACGAAGATTGCGCCTTCGATATTATATTTGTTGTGCTTTTATTTTTTATATTTTCAAATAATACGATTCGTTTCAGAGAGGGGTGTTTTGCACGTATTTCTGATTCAGTATAATCAGATCCTTTAAACCATATGTCTGGTTTAATTATTAACATTAAATTATCGAGCTCTTTCTCATATGTATTATCAGTTTCATCATATAAAATGACGTAATTAATAAATGGCATGGTAAGCAACATGCGCGCTCTATCTTCGATATTATTTACGGGTCGCCCAGACCCTTTAATCTCTCGAATCTGCTTATCCGAACTTAAACAAACAAAGAAAACATCGCACATATTATTACTCTGTTTTAATGTTGAAATATGCCCGCTGTGAAAAATATCAAAACAACCCGAAGTTAATCCATATATCGATCCAGGCGTTGATCGTAATACAGAGACAACGTCTCTAAGATGTGTTTTTGTATAGATTAGTTTACGGTTGTCATCTTTGTATAAGTTAGTAATATGCAATAACGATGCTGACGAAGTTATAATATTGTTGGTGTGTATCTTGTCTGTATGTATTGTAAGATCTGTTACAGAACCAGGTGACAATATTGATCCATTTTTTGTCTTTATTTGACCTTCCAATAATATGTTAATACAACACGAACGATCGGTAAAATCAACTAAATGTAAATTATTTGCAGTAATTCTAGAGATTGTTGTTGACCCGTAAATAATATCGGATTCTTTAAGATTAAAAAAAGGATAAATAATATCATTACTTGATGCATCTCCGGTTGTGTACTCGATAACCGAACCCATATATGTATTTTTATCTCTAGTATAAAAATCTTTTAAACGAAGAAGATCGTTTTTATCTGAATATGTCAACCCTTCACAAGTTTTATCATATATTTCCACTTCTAATATAATTGAATTTGGTGAATATGCATATATACCATGAAACATAGATGCGGGAATGAAACAAACATCGCCTTCATTAAGTATTTTGAAATCCTTGTACAAATCTATTCGAAAAGTGCCAGAAATCACACATAATAATGTATCCTTGTAAAAGTGACAGTGCATAGATGTTTGTAAACCCTGGTTTACATGAAGGATCCAAATCGCTAAATCACTACTTTGAAAAGCCATATATTCATATCCCCATGGTTTAATGTATCCTTTGTTTGAGTAGTCATAAAAAGGTGATACTTTATATTTTTTATACTCTTCTGAGGATTGAGCAATACTTTTTTCTTCTTCGACCGGCGATAAATTATAATACATTATATTAGTATTTATAAAATAGAGTGTTTATTATATAATATATAATATTACGTGTATGTTTACGTAATATTTATTACAAAATACTCGATAGGTCATTAATATTTACGAATGATAATATTTCCTTAAATTCCGTATTTTCGAGAGATGGATCCGTTTTATGAACCGAATTATAATAAGTTTTAAACCAGTTATTCATTTTTAGTGCATAATCATTCGATGTAGATTCATGATTCGTAATGTAAATTGGATTTTTATGATCACGATAATAATGAAGAAGATGCTCGTTGAACCATATCCACGAAGCACCACAAAATTGTGTTATTATAATATCACAACTTCGCACAATACGCTCTAAAACAAATATATTATAAAAAGACAATTCTGTTTCAGAATAACCAAACATTTTATCGCAGCAAATTATGTTTGGAATTAAATTAAATAAATCATTACTATTAGGTACGATAAATGTATGTGTAGTTGAATGTGATTTAGCCAGTGTTGCGATAGTTTCATTCATGTTATAGTTTATTGATACTGATCTTGGAGTAAAGTTAAATATAAAAACGAGTTTTTGTGCAGAATTAACATTAACATTAACATCAACATTTGGTAATGTTTTCGTATGAAGTGACGGAATACATTTTATAATTTTATTATTACCATTTATAGGTTCGACTATCCATGTATCATATTTATGCTTGTTTTCGTTTAGGTTATTATTTACTTCGTGAGTTTTATTATGTAAAGATTTAAAATTATTCATCCAGGATATAAACCCATTATTAATGTAAATTTCATTTGGTATATCTACTATCGGCATAATTTTATTGTCTGGTACCGGCGTATTAACATATGAGTCATTATGTGTTGTATTTATCATATCAAGTGTTTTCATAATTCCAGTTTTTTGCTCTTGAAATATGACGTCTTCTTTGCATTCCAACGCCGCACACCATACGTTGAACATTATAACTGAGTGAATATTATCTATTTTATATAAAAAAAAACGATCGTTCATATGTTTTGATATTTCATAACGTATATTTGCAAATATTGTTTCGTACCGTTTTGAAGAATCATTTTCAACCAAATAACGTAAATTTGTTATCGATTGTTCACCTTTAAATATATAATTTCCAAAAAATGAAAAATAACAAAATTTTCGGTTTGGGTTTGAAAGACAAATATGACGAATAAATGGAGATGCAAACATTATATCTCCAAAATGTGCAGGGTTATAAAAACATATAATATTACTCTCTGGCATTATATTGTTAATGGTTGTTATTGTCATTATATTATTTTTTACGTTTATATATGTTTATATTATTGTATAAAAATCAATATAAAACTAAATATCAATATATATTTATAGAATGTATTACACTCGCTCTTCATCTGCTTCCAACTTTAGCGCTTCGGCATCTGGCTCTACCCACTTTTCTGGTCCTGTTACTAGGTCCCGGTCCAAGTTGGGTTTTGGTGCCCCAAGTGCCAAGGCATATGTGTCTAATGGATTTACCATGAATTCTAACGGATATTTGGCAAATCCTACTCGTGCAGCCCAGCAAGCCGCAAATAATGCTGGTGCTCTTACTCGTAGTGAGGCAGCCCGTATGGGCTTGTCTATGGGTGGTCGTCGTTAAAATTTACATTATTGTTATTACTGATTCGCAAGTATTAATCATTAATATACTCTGTATATTTATATAGAGAGTATATATAGACAGTATATTATACAAAATGCCGCCAAAGAAGTCATCTCCTCCAGCTAAGCAAACAAGTGAGGAGGCTAGTCAAAAATTGATGTCATCACTAGTATCACGCGATGATGATATACCACGTGGACCGACCGTGTCCTGGGGTATAGTAGGATTGCCGGTAGAACCATTATCACATGAAGAATCTTGTATGTGCGATCCAGATATGCGATCTAGTAGAAAGAGAGAACTAGTAAATTCTGCACATGCTACACAAGAGTGCAAACTTTATTTAGAAGAAGGTATTCGTGACCGGCGACGTATAGCAGAACTTAAACGTGAAATAGTTCAGATTGGTATACAATTAGAGAAACTCAGTATTCCTCTAAAGGATAGACATGGTTTGGTTAGTTCAAAAAAAAAAGAAAAACAAGAACAGCTACTTACTCTACAATCCTTATATGCGATTGAACGTTTACAAAAAGAAGAAGAATTAATGCGCCTTCGAGACCGTTCATTAGAAATAAGTGAAGAAATCAAAAGCATATTAAGAAAATACGAAGACAAGAGAAGGTTTGTTCACACAAGAATCGGAGGTACACGCAGACGCACGCGCAGTAAACAAAAAAAGACAAATGGTCACTAAAATATAAATCAAATATTAAGTGCAAACATTCCAACGGGTTTTCGCAAAGATAATTCGATAAATACATTATTTATCATTTTATGATATAAAAATAAAATATTATAGTATATCATAAAATGTCTTTGAATTCCTCCTCCGCTTCTGCTGCTTGTGCTTCCACTTTTTGTGGAACAGAGTTACCTTCTGCCAAGTTGTCTTTTAACATCAACGCTTTTAACGGTAACACTACGAATTTTAATAGGCGCCCGTCTCCAAGCCCGAAGTCGATTGCAGCGTCATCTATTCTTCCGATCCAACCCACTAAAGCTCCGTTTGGTTTTTACAAAACTCAGCCTTCGCGAGTCGGATTAGTTATGCCGATGTAATATTGCATTCTATCAGAAATAAAGCCAAAAATCACAATACATTATTTAATATAATAATATAAATTAATATAAAATTAATATTATTTATTATTTATAAAATGAGCATTACTTCTGAAACTGATAACAAAAAAGGCAGATCGTCTATTACAGGGAAGGAAATATTTGCATCTACGTCTATGGCATTAGAGATACCATTCGATGTGAAAAATAGTAATGAATCGCTTAATCCGACGCAACCAGTATCAAAATGGACAGCATGGTTTAACTGGTTTAATAGTAATTCTCCGTTTGTAAACTCAAAAGGCGATTCAAATAGTAATCCTATGTATGTAACTGGTCATTAATTTTAAAATGTAAATCCATAATATACAAAAAACAACTTTAAGTCATCTTCGTATATTATGTATATACCCACAACATTTTTAGACTAACGTTTTACAAATATAATGCCTCGTAAATCAAATTCATCTTCTTCGAATGAAGTAATCGCAGCACCTTCATCGACAACCGACATTATTGATAGTAATATTGCGAGTACATGCGTATTGGGTTCAAAATCTGCTGCTAGTTTATCTACAAAGACAACTGCTCAAGATGATCAAGCACTTAAAAATATCAATTATAAAAATATGCTTCTTACTGGTAATTATGGTATGATCAAGCCAGATATTGTTACGCACCCAAACATAGATGCAATTCTGGAAAATGAAAAAAACACGAATAAGAGTGATCCATGGAATAAGCTTGATAAGTCGGCAAAGGTTGTGAAACTTAAGGACTTTGCATCAAGACACGGCAAAGAACATGAACTTACGGACCGAGAGACAACTGCGCTTTATCAATTTCTTCTTTCTAATTTGGAACAAAAGAAACTGGTTCGTGCGAAGGACGTTATTTATGATAAAGTAACCGGATTGATAGCAAGCATTCCGTGTCTTCTTTTTAATTCTGCACTTAAAAAATTCACGCTTAAAAGATGCGATAAGCGTCAATCTACGTTAAAGTCACTTGCGCCGACAGGAATGTCGAAGAAACGAAAATTGGTTGTAAAAAGCGGTGGGGCTACTGGAAATGGTAACGAATCTCATCATAGCCAAGGTTCAGTATCATCTGCTGGCGGTAGCGATATTGAATCATAAATTTATTTTTTACGCATGATACTATTTTTACGAGTTCGGTGTTTAAGGCGGTGTATTATTTTCCCGCTCGACGATTTACGCGTCATACTTCGATATTTACTTTTGTATGTATTATGCTTCTTACTGTGTCTACGTTTTGGCATAGAAACCACACCACTTGCACTAATTTTGCGCGCACTAGATGCATCACATTTTGACGAACATTTCATTTTCATTAAATTTTTTGTTATCATATCTTCGTGTGCTAATACAACGTCAACCATATGTTGATAAAATTTTCTAAAACTAGATTTATTTTTGCGCAATTCTGCAAATGTAAACCACTTTATTTCAGCTTTTTCTAAAAGACCATTTGTCGGGTTATTTTTCGCACCTGGCAGATATTTCTCGAAAAACTTATAATTATTTCTGTAATATTCTTCCAATCTCTCGTCATAGTGAGTTTTAAAGACAATCGTAGTATATGAATCGTATTTCAATTCTGCTACTTTCTTTTTCGTGGCGATATGTTTCATTTGACTTTGTGACCCCAATAAACCATTTAATTCTTCACTCCCTTCTCTTGCTGCAGCATCTATAATTGATTCTTTTGGTTTTGTTCCTCCACCAAAATCAGCCCAACCGGGGGTATCATTTAACTCATTCTCTCGACCAAACAATAAATAAACGCAACCATGATGAAATGCAGCAGGCAATAATCCTGCTCCTACCATTATACTTGAATGAAAAATACTAAATATAGTTTATATGTATAAAATTGATATTATATATAGTGATTTAATAAATATTAAATATTATATTATATGTATTTGATATGACATATGATATTACAAAATTTGAAAATATGGGTCGCGATTCTTGCATCAAGAAAGATACGCGAAAAACAGAGACAATCGAATCTGACTCAGAGACTGAGACAGATAGTGACACCGATACCGTCGGGTCAGCCTCGGGTATTTCACCATACTCCATACTTCCTACAGAAGAAGAACACGATATGATAGTAAATGAAGCACTTGATGAGATCGCCGGATATATGGAGCAACGAGCGTTAGATTACAAACGTGAAGATTTTAGCAACGACGTTCTAGAAGATGCAGTCTATAGTTATTTATGCATGCATTTTTCAGAATTTGTACCGCATCGGTCTGATTATTCTAAAGAAACGTCGGCAGAGGCTGATTCACTAAATAATGTATTTGAAATGTATATTCGTGAACTTTATTTCGAGATTCTCGAGAGATTTTATGAAGAAGTTGCACCCCCAAGATCATATACAGATTCATTTCTTCGCGATACCAATACCACAGAAAGCGAAATAACAAGCAAATTGGATATTTTACGCGCAAAACCGCAACCTGAACAAAGAACAACCGAATGGTATTTACGTCGGAATAATCTAATTACTGCAAGTGCAGCATCTAAAGCTTTCGGATCACAATCCTCTGTAAATCAACTGATTTATGAGAAATGTAAAAACTATACTGCAGTATTCGATACGGAAGAACATGAAAATAAACCGCTGATGATCGAAAAATTAAATGTATCTAGTGAGTCGACATGTGAAAATACTATATTAGATGATTCTGATAATAAAGAAACGCATAAGGTTTTCATAACTAGTGATGCGATTATTCCTACAGCGCTTCAACAACAACAACATGTTTCGGTGAATTCTCCCCTTCACTGGGGGCAACGTTATGAGCCAGTAACCGCTCAGTTATATGAATATAGAAATAATACAAAACTAGGCGAATTTGGTTGCATTCAACATGACACATATGCATTTATAGGTGCATCACCGGACGGCATTAATGTTGATCCGAATTCTCCTTTATATGGTCGAATGGTTGAAATTAAAAATATCGTAAATCGCGATATTACCGGCATTCCTAAGGAAGAATACTGGGTTCAGACACAGATCCAGATGGAAGTGTGTGATATTGATGAAACTGATTTTGTGGAAACTCGTATTAAAGAATATGAGGACGAAGAGTCATTTTTAGCTGATTCTCCGAATGGTTCACCGTCTTCCAGAAATTATACCGAAAAAAAACTGGAAAAGGGAATTATTTTATGGTTTCAACCATCACCTGTTAAAAATCCAAATGGATCGGGGTTTATTTATTCGATGCCATTATATGAGTATTCGCCACTAGGTTTATCACAGGACGAATATGATACATGGGAACAAGAAGTATTCGCAAAACACGAAAATACTGGTTGTTTTTGGGTTAAAAATATTTATTGGTATGTAGATCAGTATAGTTGTGTTCTTATATTACGGAACAGATTATGGTTTCAATCAGCTGTGCCTGTTTTACAAGATTTATGGGAAACGATTGAAAAAGAACGCAAAACTGGTTTTGCGCATCGTGCACCAAAGAAAAAGACGACGAAATCTTCGATAGATTGCGGCGATTCAACCACCGAATACGTTAATGTTGTAAAGGTTGATCTAACAAGCACCGCAGATACTACTGTTAATAAAACATCAAATACTGTGATGAGACCATCAGATGTTTTAATAAAATGTTTTAAGATCGATAATTTAGATATGGTCGATTCATAATTACAGTCGTGTAGATGCATAATAACCGACTCGTTTATCTGGGATATCAAACGGAAGTGGCTCGGGTACTTTTTGTTCAGCGGGCTCTTTTGCATCATATAACGCACCACACATGGAAGCGGGTGAACATGATCCGTTATCAGGTGTAACCCATTCACGAACATTATTTGTCGCCTGATCATAACTGCTAACACTTCCCGCAACCGGATACAGTTTTGAATTATTTTCTGAATTATTATCACGAAAAATAACACCATAATTAGATTTTTTTTTGGGGTATGTTGGATATAATAATGGTTCATCTACTTCATGAGGAAAGTCGCCCGACGGAACTCGATCGGCAGTAAAACCGTCCTTTGTATTAAATGTCTTCAATATATCGAAATTCGTTGTTTTTGTTATTATTAAATACAATAGAGCCGAAATCCCTGCTAAATAAAAAAAAGCAATAAATGTTAAGAATATGACACGATTAAAACCCATGGTCTAATAATAAATTTTTGAATAATAATGTACTTAATTATATCGTATATTATTATTTTGTAATAATAGTAGTTATTATTAACAATTCATATATAAAAGATACAATATAGTGTATATACTAAAACTGAATTAAACCGTTATTACGTAAAAATATATTCAGGACTAAATACGCGATAATGCATAAAAATACTACGCAACAATCGATTGATAAAGGTGCCGGAACTAGTGGTCATGTAAACGATGACATGCAAGATATGCATGTAATTAAACGTAATGGCAGTAGAGAGATTGTTGCATTTGATAAAATCCTAGCTAGGATTAAAAACCTGGGTTTACAGGCGCAAATTACAGGTGTAAACTATACAACTCTTGTTATTAAGATTATCGATCAGTTATATGATGGAATCCCTACAACAAAAATAGACGAATTGACCGCTCAGCAATGTGCTATGATGTCGGTTCAACACCCAGATTATGGTACACTTGCGTCCTATATTATTATTTCAAATGCGCATAAAAACATATCAAATGGCGGATTTCATCAGGCGATGCAATTATTGTATGAATTTCGTGATGCGAATGGAAAACATATGCCTATTATCGACAAACGTATTTGGGATTTTTTAAATACACCGTACAATAGAGGAGATGAATCTGTAACAACCAGCCTTCTGTCGCCGAATACGGACACGGACACGAATTGTCGAATGATCGTACATGAAATTGAGATGATGATCGATAATAGTCGAGATTTTTTAATCGACTATTTCGGGTTTAAAACACTTGAACGTTCATATTTAATGCGTGTTAACGGAACTATAGTTGAACAGCCGCAATACATGTGGATGCGTGTAGCGATAGGTATTCATGCATTTCGTAAAGATACGCACACACAAGATCAGCTTCTTGCCTATATAAAAAATACATATGATGCGATGTCTTTAAAATTTATGACACATGCAACCCCAACTCTCTTTAATGCCGGTACTCCTCGGCCTCAATTAAGTTCTTGTTATTTGATTGCCATGGAATCTGATAGTATCGACGGTATTTTTGATACATTAAAGGACTGTGCTAGAATATCAAAGCATGCGGGTGGAATTGGACTACACATTCATAATATTCGTGCATCTGATTCGCATATACGTGGCACAAATGGAAAATCAAATGGAATCGTTCCGATGTTACGCGTATTCAATAATACTGCACGATACATCGATCAAGGTGGTCGAAGAAACGGTAGTTTTGCTGTATATTTAGAGCCATGGCACCCCGATGTAGAAGAATTCCTTGAAATGAAGAAAAACCACGGCGATGAAGAAATGAAGGGTCGCGATCTGTTTTATGCATTATGGATTTCGGACTTATTTATGGAGAGGGTTCGCGGCGGCACAGGTGTAAATGACATGTGGTCACTTTTTTGTCCAGATGAATGTCCCGGTCTTTCAGATGTATACGGTGACGAATTCAAAACCTTGTATGAAAAATATGAGAATGACGGACGAGCAAGGCGTCAAGTAAAAGCACGTGATTTATGGTTTAAAATTCTAGATAGTCAAATGGAAACAGGGACACCATATATATTATTTAAAGATTCGGTTAATAATAAATCAAATCAAAAGAATGTCGGTACGATAAAAAGTAGTAACTTATGCACCGAAATTATGGAATATTCCGATGAAAATGAAACAGCGGTTTGCAATTTGGCGAGCATCGCACTAAACCGGTTTGTAACGGTAAAAGCCGCTGATTCCGGTACTTGTAATTTTGATTTCGAAGAATTGGAGAAGATTACGGCACTTATCGTAGATAACCTTAATCAAATTATAGATATTAATTATTATCCTACCCAAAAAACAAAAACAAGCAATTTGCGTCATCGGCCTATTGGAATCGGTGTTCAGGGATTGGCCGATGTTTTTATGATGATGGATATTCCATTTCATAGTGAAGAAGCAAAACAGCTTAACCGAGAGATTTTCGAGACGATTTATTACGCGGCGTTACACGCATCTATGGATATTTCATGTCGTTGCGGCTCATATGAAACATTTATTGGTTCTCCAGCATCAAAAGGCATTTTACAATTTGATATGTGGAATGTTGATCCAACACTCAGAGAACCAGTATATCGCAAAAAAATATATAATTGGAATAATTTGAAGGATAAAATAAAACAACATGGTCTTCGAAATTCTCTGTTACTTGCACCGATGCCAACAGCAAGTACATCACAAATTTTAGGAAATAATGAATGTTTTGAACCAATTACGAGTAACATTTATACACGTAGAACACTTGCGGGTGAATTTATTATTGTGAATCGCTATTTAATACGTGAATTGATTCAATTGGGTTTGTGGAATGAGCGTATAAAAACGAATATTATTGCAAATAATGGAAGTGTTCAATATATCGAAGGTCTGTCCGAACACATTAAACAGAAATACAAGATTGTATGGGAAATGCCGATGAAACACATTATAGATATGGCGGCGGATCGTGGTGCATTTATTTGTCAAAGTCAAAGCATGAATTTATGGGTGGAAGAACCCAATTATAATATTCTTACATCTATGCTTTTTTACGCGTGGAATAAAGGGCTCAAAACTGGTGTATATTATTTGAGGCGAAAGGCCAAACATCAACCGCAACAATTTACGATAGAGCCGGAAAAGAAGGGTACAGGAGATGATGAACCCGAAATATGCGAGTTTTGTTCTTCGTGAATCATTAAAATTATATTAAACGTTAAATAATATATATTTGTATAATATTCATTATTTAACGTTTAATAAAATGACTGATGACATGAAATTTTCGAATAATTTATATAATTATATTCGTGTCTTTAAAAATAGCTTCTCTAAAGAATTATGTGATAAAATAATTAATGAATATTCTAATACGGATTTGTGGATAGAACAACATGCATATGGCGATGTTGATCATTCACATCGACGTGTTAAAGGAATAAATATTTCAATAGATGGCAAAACCACAGATGAACGTAAACAGATCGACCAGGACATTTTTTTAAATTTAAATTCAATTTTAAAACAATATGTGATGAAATTTCCATTATTGCATATAGATTCGGATACCGGATATGTATTATTACGATATAATGTTGGCGATTATTATAAATTACACATAGATCAAATATATAAAGGTGAACAACCACGTTTAATATCGTGCATAATTTGTTTAAATGACGATTATACCGGAGGTGAAATTTCATTTTTTAACAAACAAAAGACATTTACACTAAAAAAAGGTGATGTTTTACTATTCCCATCTAATTTTATTTTTCCACATGAAGTGTTTCCTATACTAACTGGGACTAGATATAGTATTGTTACATGGCTTAAATAATGAATCAGAACGGATAGAAAAAATTGAATTAATATCTTTCATTTATCATAAAGATATTAAACAGTAAGCCAAGAAACAGTACGTCGTCATCGTCGTCACCACAATCCCCATCATAACATGTGGGCAGCAATTGTAAAAGGAACTGCAAAAGCGGGAGAAATGTTCGCCCAAATAGAACATTCAATACAAACAAAATTCACGAAATCGGATCCTGTGAATAAAGAACCTAGATGCCCATGGACCAACGTTGTCATATCCCAAGAGGAACACGAAGAAAATAAAGGTAACCCACATTTTCCTCCAAAATGGAGGCTTCGAAGAAGTCCAACGGATACAGAGTTATCTAGCGAAAAAAACGCCAAGAAATATTCTGATCAACTACTTATCGAGCGTGTTCGATTATGGGGGAAAAAGAACCGATTCCTCCACCCGCCAACATTAAATTTAGACTGTGGGGTGCAGAATTTAACCAAAATAGAACAGCAAATGCTGAGCAGTTTCAAAAATAGAGGGTTTTCGGTTGCGTCAAATAGTTCCGATGATAATTCAAGTAGTGAAACCATAGCCACTATAGGGTTTAGCATAGACAGACAACGGCTTTCTACTTATAATCCATGGTTCGTATGCAGCAAAATGGACTCAAATCGGCCTCATCTTGAATCGACCAAAAACGATATTTGCTTTACTGTTCCATACAATACTCCTGGCGATGATTCATCTATCGATCTTGCAAACTTATATCTATGGCCTTTACTGCACTCTAGATCAGAGGAAGTCGTTGCATGTCGAACCTTTGGGGATTGGAAGCGATTATTTTACGCTACGATCCATTTAGCATTTCCTTCTTACCACGAATGGATTTTGCTCAATAATACAAAGTCAATATTCATTTCATCATCTGAAACTGCAAAATTTCGTATGTTCGAAGAAAACATCAATCCATCACGAGCATTATATTTACTATCGATCAAATCTAACTTTTGGCCTTATGGACAGGAAAGTCATATTCCAAAATGGACAGTTTTTCCATACAAGCAAACATTTATATCTCCAAAGTTAAAGGATCGACTTATGGAAATAGAAGAAATGAAACGAAAATATCCTAAAAATGCTGTATTCACAGTATACAAAAAAATAGTTCGACGATCTTTGAAGACAGAAACAGATGCTTCAGAAGAAGCAGCAAAAGCTAGATCGGATACCGAAATAACGATTGAAGGTGGACGTAATGCAACTGGATTATGTTCAGTAAAAAAGCTGAAGACCCATGGCGATTCTGCAGAAATTACGTGGTTCGTGAATGCAAAATATCTTCGAAATATGAAGCGTGTACATATATTTTTAGAGAAATCGCCTTGGCCGAAATTACACGACGATTATTACATATACGACCATTAAAAATAGTAAGTAATACCTGAATATAAACTTTTGCCGTTCTTGTTCATTTTTTATCTACGTCAATCTATTTTCCTTCATTTTGATGTAGCATTTCAGACAGACCTCAACATCAACCTTTGAATTGTGCAAACCCACCGGATCAGGCTCCTGATCACCAAACAAGAATCGATGCAATTCGATCAATTTTGGATATTTCAAAGAAACCGAACCATCGTCCCACATTTTCTTTATCTGGCACATTTTTGTGCCCTCCTTCATCGTGCAGTATTCCACCGTCGGGAAACGAAAATGATACATGCGGTTTCTGTGTAATTCAACCTTCACCATATTCAAGTCAAACTCCAAGTTGTGTGCAACAACGACACCACAGCGATCTGCAGCCCTCTTAAAATCAAATAGCGCAACCTCAATTGCAACACCCTGCGCCCTAGACAATTCGCTTGTAATGCCATGAATCGCGGTAGATTCGGCCGATATCGGAATATGTGTTCCGATACATATAATATTGTCCGATTCTTCCTCGACTTTTTTGGTCTCGTCATTATAAATGACCCAACTCAACTGCACGATGTGAGGCCATTTGTCCACCACATTTACTGCAATATTCTTGGGTGCAAGACCGGTTGTTTCAGTATCAAATACAAGAACGCGCATTCCAGAAATCGTTGTTTTGAAAGTTCTTGATATAAAGAAGCATGTTATTTCTTTATATCAAAGATTTTGAATCAATTTTTTAATATTATTATTCTTGTTTACTTTCCGAGAGCTGCGGCAACAGCAAGAACTGCTGGGCCACCGGGCAACGTTCCGATGACTGCATTTACAACTGGCCGGACAAAGGGTTTCAGCGGCCTCAAGACTTTGCCTAACTTCAATTTTGCTTCGGGAGATTGTTCGCTAGAGAAATTCATTTCAAAGATTGTTATACGATATACAATTATTATAATTTTATATACTATTTGTATTTGTATTTATTAGACGTATATATGAAATACACGAAATCGGGGTGGGGTATCTATCCACAGAATGCATTACCAAATGCAACCACCGCAAGAATTCCTAATACTAATCCAATATGATAATTATACTGCATCGTTCGATATACATTCAACCAGGCCTGCGTTTCTTCGCCCGATTTAAGATGAAGCACCATCCAATCACTTTTCGGTGTTAGAATATAGTAAAAATAATTTACGCTAAATGTAACTGCGGCAATCATACACAACAATCCACTTTTTGAACCAACAAAATATTTACGGCAGCATACCATTAGTATCATAGCTAGAATGAACCCAAGAAATAAACCCATAAAATATATACCTTGTCTTTCTTTGGTAATAGCTGCATATCTATTCTGGTTCTCAGGTGATAATTTTGCAACAAAATCTTGGATCACTTGAGTTTTATGTCCAAATGAACAACAGTATATATTTGCAACGATGAAAATAAATGCAATCGAGCAACTTAACGCACACACCATTTTACGTACGGTGAAAATATATAAATATATAAATATAATAAATATTATAATATACTTATATAAAAAATTGATTAAAACAACTTTGTATAATTTTAAATTTACTAGTAGTAATTTCATTTATCTATAATGTCTTCCCCGTCGTCTGTCTGTGAAATAAAAGAAGATCCCCTTCAAGATCAAGTCAACGACCCCAAAAACGAAAACTCACTTGATGTATGTAATATTCTCAGAAATACGATTACCGACCTTAACCATACTATAAAAAATATGGAAACCGAGATCATCTTTCTTCGAAAAGAGAATTTTCGCCTTCAAAACGAATACCTTAAATCATTTGAAATGATCACAAAACTAAATATAACAAACAGAGCAGCCGCAACACAACAACAAGATCGAACGCATGAGCGCGGTTTTGGTAACTACGGAGTGAATGACTGGTAAACCGGTGATCTCATATTGATATTATTGATATTTCATTCAAATGTTTTACAAATCCCATATGACCTTCTGTGCCATTGTGTTATTCCATGTTCACGAATCCCGTCAAGGTGTTTTTTTGCACCATAACCTTTATTACCACGAAGTGAATAGAGTTCATCTAGGACTGGATATTCGTCACACAATTTCTCAATATATTCATCACGAGCCACCTTTGCTAGAATTGATGCTGCTGCAATACACGCATATGTGTTATCACCACCTTCTACACATACATGCGGTATGTATTCCATCTCACCAGATTCTTGATTGAATTTCCCCATAGGTATAAAATCATTTCCATCTATAAGAAGCATATACTCTGAATACCGCGAAGTTGAATGAGTGGTTAGTTTAGAACGTATTTTCGAACCATCACCTTTTTTACTGGACTGTGTGTGTTTATTCATTACCGCATCGATCGAAGCCCGCATACTTTGTAACGTTGCTCTACGAATATTTATACGATCAATAACATCTGCTTCTTCATATGTTATCGCCCATGTAACGCCTGGGTGCGTTTTTATATATTCAGAAACAGCTTGGATCTTTTTTTCAGAATGAAATTTTTTACTGTCTTTCATGAGAGAAAAGTCGAAATTACTATCTTCCTCTGACAAAGGTTGCACCGGTAAAATTACCGCCGCAGTATACACTCGGCCAAATAACGGTCCTCGCCCCGCTTCGTCAACACCAATTATTGATTGTTTTGTTATTTCACAACCACTTGCATCTATATATCTTGTCGCAAGAACCGTCGCCGGGGTTTTTCGTTTATTTGTAATGCAAACGCCTGATTCTGTCATATTAATCCGAAAGTATCACTTATTTATCCTTCATTATATTATTTTAATAATCAAATCAATTATTTTTAAATAATCATTTATATTTTTATTATATAAGTATATACATAATATTATTATTACATACAATAGAATGAAATTGGAGAAGATTCATCTTTTTTTAATTTTAATATTTAGTTTAATTCTAGCATCAAGTTTAGGCAAGTATGTCCGAGATGGATTTAATTCGTCAAAACCTCCACTTCCTGACGCGTTAAAACCCGTTGACACACGTAGTCTGGAATCTAACACAAAGTTACCAACTAACGTAAAATATGACTCAACAATAAATGGCGGTATTAGTGCTTCATCTGTCGGTTCGCCCGTTTCAGCATTATCCCCTAGCACATTCCCTTTAAATATGCCTAGTGGAATTCCGGGCATGAATAGTGTTTCTGGTAATCACCAAGCCGGATCCGCTGCCGCTGGTGCAGGTGCCGGAAAAGCCGACAAATGCCCTCCTTGCCCTGCTTGTGCTCGTTGCCCAGAACCGGCTTTTGAGTGCAAGAAGGTACCAAATTATTCTAGAACTGAAGACATCAACGCACCAAAACCAGTTATGGCCGATTTTAGCCAATTTGGAATGTAAATACTATATAATACGCATATACATAGATAAAAAATAATTTTACTTTTTTATATATGATACTCACATTTCATCACATATATTTCTTACCTATCCTCTTACGCGATCGTGTTCTGCTTCTCTTCTTCTTTCCTCTTCAAGATCCAGATACGCATTCACTCGGTCGTTGTTCTCCAACCAGTATGGGATAATGTTCTCTTGATTCTCGAAAATGTCCACGTTCGCGCGAGGTTCTTGTTCTGGCTGGTGGTTATTGCGAATGTAATCCCACATTTGATTGTTTTCGACACCACGTGCCACAGCACGGTCCCTGTATTCGTTTTCATTATTATACCCACCATTCTCCATAATGATGTCGTGGTAAATTCGACCAAAATCGTTCACAGGTGGCGGCGGCGGAATTGCAATCGGTTCTTCATCTTCCGCTTCTTCGTCCTGTTCCGCTTCCGCTACTGCTTCATCACGGTTTGGAAGGAGGAGAAGATCGCGAGTAATACCACAACAGGGGTGATCCGGGACTTCCTGCGGCGGGAGGGCATACAATCTTGATCGTACTCCTGGCATGAAGACTTCTTGCATCAAGCAATTCACCTGATATCTTTCTGCGAGTAACCCCAGCATGTCGTATTCGGTACATTCGCTAACGAATGCATTTCCGGTCAAGTCGAAGATATCTCCAATCCGAACGTACTGCTCGCTGTCGGGGTATAAGTCGTACCGAACCATGTGTCCGTAGCGAAATGCCTGATGCGGATTCACGTAAATGAAGAAAATCGCCTCGTCAATTCCTTCATCGTTGACGTTCACGTTGATCAAAAGGGCCACTTCCAAATGCGCCACACACAAATTCGAATGATTTGCTTCATGAATCAATCGTGCCGCATATGTTTGCACTTCGTCTGGAACTAATTCTGCGTATTCTCCACCAAAGAGATCGTCCCAGTCAGCTTGATCAACCATCTGTATCGAGACGAGTTGATGACGTAGATTTCCGGATTGATATCCGCCGGTATTGTTGATGTTTGCCGAACGCAAATGAATTTCATCTTTCACCTCCTGTCTTGAGTTCCAGGCGAGCACTTCTTCATCGTGGAGATTGACTGCACGTATCATTTCTTCTCGTATGGCTTGGTGATCGTCGTCGATCGGTCGTTGTTGTTGTCGGCCGTCGTATTCGTTGTCTCTTTGCATCGTATTCTCTCTTCTGATCGCTGTAATTCACTCTTTCTAAAAAAACATTTCAATTTTTTCACGTTAATAAATTTATTTCATAGAATTTAAAATCTTAATATATTCGGGGTCTGCATTCGGGTTTTTGTCTGGGTGGTATTTCTTGCAAAGTTTTAAAACACATGTTCGATATGAAAGATCTGGACACTTAATTTGTAACTCTTCAATTTCGTTGTCCAAAAATTGTTTGTATTGTAATTGACGCATTTTTTCCTCGTGTTTTCGTTGGTTCGCTTCTTCGAAACGCCTCTCTTCTTCGATACGTCTCATTTCTTCTTCGAGACGCCTCATTTCATCATCTCGTCGCTTTTCATCAGCTCGTCGCTTTTCTTCAGCTCGTCGAAGTTGATCTTCTTGTTCTTTTTCTCTCCGCTTTTGCTCTTGTTGTCGTCGTATTTGTTCGTTTTCTTTTTTGCGCGCAATTTCGTTAAGTCGTTCTCGTTCGACGCGTTGTTGTATTTTTTTTTGTTTGTATTCTTCTTTGCGTCGTTCGTCATCTTCAAATTGTTTACGCCTCATTTGTACCTCCTCGGCGTGTTGTCTTTCAATCTCCGCTCGCTGTTCCTCCGATAGTTTTCGGAGTTTCTTGTTGGCTTTCCTTTCTTCATTATTCTTTTCTTCTGTCAAACAACGAAACATATGATTGATACGCGACGCTTGTCTTTGATGTGTTTGAATATATACAATAAAAATATTTCAATTTTATTGTATATCTTATATTCGTCCATTCGTCAATTCGTCCGTATTATTTACTTACATCTTCCCTGGGGCAACATACTCGTGGAATGACTTGATGCTTCCTCCATTTTTGCGGCATAGTTCCCATTCGCAATCTCCAGTTCGCGGCAGGTGGACTTCGAATTTTTTGCGTAATTCTCCGAATATTGGGCATCTTGATGGAATGTGATTGTCTAGTGCTGCTGGTAGGTCATTTCCGTCATAACGGCAAATCGCTAATCTGGGCGCAAGGTACTGGTCGACCATACGCGGTTCAACTGCTGCAAATGCAAGTAACGCTGATCTACAGCCAACGGCGAAGTCTGTGACTGGGTCGATCGTTTCTGCATTTGAAGACAAACGAAGAAATGACTCAATTGACGTTTTCACCAAACGCGAATGGCTTGCTGAGTATACTCTCAACATTTCGGTAGAATACATCAGCGGAAATTCTGCAGCAATTCCCATGAGTTGATTCAGGCAAGCAACCCTTGTTTCTCCTTGGCACGTTTCCTGAAGAGCCATCTGTTTTTTCAAACAATAAATCCAGAGTAGAATCAGTCGTCGAAACTCTGGTTTTGAGTGAATGTCGTCAAGATTCAAAATCCCGCGATTGAATTTCTGAATCATTTCCGTGATTTTTGGTATTTCGCTTGAGTAAAGTCCGCGCAATTCTTCTCGCGCCATCTCGACTGTCATTTCTGCTTCATTTATCTTGCCGAGGTTTTTTGCGAGTATGTTGGACTCATCACTCGCCTTTTCTTCATGTTTCCACAATTTTCCGTAACGGTTATCTGCAAATATTTCGCATTCTTCTTCGGAATGAACGCGTCTCGCGACCATGCGCGAGTGTTTGACACGAGTTTTGTATGTAGATTCTTGAGTTCCTTGAGTTAATAGCCATTTAGGGTTAAATAACCGCGAAATGGCTATACCCGCAATTCCTGAATGCGCCAGAACCATGTCTCTTTGCAAACCAGACATCTCCGTAAATCTTGTAATCTGAAAAGTGTCCTGTGCGTGTTTTTTCGCAGCAACAAACATTCTCTGGAAATGCTCATTTGTATTTGTTGGCATGAATCCGTTTCCGAAACGAATTCCCGTGTTTTCGGTATTCCACAGCGTTCTTTCAAGAACGGAGCATGTTGAGCTTTGAGAAGCCATCGCAAGCGCGATGTGGCGTGGGAATACAAATGAATGGGTCCCAATCTTTTCATGCTTCAAGTAATAGTCTTCAATCAGTCGACGATAATGCCTAACAGTCATTCCTTCCGGCGTTTTGAATGATTCGCGGAATTTGTCGTCATTTTTCACTTCACCTGGTCGGTTTGGTCGGCCAAACGGATATACGACACCGCCATCTGTTTCCATGTAGGGAGCCGGCGCTGATGGATTTGGAGCGCTCACGCAAAAATTTCGTTCTATTAGAACTCGGTAGCGCCTTTTTTCAACTGCGCCATTTCCACAAGCGTGGCGCAGAGGATCATTCTTTGCAAGATGGCCGTTTCTTTCGGCGTATTCAGCCAATTCTTGTTTTTCGATTCTGATCGATCTTTCGTGAAACTCTTTTCTTTCGCAAAGTGTGTGCTTACCTAATTCTTCGTCCTTACATTTACGGCATTCACAGTTTACCTCGTCTTCCTTCTTTTTGGCGCTCTCTCCGCCTCCGACGCAAGCTGCTCCGCCTCCGCTGCACCATTCGCCTTCATCGTCGCTACTACCTCCGCCACCATAGCCGTCATAACCTTCATAGTCATCACTATCATAAAAGCCACGGTCGTCGTCGCTACTGTAAGCCATTTGTTCTTATTCTTGATGTTGTCTGGATCGCTGCTATTCTATCTAAACATAAAAAACATTTCAATTTTTTATGTTTACTTTACATGATTGTTGTTCCTACCTCTTTCTTCTATTTTTACTACTGCGCCGCTTATTTTTACTACTTTTTTTACTAGCCTTTAAAGGCGTCTTTTTATTCTTACTACGGCGTTTTCTCTTGTTTTTTAATGTCGCACGCGAACCGCCGCGGGGAGCGTTCCATGATGGGGTTTGTTCGTTAACCTCATTAGCTACTAGATCTAAAGCGCCTTGTTGTAATTGATGAGCAATTGTGTAAAAATTTCCGAATCTTTCTGTAATACCTTGATAATAATTCGTAAACAAGACTTCTTTATGTGTTGGGTTTATATTGCCCCATATACAGTTCATAATAGTTATAAACTTTCCACTAAATTCAATCAAGTGAAGAGAGTTAGTATTGTTAACAGTTATAAATTTTTCGACAATAACTCTTTTAACACCGATAATACTTCCAGATGGATTAGAAAGTCTTTCTTTCAAGACATTAAACCATGATCTTACATTTTTTGGGATTCCGACAGCAATAGATATAGGAGACATATCAAAAAAGAAATTTAAAATTGAATTATATAAATTGTCTTGACGAACCATAGGCCTGATATGCAGTAAGGTTGCTTCGCTTGGTGGTTGTCTTTGCCTTAAAAACCCACAAACCATAAAACCCATCGCAATCAAACCGGAAGGTCTTGATACATAGTCAGATACTGCATCAGATATAGGAGCAGGTAGATACCCCGATACAAATGTTATAGCATTTGTAACCATGTTTCCAGTACCAGTCAAAACACTATGCAATAAATTAATAAATAACGGTAAATATGTTGCAGAATATCCAGCTGCAACTGCACAAACAGCTGTTGCAACTTGTTCTCCAAACGTACCCCCAAATATAGATCGAAAATAAGCTAATAAAATATCTTTATCATTTAAATTACTAACAATACAATCTGTTATTATTTTTATTATAGCATTTTCATGACCGTTATAAGACTCATCAATATGAAGTTTTAAAATTGAAACTATTTCAACGAATATAATTAACCAACAAAATTGTAGAATTGTTTTGTCGTTAATATCGGGTATCGAAGGGTTATCTTTAACATACGAGTCAAACATAACATTAGCCTCTTCCGCATATCTATTAATAGTCCAAGCCCCCCCATGTTGTATTCTATGCCCACCATTCATCGCACACTGTGAAAGTGATAAATTTGTTATTGAATTAAAATCTTGCTCTGCGGCCATTTGCTGTTGCTGCTGTTGTTGCTGTATTACTGTTTGAACCGCAGGGTCTGCATATTGATAAAAAAACTGCATTCTTTGTATATCGTTGTTTTTAATCAAATCGTTGAGCAACCTGAGTTGAACATCAAGATTTGCATATTGATAAACCAACTGCATTCTTGTTAGATCGTTGTTTTTAATAATCAAATCGTTGAGCAAGCTGAGTTGAAATAAATTACGTACATCTTGCTGAGGGAATTGTTGAGGTAACACATTCTTCATGACAAGTTCAATTTGATCAATTGGAAGATTAACCATGTAGTTAATTTGACCTTTATCGGCTTGATAACCTTGATCATCCATACTGAATAATACGTTTTCCTAATTATATATACATCTATATTATTTCCCCACGTTTTTTGATACATTTATCATCTACCTGAAACGTTGGAACTTCCACTTCCTGGGGAACGATCGAAATAACGCATTTGGCCTTTTTCCCGTAAAGTGGTTCTGTGCAGCCTTTTTCGGGAGTTTTCCCCTTTTCACCCGTTTTACCAATCTTACTAAAATCAAATATTTTGGGGGTCTCTTGCGTACATCTTGAACGAAAATGTTCATATCGTTCTCTAACATCGCAATAGGTAAGACCCGATTTTTTTCCGAGCATCTTATTCACGATTTCGTGCAATTCATAAACAAAGCGAGAAAACGTGTCCCTACTAGCCATATGACACATTTTAATCGGCTTTGATTTTAAATTATTTGTTAAATTCATTCTGCAATATTTACAAGGAAGAACATTCCTTAAATTCAATATAAAATCCATATAGTGTTTTTTTTGTTGATGTGTTGGAACTACCGGATAATTAAAACTCATCGTGTGCAAGAAATGCCACATACTCGGACCCCATACAGTAGTAAGCATTCCATCTCCACTATAAAAGTCCTTTTTTTTAAACGTATATTTCATTTTTCGTGTCTTCTGTTTTTTATTTTCGTCAATTAGTGACTTGCCGGTAACACCTGCATCGCCCCCTACTACCGGATCCTCTGATTTAATTTCACCGCCACCAGCCATATTTAATTGCGCTTCATGACGCGTATTTTCATTATTCATTTCGGGGAGGATAGATGATGACGTCCTTCGCCTACGCAATCGTCGTCTTGTTCTTGATTTTCCTATATATCTATTTATATTATTCACCATTTTCGCGATTATTTACTTGAATTAAACGCGTAATTATAATATACAAATATAATAATTCAATATGTCAAATACTATTTTAGATGATCCGAATCGTTATATTATAGAATATAGCGAACAAACCAAATTTTCCTGTATATTTATCGGTGTTGCATTATTTATTATAGTTATATTTTTTGTAGCACCATTTCCCATGTCACCTATTTCATCATTTATTGTCAAGTTTATAATTATTAGTTTGCTCGGCGTTTCCTCATTTCTATTATTTAAAGCGGTAGTTCCAGTTATCGATATAAAGGGCGCTCTTGAAACCGATGAGTTCCCAGATCTAAAAAAGAATTTCTTTATAACGATGTTTTTTATTTTTGTTTTGTTTAGTTTAGGCGTTGTTGTTGTGAGAAAGTGATATAATATCATTCACCCATGAAGGAATATAGTCGCATGGAGATATCGGGGTATTGTTACTAGTATTGTTACTAGTATTGTTACTACTATTACTACTACTATTAATAATTGTTTTGAATTTCGTCGCTTCTATTTTCGTTGATTTCATAACAGACGAATAAAATAAACGGTCATTTGTGTAATCATTACGGCGAATATTTAGTAAATTACCGGTATTAATATCTCTAAAAATCATCTTGTATTATAATTATGTGAGTTGTGTGAGTTGTGTGAGTTGTATCAATATTAATATATCGAAAATGTGTTCATATTGTTTTAGTAATAATAAGAATCTATTGCTTTTCGTTTAAAAAGATAATATTAATCATAATAATATATTATAAACGATTATTGTATATTATTATATTTAAGGTAATCATATAATGTCAGCTGCGGTCCCATCTGTGGTGTCTGGTTCGGCTGGAGCTGGTGCATCGAATATTATGAAAAGTATAACCGACTTTTTTGCTACTGGTAACAATAAATATTTGCTTTTCGGAGTCGTTTTTTTGGTTGTACTTTCTGCGATAATCTATTATGTTTATCAAAGCAATCTAAGCCCTGAATTAACCAAGTTCTTCAATCAAATGAAAGGGCAGCAAGTATCTACAACAAGTGATACCAACACCGAAGAGAAAACTGCGATATTGTACTTATTTAAGGTGGATTGGTGCCCCCATTGCAAGAAGGCCGAACCTGTTTTCAGCGACCTGGAAAAAGAAATAAATGGAAAGAAAATTAATGACTACAGTATCACTTTTAAGGTTGTTGATTGTGAAGCCGAGCCTGCTATGGCTGATCGTTTTAATGTTACCGGATTTCCAACTATCAAACTCGATAAGCATGGCGAAATCATCGAGTATGACGCAAAACCAGATAAGGAGAATTTACTTGATTTCCTCAAGAAGGTTTTGTAATTATAACAAAATAATAAGAATAAGAATTAATATTATTATTATTACTGCATATATGTTTGGTCTATGTGATGGAAATTATTGTATCAAGTTCGAAAGTATTTTTCGGTATTGTCATGATACTGGCTTGTAGTCTCGTACACGACAGTCTCCTGTGGGACGGTTTCAGGTGGGACGGTTTCAGGTACGGCGATTTCAGGTACTGCGGTAGTTTCATCAACAGCAAGAGTACCTGTATCGTGTAGTTTATCGATTTCGATAATTTCAGTTTGAACTATATCGATGTTATTCGAAGTATCATCATGTGATGAATCAGCGGTGTTTTTATCTTGATCTACTACTATATTTTGTCTCTCAGTTAATATTGCATTATTTCGTCGGTACGATAAAAACAGTTTCGCAAATGTTTCACCGCGAAGAACTAATTCGCGACGACAATTTTCATCTTTCACGACATTAATCCAGTCTTGTAATTCTTGTATTTTTGAAAAACATATCACTTCATTCGGTATTGCATGAATCTGCCGATTTTCAAAAAAATTGGCACTTATTTGATTAAAAAATCCATACATAAAATTAGTAAATGACGTTGTTTCGTTCATAGTTGCGGGAATTCGCTCCCATTCCATTTTTACACCTAGAATTTCACTAATATCACATTTTTGGCCACGAATACAATTATGTACAGGATAATCATTTATAATACCGCCGTCTAGATAAACACAACCATCTCGGAAAATAGGTGTAAAAATAAAAGGATAACAGCAACTCATATAGCACGCTTCTATCATAGATTGATTTGGGTGTGTTTTACATGATATATCTATTGAAATGAAATTATTTAGTTCGGTCACGATAAAATGCAGTTCTATTCCAGTTTTATCGAAAAACTCTTTCATCGTTACATTTACGTTAAAATCTTTACCTTCGAGTGCAGGGCGTAATGATTCTGTGAATTCCTTTAATCCATAAATACCGTTATGATTATATAATTTTGAAATCGTATTAAGCTTATTTTTTGCATCGAATGCATATGATGCCGCTTTGGACGTTGCCTCTGCTATACTTGCAGCAACGCCAGAAGATGTTGTGCCGGGCATCGGCGAGTTTGGACTCATATAAATTTTCGACCATGGACGTTTTAATAAAAATGTATCCATCGTTTTCCAGTCATAATTTAAAGAAATCAATATAGAAATAAAACTTCCCACAGAAGACCCATATATCGATTTTATGTCTTTCATATTCCATATACCTTCTTGATTCAATAATCGTAATGCTCCATACATCGTGCAACCCGCTGGACCACCTGATGCGATAACCAAGTGTTTAATAGTGATATGTTTATTAGTATTTGCAGACATTTTATCCTATGTATATTCTTATTTACGATAGATTTATACCCTTTATTACATTAAATTACATGTATCGAAAAAAATAGGTTTTATTGTTTATTATTTTTGTTCAGTCATATTCAGTCATATTCAGCACAATCCTCTTCTGCAACACCATCATTCCATATTCCCTCAAAGAGCGTGATCTGGCTTCCGTCTCCAAACTTGCGAACGTGGCAACCGTATCCGTGCATCTTGTCGTTTTTCCAACAACCGATGTATTCATTCCAGGTTGCCAAATGTCCGTTCTCTGCGGCTTCGTCGCTCGTGTAATTCGCAGCGGAATTCCCCGCACCGTAAACAAATGCGGCCGTGCGTAGCGTTCCTTTTCCGTGTTTCTTACCTTCCCACATTTGACCCATGTAGTTGCTTCCATCTGGATAGGTGAAAATGACTTCCTCGAGTTTCACCTGTTTGATGTCGCAAACCTCCTCTTCTGGATGTTCTGGTTCTGGTTGCTCTTCCTGCTGATGTTGCGCTTCCAGAAGCAGTTCTTTTTGCTTCTCCTCTTCCTGCCAGCGACGTTCACATTCTAACATGCGAAACGGCTCTAATTCCACTCGAACGTTTTCTTTCCAGCGTCTTTCGCATTCCATCATAAACTGCTGGTTCCATTCTGCCTGTTGTTCAGCCGTTAACTTTCGGAGATTTGCGGCACTTGGAACGTATGTATTCTCCTGGGTCTGGCTCGATGACTGGGCCTCCGGGTTGCCGTTGTTGTGAAAACTCATTCTAATTGATCTGGTCTGTTTGATGACTCGCTGTTATATAGCATCTCGTAAAAAAACATTTCAATTTTTTCATAAAGATAGTTCGTTGAAACATAATAGAAAATAATAAGTTATATTATAAAAATAATTATAATAATTAAATATAAACTCGATACATGGACGATCTTTTTAAGTTTAATACGGATAATGTCGAAAATGTCGAAAAAATAAATTTAGACGAGTTGTACGAGAAAAAGCAAGAGATCGATAAAAATAAGCTCTTCACGTATAACAAGATATTGACTAGAATACATGAAAAAATTAAGATGACTTCACGACAAAAGTGTAATCAACATTTTTGCTGGTTTGTAGTTCCAGAAATTATTTTGGGTGTTGCTAATTATGACCACGCAGGTTGTATTGCGTATTTAGTAGAAAAGCTTCAGGAAAACAAGTTTATGGTTAGGTATACTCACCCGAATTTACTATTGATATCATGGTTGCATTATGTTCCAAATTATGTAAGAACAGAATTCAAGAAAAAGACGGGTACTGCGATTGATGAATATGGTCGACCGATTATGTATGATGCAGAAGGTAAGATAATTAATCAGGATAATGGACCGTTGGGTCGATATGGAAATAACGGTGTGAATGTTGCCGATGTAAATCGGTCACCGCATACCGTAACTGATCCAAATCTGTTATTATATAATTCACGTACCGATGGTGAACAAGGAGGATCAGCTGCACAAGGATCGGGTGCAGGAACAACGGATAAGAAAGAGTACAAGTCGACAAATACATATCGTCCTAGTGGAAATCTAGTATATAATGAAGAATATTTTCAGAAATTAGAAAATAGATTATTATAATCGAATTAGTCTTGTGCGTGTCGACATTTATTTACTTATCCGTTATTGCTTTTATTTTTAGTTTAAAATCGTCCATCATAACAATTAAACGAGTTGATTGATTTTGATCATTAATGTTTTTATTTGCATGTATTTCTTTTTCAATATATCCGTAAAATTCTTGAACAAACTTTTCCTTTACCATCGTAAGCTTCGTTTGTTTTATACTAATAGAATTGTTAATTATTTCATCTACTTTATACATTAATCGATTAAATTTAACACCTGTATTAAAAGTACCGAGTGCATTCTTTATAAAATCGATCATATCATCTAGTGACCGTGGTCCATTACCATGGCCGTGTCCGTGTCCGTTGGCATGCGCACTTCCTTGAATATTACTTGAAAGATGTCGAGAAGATGTATCAAACCGTAGTTGCGCATTTTTATGTAATGCATCTAGTAATTTTACCCCTTCAACGAAATTTTCTTGACATGAAACATACATTCGAACAATTTTAATTCTGGCTTCATTTATTATTTCTTGCAACATACTATCCGTTAAATTTGGATTAATGAAAAAGTTATGCAACATACTGTATTTTTGGAAATGTCTAGAGTAACTGTTATTTCCATCATTTCGATCCATTCCTTCCATTCCATCCATTCTTTTGCTTCCTTTACCAATTTCATCTTGTATTCTTCGTATTTCTGTATCTGATTTTCTATTTATAATAAATACTTTGTTTAACAATTCAATTAATTCGCTACGTTGTTGGTTTGTTTTTGATATCATTTTTTTTATATGAGATACATAATTTTCGAAATACTGATTTGTTCGTAGATTATCGTCAACTATAATGGCGTTATCAAGATTTTTACTCGATTTTTTAGGATTAGGGTTTTGTTGAGCATTCGTATTGCTGTTGCAATTTTCATCAATAGATGAACTCTCTATTTCAAATGGAATATCGCTAAATGATCGAATATCGGGCCCGGCATCGCGACCAGTCACTTTCTTATATAATGTATGAACATCTGGCAAATAAATCTCGCGAAGCATCTTATTTGACATTTCTATAAACTCGGGTTTTGAATTGGTATATGATCTTTCATGAAATACATCAAGATACAAACGGTCTAACGAAGAAAATATGGAGTGTTTTCGACTCGACGACGATGACGATGATCCTTGTGTCTGTAATCCTTTTATTTTTTCATATACAGAACAAACCGATGGAAACATTCGTTCTTCTTCATGTTTGTTATCGCGTTTTAAACGCTCCAATTTTACATTCATATCGCGTTGTTTTTTTACATATTGATGCAAATTACTCGACGTATATTTATCAAAATTTTCTTTTTCAAATAGACTATTCGCTAATAGGTCGCAATAATTATATGGAGTATTATTGCTATTTAACCCACCCATATAGTCAAATGGGCGAATCGTAGACATTATGGCGTTAAATAAATTTCCGACTTGCACATAAAATCTGGCAATACCGATACACATTTGCGTTTTCTTATATGTATCGGGTTCGTCCATACCATTCTCCTTTATCGATGACGAATGTGTATCCAACATCAATACTTGCTCGGATGCAGCAAAATTGTCATAATCATTACCAAATGTTTTTCTTTTACGGTTCATATAAGATATAACTCTAAATGGCAAGCGTTTTAATATTTCACTTGTTATAATAATTAATTGCGAACATCTTCCACTATCATTTAAAGCAGAATTCTGTTTTACTTCTTTCAGTATAATTCTATTCGCAACAAGATCTATATATAATGCCATTTTATCATATTTATCTATAGACATATTCTCATTATATTTTGAAACACCATTCCCCATCTTATTTATTATGTATATATATTCAAAATACTAAATATTACCGATTTACCATTATTCATATAATAATTATACATACATGTTATAATTACAATATTTATTACTAGTGAAAATTGATATAAAGAAATTTAAATATGCTATATTTAAAGGGGGAGATAATCTATCATTTAGTATAATGACTACATCAAATTTAACGTCTTGTAACGGCGTATTCATTCAATCGTGTATAAAAACAACTAAATGTAAGTCTATCTCACCAGCACTCCATTCCATCGACCGACATCATCGAAATACAACACAGTCTGCCGCAACATTAGCATCTACTTCAAAATATAATACAAAAACAACAAAGAAGAACAAACAAAAATCAATCTTATGGAACAAGATTCAAGAAGAATTTTTACCTGAATTATTGGAAGAGTTCATGATTCATGATAACTCTGATATAACACTACATATTCCATCAGATGTAAAATCGTCACCAAAACAGTCTTCTGCGTCTGAGGCAAATACGCATCTTAATAACACTTTAGATGATGATCACGACCATCTACGTCAGCAAAAACGACTAAAATTATCGACATTATTCATCAAACCAGAAACAAATGTAGAATGTTTGTATCGTAGAGCAAGTATACGCGAAAATTGCGATGTTTGTTCATCAGACGTTGTACTTACAGATGATGGATTCCTCACGTGCAAAAATCCGACCTGTAGTATAATATATACAGACGAATCACTCGATCAAACCGCTGAATGGCGTTATTATGGCGCAGATGATAACCAGATAAATGATCCAACTCGTTGTGGCATGCCAGTCAATCCTTTACTTGTTGAATCTTCATATGGGTGCAAGGTTATGTGCGAGGGTGGTTCTTACTCTCAAGATATGATGAAGATTCGTAGATATACCGAATGGCAGTCTATGCCATATAAAGAAAAGGCACAATATGATATGTTTCAAAAAATCACTACAATCGCACAAAATAACGGTATTTCAAAAATGATAATCGACGAAGCTTTGCGAGTTCATAAACGAATTTCTGAACATAAAACATTTAGAAGTTTAAATAGAGATGGCGTAGTTGGCGCTTCCATCTACATTTCTTGTAAAATGCATAACTGCCCAAGAACCGCAAAGGAAATTGCAACTATATTTAATTTAGATAATACAAGCGCTACAAAAGGTTGCAAAAATGCGGTTTCTATCATCAACGAATTAGAATCAAATCTAGAAAACTCTGAAAAAACCGCATTCTGCAAAACCAAACCAGAGGCATTTATTGATCGTTATTGCAGCAGATTAAATGTTAATGATGAACTAACCAAGTTGTGTCAATTTATCGCAGTTTATATTGAAAAAAATAACCTTATTCCGGAAAATACACCCCACAGTATTGCATCAGGTATCATTTACTTCGTCGCTCATATATGTAAATTACCAATCACCAAAAAAGATGTAAATCGGATTAGTGATATGAGCGAAGTAACTATTAATAAGTGCTTTAAGAAACTTTATGAAATGCGAGAAAAACTGATTCCAGGTGTAATTTTACGCAAATATTCCACTACAACTACAACCGATTCATGAACGTATATATTGTTTATCCGGTTATCCGGTTATTATATAATATTAATAATTTATAGTACACAATTATTAATATTATAGTATGGAATCGTCGTCTTCTTCTTCTTCTGCAATCGGCGAATCCTCAAGCAACGTCGTTAAGGCGCCAAAATTTATTTTCATCATTCCTTATCGCAATAGAGAACAACATCGTATTTTTTTTTCAACATATATTCAAAAAATTATGGAAGATACACCGAAAGATGAATGGGCATATTATTTTGTTCACCAAACAGACAATCGCCCATTCAATCGTGGTGCTATGAAGAATATTGGGTTTTTAGCAATCAAATATAGATATCCAAATGATTATAAGAATATAATTATGATATTTAACGATATTGACACATTACCTTATGATAAAAATATTTTAGACTTTAATACCACAAACGGTACAATTAAACATTATTATGGATTTAAATTCGCACTTGGCGGTATTTTTTCGATCACCGGTGAAGATTTTGAAAAAACAAGCGGATTTCCAAATTTCTGGGCTTGGGGCGGTGAAGACAATCTAATTAATGCACGCGCATTAAAGGTGGGTTTGAAAATAGACAGAAGTGTATTCTTCTCTCTCGGCGATATGAATATTCTTCAATTTGCAGACGGATTAAAGCGTTTGATCTGTAGAGATGAATTAGCTACAACACTTGAACCCGACAATATCGACGGTTTAACAACAATCAAAAATTTAAACTATCAATTTTCCGATGATTCACATATGATCAACGTTACAACTTTCGACTCTCTTGTTTCACCATCATCTTTATATTTTGAAGAACAAACTATCGATCGTATCGGCAAAATCCGTGTTAATAATACGAGTAGACTCAACAGTATTAATCAAATCAAAAACACATTTTTTAATGAACTAAATCAGACTCCTCGAAATACCGTTTCAACTGTCCAATCATTAGTAGCTAACAATAGAAATCCAACAGCACATACGTCCACTATAATTAATCGCCCTAACTATACTACACAAATTCAACCAAAACTTCCGTTTTCACATAATATTAATAATCTACAGAAAGGTGCCGGCCAACAACCACAACAACAAATGTTTCGATCCGTACAACCATTACCAACATACATCCCTACAAGAGAAACAACTGGTCAACCACAAGGCAATATTTTTACACGTAAAAATCAACCTGATCAAGACGTAGTATTGCCTTTACAGCGCCCAAATACATCAAACAACGCTACAAACAGAAAAAGACAAAATTTCGGTATGCGCGCATTATTCATGTAATTAGTGCATATCGAAAATATTAAAATTCGGCATTAAAATCAAACACATTATCCGTAACCGTTTTCTCGGCTAACGCATATTCTCCAACACGCCTCTCGAAAAAATTAGTCTTTCCTGCCAAACTAATCATCTCCATAAAATCAAATGGATTTGCAGCATTATAAATCTTATCATACCCAAGCTGTAATAATAGTCGATCCGCTACAAACTCAATATACTGACTCATTAACTTTGCATTCATTCCAATTAATCTACACGGTAACGCATCTGATATAAACTCCTTCTCTATCTCCACCGCCTCCTTTACAATATCATAAACACGATGTTTTTGAATCTTTTTCGTTAACTTCGTGTACAATAACGCCGCAAACTCTGTATGAAGCGCCTCATCTCGAGAGATTAACTCATTACTAAACGTTAATCCAGGCATTAACCCTCGCTTCTTTATCCAATATATCGAACAAAACGCCCCTGAAAAAAATATCCCCTCCACACAGGCAAAGGCAATCAACCTCGTATGAAACGAACTACGCTTATCACCAATCCATTTCATCGCCCAGTCTGCCTTCTTTTTTATGCACGGAAAATTATCTATCGCATTAAATAACCGATCCTTTTCTTCTGCATTTTTTATATATGTATCGATAAGGATACTATACATCTGAGAATGTATGTTCTCCATGGCGATTTGAAACCCATAAAATGCTCGAGCTTCCGCTAATTGTACATCACTCATAAACCTTTGCGCAAGGTTCTCCATGACAATACCATCACTCGCCGCAAAAAATGCAAGAATCATCGAAATAAAATATCTCTCGTCATCATTTAATGACGTCCAATGTGAAATATCCTTCGAAAGATCCACCTCTTCTGCACGCCAGAAGCAATCCACTTGCTTTTTATACATGTTCCATATTTCTGAATCGCGTATAGGAAATAAAACAAATCTCTTGTCGTCTTCGTCTAATAATGGCTCAGAAACACTCCTTGTTGTCGTCGTCGTCACAACCTGTACAGGTGAGGCACCAGCGGTTTCTTGGATATTTATAGGCTGTGATATCGGTTGTTCGAGAGATTTATGCGTTACAGTCGTCATTCAAGTTAATAAAATTATTGATTAAAATGTAAAATAATGTGATTGAATATGAAGTAAAAAGAGATAAGCGTATATAGTATATACTACTTGGTTTAATTCGTTTTCCTAAAGGCAAAAAATGCAGATAGATATTATAAACACATATATAAATCTCTCGAACACTCTATTTTTATATCTAAAAAATATCGTGTAAATAACATAAACCAAACGCTATATCGTATATTAAATAATATAGTTCATACATTTCTTGTATTTCTTGTAGTTAAAATAGCGATGTTCGAGAGATTTGTAGATACAGCCATAATCAATTTGGATCGACGCACAGACCGAATGGAATATCTTCATAAAAATCTACCATTCGGGTTTGAAACAACCTCTGAAAACAAATACCTATGTCGACGTTTCCCGGCGATCGACGGTAAAAATCTCTCGACATATTATAAAGAACACCCAGAATTTCGTGAATTATTAGACACTATCCGCGGGCAACAGCGTGTACTTGGCGAAGTTGGTTGCTCGTTGAGTCATTATTCTTTATGGCACTCTCATGCAAATTCTCCTATCGCGAAACATCTTCTTGTTTTAGAAGATGACGTTATGTTTACTGAAGATACTCTTTCTCGTTTCTCGGATACTATCCGCGATATCCAATCTCTCGAACACACGATCACCCCTTCTTATAATATAACTAATCCACATGACTTTTTATGGGACGTCATGTATGTCGGCGGACAATGGACCCCCGACTATAATATCGACAGTAATAATGCTTATTTCAATTATCAAGGTGTAACACGCGAATCTCTCGATAAATATTATACATTTTCAAATGTGTATTCATGGTCGAACAAAATATATAAACGCAAGAACCGTAATTCAGCGGTTATTCATAATGATAGAAATATCTGGTATACTCCATTATTCCGCACAGCAGGTGCATATTTGGTTAGTCAGAGGGGTGCGCGTAGATTACTTGAAGCTGTAGAGACCGATACCGCATTATTTATGAAAACACCGCTTGATATGTGGATCCTTGAAATGGATTTTCGCGGTTATATCGATGTATTCGATAGCCTCCCTCACCCTTTTTATCAAGCAGGTTTTAATCTTGTAAAAGAACCGGCTCATATTGAGAACGATATACATCGTACTAAATATGATACTGTAATCCTAGAGTAAGTTATGCCGTGCCACGCGCAGCGCAAATTACACAACTTTCATCGAAAATGTCGACCAGTCAAATTGATTGGCCCATTTTACTCTACAATCAATCTCACTATATCCTTCTTTTTGAATGATATATTGCTCATTCGCAAGCCAACAATCATATTTTGGCTGTATGTATTCTGTATACATGTAATCAATATTTTTCGACTCTAGTTCATTTATGTCGGGATATGAGTTTACGAAATCCAATATCGGTTTATACATGTGATTCTTAACCAAATATGCATGATTACACCATATCGTCCCTCTTACCCATTTATTCGTCGAGTCCATCTTATCGAACTTCGTTAATATTCCACCAAGATATAATATATCCCAGTTTTCTAATGGCAACGAAATAGCTGCAAGCTCAAGAATGTTATCACGTATAACAATATCGTCTTCTACAATTAACACCGACGATAGATTACTATTATACGCATACTGTATTGCTTTCATATGAGACTGAAAGCAACCAACTTTCGTATTTGTCGGGTGCATATTATTCAGCAATAGTGTATGTTTTAAACCGAACGATAGCAAATGTTCCGACACATATTTTGTCCTTTCAGGACGCTCTTCGATGCAAATCGCAACAATTTCTTCTGCAAAAGGCGGCAAAATCAGAAATTTGGCCGATATTGTTTCTACCGGCATCTTTATTACAACATCTATGTTCGCATCTTTATCCGTATTCGGAGATGTCGGCGGCGGAGTATTCAAAGCATGTGGTGTATCTAATGAAGAAGATAAAGTCGAAAGCGATGTTGTCGAAGATTCATTTGTTCGATTCGAATATTGCGGCGAAATCACATGTTTTTTCTTAAAATACTTTTCCCAGGTAATCTCTCGACCATTAAATGTTATTATCTTCAAAAATGGATTTTCGATCTCTTCATAATCGTTATTCTCCATCAACTCTCGCATCTTACTATAATTATCATTTATCTCAATACTAAACATATCGATATGAAACACTTTATTTGTTACAACTAATCCAATATTTTGCGGATCTTCACATTTCTCGCCGTTTGATGATTCCATATTTTTTATATAGCTTAATTTGTTCTCCTTGAAAAACGTCTCCAAAATTTCATATTCTGATCCTTCACAATCCATCGCGCAATAATCAATATAATCTGGCGCATTTTGTTGACAACATAAATCATATAACGTAATCGTATCTACAACATATTCTTTACGCCCGATTCGCGCCCAATCCTGTCCAGATTTGTTATTTTCTAACGCCACCTTCAACCCACTTAACATAGTAACATCATTTTCATAAAATATTGCACCGTTGCCAATACCGTTAGATGCAGAAGATGTCACATTCGAAACTGCCGTAAATATTGGATTCGCGCGATTTTTCTTAATATTATTAGCATATATCCGCGCAGGCTCAACCGCCAACCCTTTCCAACCTAAATTCTTCTCAAAATAATAACACGACGAACATTCAATACCATCACACGCACCAATTTCTATAAAATACCCATTTCGCGTACCTTTTGTTATATACTCGTTTACAAATTGATCATTTCGAAAATCATGATAATAATCATTTGATATCACCAAACGATCAGTTATACAATCCAAATGAAAAAGTTCCGTTTTATCATTATAAATGGCAAGTTCTAATTTCTGCTTATTTAAAAATAGATTCCTTTTCATAACATCACCCAATATCGTCTCCCATAAATGCGTTCCGTATGATTCTGGCGGAAATTCATAGGGTATTGTTTCAGATCTCAAAAATGCCTCTGTGTCCTGCCAGTGTAACGGCATAAATACATTACCTTCCAACAGTTTAATTTTATACTTGTGCATATAGTGTGGGTGATCGTCCAACAATTTTTTATTTGAATCACGAATATGATGTGCCCATATTCCCAGCCTTAGCCCTGATTTAAACGCGTTGAGCCATATTTTTAAAAATTCATTCTTCGGTTTTGACGCCAAAAATGCATTAATCAGACAATCATGCCCCTGTCTTTCTTTGCTAATATAAAAAGAATGACCACTTTGAAACACCTCGTGAAACGGCTTTACAATAATCATGTCCAAATCTAAATATACTCCACCATGATTATATAACACTTCCAAACGTACGACATCTGCCTTATACTGAAAATGCTTCAATTCGAACCCATCAAAATGCTGCGGCACAACAATTTTTATTATCTTGACATTTTTCTGCTTTTTTATATTATTCCAATACTTATTGTTCTCCGGCTCTTTCGAATTATGGATCCATATCTCATAATCAGGCATATATTGCATCATCGAATGAAGACATCTATGATGAAAATTATAAAATTCGGTCTCGCCAAAAAATAAAATATGGATTATCTTCGGAATTTCTGAACAAACGTCTTTTGGATATAATAAACCCACGTTACATATCGAATAAAACCTAATATGATCTGGAAATTCATCTGGCTCTGCTGTAGGACCAGGTGCCGGTGTGTCTATTATTTCCTCATATTGCTTTATAGCTGCTTCTGTATTAATTGTAAAATTTCCGCCAGCACGATAAAAACGTATATAGTTTGTATCGCGTTTATTAAAATCTTCGAAATATTCAAGATACATATCTGATAATGCTACCAATTTTTCGTAGTTCTTTTCATGGTGATACAACCTATCTATCTCTATTACCATTTGTGCACGATCCATATATTTATATTCATTCTGGATTTGGGTATATCGCAGCTTCTTAATATTGTTTTGGATAATTCGTACTTTATCGATTTTGTTATCTATATTCGTTTTTGACATAGCTGTCGAACCAGACGATTCACTCGGAATTATATAAGATCCCCATGCAAGACCACGTGCATTACACCCTTCTGAGCAACTACCATTTTCAAAATAATCGTCGTAACCGTCCTCACGAATAATTCCGGCATTTATCATATCGCCCCACGCCTTTGTAGGCTGAATCGTATAATGCATCTGTCTCGACGGATCACGCGATATATCATCTATTGCAACAACGTTTGTTTCATTCGTCACCAATCGATATGAATTTAATATATCCTTTTCGGGAATATCGCCTTGATGGCCACCATCAATAAAAATAAAATCAAAGGTAAGTGGAGGTGGGTTTTTTGAATTCATACGATGCGCCACCTGCTGTTCATAATGAGGAACTGTATTTGTACTATCTCCTGTAACTAATGTATGCCTTTCTGGGAAATGCTTGTCTATAAATCGCTTTGCTACGAAAACATGCGCATACTCTCCAAGATCAAAACTCACAACTTTCACTTCTGGCGGAGTTATCGCTAAAAACAAAAGTGCTGAATGACCTGTATTAAACCCGATCTCCATAATCGATTTCGGTCTTCTACGCTCCACAAGCTCTCGCAAACGAGCTACCTCTCCAGGAACTTGAAACGAACCTCCCTCCGGGACATAAAACGATTCTAACTCCTTACTCAAGGAATCAGATAATTCTTTAAATTCGGCCGGACTTATCATGAATTAATATATCGGGTCAATTCCTCTAGTCAAACGTGTATTAGTATTTAATATATTAGTTGGTATTGCATTTAAGTTTATTTGATATAGATAATTCTATATTCCTAAATATTCTGATTCGAATATTCTGATTTGAATATTCTGATTTGAATATAGAATTATCTCTTAATTTATCGGGTTCTCTGTTTTAACCGATAATAACACTGTGAATTGGTTGTCCAACCCGATCCATTTACATAAAAGTCTACGGTACACGCATTATATGTAGTAGAATTCGTATATGTACTCATCGATCTACTCGTCCACCCACTAGTAACATCACCCGATGTAGTTGATCCAGTTAATGCAGTTGAGGTTGTTGTACTATCTAATACAAGCTTCGGAAGTTGTGTTGCAAATGAACTTGTAAATAAATCCCCAACTTTGTATAATTTCATTCTACAATAATGCTGAATAATGTTATTACTTGACTGCAAATTATGAACATATGCACTATTATTTATTCCCGAAACGCCAGTTCCGTTAGCTAATACATCTTGATATGTGTTATAATAACGTGTTCCTCCTGAATCATCTGAATTGATAGACCAATACATATTTGCCCATGGTGCAACACCTGTATAGTTTGTTGTAATCTGTAATTCTATGTCATATTCATAATTATCAAAATCCCATGCAAGATAAGGAATCCTAAATGTATTGTTCGTAAATGAATAACCATTAGAACCCGTAAGTAATCCACTTGAAAGATCAAGAATAAATAAACGATTAAAATTACTTTGCATTAAATTACCCAGACCGACATTTTTTACCGTAAAGGTATTCAAGTCGACTTGAACACCTGCAAATGATCCCGCGTACACTTTAAAATACTTACCCTCGCTTGCTACGAGTTCAACTGTTTCGTTAGTACTGTAATTTTTTACTAAAGAATTACTTACATAATACTTTACATTATTTATTTGAAAATATTCGTTATCATTAATTGGCATATAAAATGCACCACTTACATCGGAAATGGTTGAATTCGCTAATAGTGCGGTCGGTGATGGTGATGTAAACGGAAGAACTATCTTAAAAGATAAATTTCCGAAATTTTCTACATTTAATAGTTCCGAATTTTGTGGAACAAGTGGTGAAATTGTATTTCCGCTCACTTCAGTAAGTTGGATTCCACTAATATTTCGATTATTCGGGTTTTTCAACAACTGAATCTTTTGGATTTGTGTAAATGATACGTTGGTAATATTCGCACCATATATATTTGTATTTGTAAAATCAGTATTCACGATAATTGCACCACTCAGATTACCGTAAGCAATAGATGCTCCTACAAAGGAAATATTCGAAATGGTAGAACCAGCAAACGATACACCAGATAAATCCATACCCGAAAAGTTTCTTGTTGTACTAACTACTTGACCAGCCAATAACGAACCACCGCCAACTACTGTAACAACTGTCGCAAGCGTCGTGGAATTATATAATGCTGTTGCTTGTTGTGTTGCAATTATCGAAACTTCACCCGGTGCTTTTAATGTAACAACCCCAGAAATATCACTCACAGATGCAAGTGCCGTGTTATTACTTGAGTATGTTATCGCAGCACCATTTCCACCAGTTGCTGTTAATGTAAACGGCGCCGCTGTTATGTTCACCGAAAGTGTCGATGGCATTCCTGTCATCGGAATATTTCCGCGCGATACATCAATCACCCATGTAATATTGGACGGTGCATTATATTTATTCGTTGCTGCTTGTGAAACCGTTATTGTCGCAGTTCCCAACACACCAACAGTTACTACACCAGTTGACGAATTTATACTTGCAACCGATGGCGTATTACTCGAATATAATATTGCACCACTACTATCACTACTTGCTACTAATGTAAACTGACCATCTCCATAATTTTTAGTTATATTTGCAGATGAATATGGCGCATTACGTAGCAATATCGGTGTTCCTAATGAAATTGTAAGTATTGCTGATGTAGATCCGCTAGTATAATTACCAGACGCTTCTTGAGTCGCGGTAATAGTCGCAGTTCCTACGGCTTTAAGTGTTACAACAGAGCCTACTACACTTGCTATATTCGACGCATCGACATTAATAGAATATGTGAATGCTCCATCACTATTTGATGTTGGTTTCACCAAAATAAGAGGGTTTATACTATAACCTACGTTGAATGTATTTAATGTCGCGAAATCAGTTATTGTCGGAGCGCCACTAGATACTGTTAGTACCGTATTAATAGATGCATCTGAATATTGTGCAGATGCTGCTTGTGTTGCTGTTAGCGTGGTAGTGCCCAGTCCAACAATACTAACGGTTGTCGAAGTGCGCGTAATACCTGTAACCCAATTACTTGTTGTCCCAGATAATGCAAATCCTTGTAATGTTCCATGATAATTGTTACTTGTAGAATCGGTGAGTGTAGTCAATCCACTATTATTTCCATTCGCAGTTCCTTGATTAAATTTATAATATATAACGAGTCCTGATTCGCTATTACTAATTTGTCTATTAAAATTACTTCTTAACTGTTCGAATGTTCTAGCAACTGACCATACTCTAAATTCAGATATACTAATATTAGAGTAACCTGTTCCACCTAGTGCATTCGCGGCGAAACTTGCACCATCACATGTCACAAATAATCCCGAACTAGTATCGGATGCATTTTTTACAAGTGTATTATTAATATACATTTTATTAAATCCACCGTCATTCTTAACTACTGCTATGTATACCCAAGAGTTTAATGGAACTGACGAATCTGATACTATATTCAACCAACCAGAACCAACTAATTTTACCCACGTACTTATTTTACCATCTGAAAGTATGTCTATTCCGGAATTATTATTTAAGGTGATAACCGTTTTAGTATAACTTGTTATATAAATCCAACCTTCTAACGTTAATTGATTTGTTGAATTTAATGCAGGATATGAAGATAATACGACCGTATCATTTACTCCATCAAAATGAAGTGCATTTATTGTTGTATTCGTAGTAACCAACGTAGCTACTGCTACATTACTACTCGTGTATGTAAATGTTCCTATGCTATTTGAATATGGATCGTCCAAAATGAATGGAGAACTGCCCAAATTCTTGTTTAACGCATTAAAGTTGGATAATGTCGGAGTTGGATTACTAATTTTAAATGGTATCGTTGCACTCTTGCTTGTATTTGCGCCAGATGTCGACTGAGTTACGGTGAGAGTAGTCGATCCAACCGATTTAGGTAAAACAATATTTCCACATATGTCTGCGATTGCGGTATTGTTAAGTGCATAGGTGTAATTACCGGCAGTATCTATTTTATAAATACGGGTTGCTCCGATATTCGTCAACGTCCCAGTAGCTCCATCATATTCGCGCGCACCGATTGCGAGAATATTTCCTTGCGATGAAAGACTTACTTTATAAATTTCATAGGAATTATATAAGTTAGCAATTTCCGCACCGGTTAACTGTCGATTATAAATTGCCAGAGATGAGATTCGACCATTCCACAGTTCGCTGTTAGATACTCCATGACCTATACCCCAAACCGTATTTGTTCTAGTGAATGCGGTAACTGCAGACGAAAACACAGATACACCATTTACATAAAAAACAATATTTCCGTTGGTAGCAATTGTAACGGCAATAAAATACCATACACCAGCAGTTAATGTAAAACCGGAATTAACATTCGGATTATAGAAATTTATAACATTAGCAGAAGTGCCAAATAACAGATTATCATTACCGAAATCTAAAACCGATGCCCAACCCATATTCGATCCAGTTGTTTTCACAACAGCAACATATGTTAAGCTACTTAGAGTTGTGCTTGGGACGTTTAATGTAGCAGTATTAGTTGAACCATTAAAAATAAACGCACCACCATTATCAGTTGCGTCAAAAGGTAGGGAACCTGAATTAGTAGTTGGAAGTCTATTTGTTAAATTAGTAAGAACGGCCTGACACTCTTGTACTGTTATAAACGTACCGCTCGGCTTTGAAAGAAGTATCGTTCCTGCAAACGCATTCTGGCAATCCATCGTCATATATGAAGTTCCTCCATCGGTACTCCCGTCTGCATATGTATTCATCGTACTGCTGTAAAATGTAGTCGAGCTATTACCTAATACAAAATATAAATCACCAACAGACGGATCGCCCGCATTATATATTACACGTACCCATGCGTATACAGTATAACCATTAAGTACTGAACCACTATATACATTACTTGATGATTGAGACCCACCTCCATCTGCACCGATATTTCCGTATTTTGCCATACCAAAATTTGCTCTTTGCGAGCAGAAAGCGAGCATCGTAAGGGGGCGTACATAACCCAAACTGATTATATCCACAGATGTTCCATTTACAGTCGTAGTCGTAGTGGTCGTCTGATTATAACTTAAATTACTTGAATTGACATTATTTACGCGTACTTGAGTATAGTTTCCGCCATCGTACATATCCCCACCACCATCACTAATGTAGAAAACATCACCATCTAATGTATATTCATAAAAATTAGAGTTTTTTAATTCTGACAAATATGGGCTTAACGTACTATAAACACTTGATAAATTCGTAGTACTAGCAGACGTAGTTATAGTCCCACCCAACGAACCCAGATTCGTCCATGTCGAACCACTATATGAATTGCTATTTGTTGCATCAAGATATACTAATGGATTATAATTTAAAGCATTTTTTAGTATGGATACATTTGTTATAGTAGTTCCTGTAATATTTGTCCCAATTTGAGTCCAGGTAGTTGTAGTGAGGTTGTAATTATAATTTACGACTTTCATAAACGAACTAACAGAGAGATTCATACCATCTGCCGAAAGACTTACGCTATCTCCAAGATTTTCACTAATATTCACTCCGTTGATATTTCCACCACGTTGAACCCACGACGCCCCATTCCACGCAAATACACGCACTCGTCCTGAGTTAGAAACTCCGCCTGCGTCATAAAAAGGTGAACCAAATGCAACTGTGGTTCCATCTGCTGAAAGACTGACACTAAATCCCGTTTGATCGGAAGCTGCTTCGCCATCAATATCAGATCCTAGTCGGTCCCAACCAGCAGGGCCGTATGTCGAAAGACCTTGATTTGTGAGTTGAGGTGTTGTTTTACTAGAGTTGTATTTATATACCCTCACGTGTCCGCGATTATCACCTGTATTCACAGTTCCACTCGTTCCATCATTAAAAATTGCACCAATAGCAAGAATAGTTCCATTACCCGATATACTTACACTAAATCCACTCTGATCATCTACCGCTTCTCCGTCTATGTCGGCACCAAGTCGATCCCATCCAATAGGTCCAAATGTTGATAGTTCTTGATTCGTAAGCTGAGGGGCTGATTTTGAAGCGTTGTATTTATATACTCGAACATGACCGCTATTGGATAATAGATTTCCAGAACCATCATTCATTATTGCACCGATTGCAACAATCGTCCCATCTTCCGATAAACTAACACTAATTCCACTCTGGTCAGAGCTGGATTCACCGTCGATATCGCCACCGCGTTGTACCCAACTAGAACCATTAAATTCATATATGCGCACATGTCCACTATCTGAAAGTAAATTACCCGAACCATCGTTATAATTCGCACCGATTGCAACCACTAGACCGTTGGCTGAAAGAGATACGCTTTGTCCACTATAATCAGAAGATGCCTCGCCATTAATATCGGTTCCTATTTGATTCCAGGTGATGTCATTATATCTATAGATGCGAACGGTACCACGATTGCTAGTATTCGACCTTGAACCTATAGCAACAACCGTACCATCTGCTGATATACTTACACTTGTCCCGCTTTCATCACCAGTTACTTTTCCAACTATATCAGATCCAAGTTTATTCCATGTAGAACCATAACTAGTCGCTACGTTTGAAATTGGCGTCGGTAATACAAATGGGCCATCTAATATATTTGCACTAATTGAACTTAAATTACCAAATGCAACAATTAATGATGCTGTAATTGTAGAACCTCCTTGACTTGCTGTAATTGTAGTTGTTCCTGGACCAATAATAGTGACAACTCGTCCAACGATCGTTGCTACTTGAGTGTTGCTACTTGAATATGTAAAAGCAAGTACACTATTTGATGATGGATCGACCAGATTGAATGATTCTTCGCCAAAAGTCTTGGTTATCGTATTAAAGTTTGTTAATGTCGGAGCCGCTATAGTAAGAAGCGCTGTAGTACTTCCTATGGCGTAATTTCCCGAAGCGTCCTGTGACGCGGTTATTGTGCTAGTGCCGGCTCCAACGATAGTTACTACCCGTCCAAGGATTGTCGCAACTGCCGCATTACTACTCGCGTATGTAAAAGCACCTACGCTATTCGATGATGGATCAACCAGATTGAATGAAGAGTCGCCAATAATCTTAGTAATCGCATTAAAGTTGGTTATTGTAGGTGTTCGTGTATTTACTGTAAGAAGCGCTGTAGTACTTCCTATGGCGTAATTTCCTGAAGCGTCCTGTGATGCGGTTATCGTGCTAGTACCTGCTCCAACGATAGTTACTACACGTCCAACGATTGTGGCAACCGCTGCATTACTACTCGCGTATGTAAAAGCACCTACGCTATTCGATGATGGATCAACCAGATTAAATGATGCGTCACCAAATGTTCTGGTTATCGCATTAAAGTTGGTTATTGTAGGCGTTCTTGTATTTACTGTAAGAAGCGCTGTAGTACTTCCTATGGCGTAATTTCCCGAAGCGTCCTGTGACGCGGTTATTGTGCTAGTACCTGCTCCAACGATAGTAACAACCCGTCCAAGGATTGTCGCAACCGCTGTATTACTACTCGCGTATGTAAAAGCACCTACGCTATTCGATGATGGATCGACCAGATTAAATGATGCATCACCAAATGTTCTGGTTAACGCATTAAAGTTGGTTATTGTAGGCGTTCGCCTATTTACTGTAAGAATCGCTGTAGTACTTCCTATTGTATAAATTCCCGAAGCGTCCTGTGACGCTGTTATCGTGCTAGTACCTGCTCCAACGATAGTAACAACCCGTCCAAGGATTGTCGCAACCGCTGTATTACTACTCGCGTATGTAAAAGCACCTACGCTATTCGATGATGGATCGACCAGATTAAATGATGCATCACCAAATGTTCTGGTTAACGCATTAAAGTTGGTTATTGTAGGCGTGATTTGCGAACTTACTGTAAGAGGCGCGGTTACATTTCTACTTTCATAACTTAATGTTTCCGGTTGTGTAGCAGTTATTGTACTCGTTCCGGATCCTACTATTGAAACAGTACCATATGTTGTTACTGTCGCAACCGATGTATTACTGCTAGTATAAGAGAACGGGTTGTATTGAAGAGTATAACTAGTTCCAGAAACATCTAACCTGCCATTTATTGTATTACCAGTTTGTGACGCTGTTATAGTGCTTATGCCGTTTACACCTTTGATAAGTAAAATATTTCCGCATACATCGGCAACCGATGAATTGCTACTAGTATATGTTAGCGCGTTCGTAGTGGAAATGTTATAGACACGCGCATGACCACGATTATCAGTTGTGGAACCACTTGTTCCATCATTAAAACGTGAACCTATTACAAGTCTAGTTCCGTCCGAAGAAAGAGCAACAGATTGTCCATTCCGGTCATTCGCAGCTTCACCATCAATATCCAAACCGAGACGATTCCAACCAATTGGTCCAAACGATATGTCTGATTGACTTGTTACAGCTACGGTTTTACTTGGTGTATATTTATATACACGAACATGTCCTGCATCGGACGCGAATCCATCGTTTTCATTAGCACCGATCGCTACAACGGTTCCATCCGCTGAAAGAGAAATACACGCACCAGCGAAATCTCCGGCGCCCTCGCCATCTATATCCGCACCAAGACGATTCCAACCAATCGGACCAAATGATAAGTCGGTTTGTAGTGTTACTGCAACTGTTTTACTTGGTGTATATTTATATACGCGAACATGACCAGTATTACTAGCTTGAAAATGCGCTCCGATCGCAACAATAGTTCCGTCTGCAGAAATAGCAACACCGGTTCCACTACGATCCGACGCAAATTCACCGTCGATATCCGCACCAAGACGATTCCAGCCAATCGGTCCAAATGATAAATCAGTCTGAACTGTTACTGCAACTGTCTTGGTTGGCGTATATTTATATACACGCACCTGACCGGCGCTATCACCGGCGCCATCATTACCATATGCTCCAATAGCTACAATAGTTCCATCTGCAGACAATCCTATCGCATATCCGCTCTGGTCATTAGCGGCTTCTCCATCGATATCAGCGCCTAATTTATCCCAACCTGCTGGACCTAATCCATCTGCACTTACTTTACCAGAGTTGTATTTATATACACGAACATGACCACTATCAACGCCATTACCATCGTTAACAAAAGCAGCAATCGCGACTGTTGTTCCATCTGCAGAAATGCTAACACTCTTTGAATCCCAGGGGTTTCCGCCACTCTGGTCTCCTGAAGCTTCGCCATCGATATCACCACCCAGTTTGTCCCAACCAGCTGGACCTAAACTATTTGCAGTTGTCTTGACAGAGTTAAATTTATATACCCGCACATGACCTGCATTAGCGCCAGTGCCACCGTTAAGGTATGCTCCAATAGCGATGATATTTCCATCAGCAGATAGACTTACACTAGTTCCACTATAGTCTCCTGCAGACTCACCATCTATATCTCCACCAACACGATCCCAGCCAATCGGACCAAAACCGGATAAACTTTGATTGAATTGAGCAGCTATTTTGCTTGAGTTGTATCTATACACACGAACATGACCAATATTACTATTGTATGCAACATTTTGACCAGCTGTATTTCCGTCAGATTGCGCTGTTAATGTATAGGTCGTACTGTTATAACCGGTCAACCTACCTGTATACGAAGTAACCGGATAATTCGATGTGGCCGTAAATGTAAATGTACCTACGGAACCTTGTCCAGCAAAAGCTGGAATACTGTAACTTTGGCCATTTGATGCTCTAGTTCGGTTCAACCAATAACCCGCAAAATAAGCGAATTGTTTGGCGATTTGATTCGCTGCATCAATAGATGTATAAAATTGTTCGTCTGGACTCCAAGTTTGTAAATTTGTAGTTGTATTTGCTGTCAATAATGGAATATAATCGCGCCAGTTACTTCCACCGGTCCTTAGATAAAATGCGTTGGGTAGATCATTCCCAGAACCATCATTATTTCGCCCCCCAACTGCGATAACATTACCATCTGCAGAAATAGTAACGCTAAACCCGCTGTTATCATCTGGAAATTCGCCGTCAATATCTTCACCGAGTTTCGTCCATGAACTTCCATATATTAACTCTCTAATATCAGGTGGGGGAACGATTAGACTAGCGGTTGAAGTTATTGTTGAAATTGGCGATATGATAGAAGATATTGTGGAAGTTGGTGCAGTCAAAATAAACGGCGGATCACTTAAAGTCTTACTCGGAACTGTAAGCGCTCCAAGTGTCGAAGTGATCTTACTTACAGTCAACGTTGCAGTTGTTGAACCACTTCCGAATTCGGCTTCTGCTTGTTGAGTTGCAGTTATCGTCGTAGTTCCAAGACCAACGACATTCACATCGTTAGTTGGACGTATGGATAAACCAGATACCCAGTTCGACGAAGTTCCAGTTAAAGTAAAAGTTCCACTTAATGTACCAGTAAATCCACCGTTCAGATCATTATTCGTAACGGTTGTAACGCCACTATTTGTTCCACCGGCAGTTCCTTGGTTAAACCGATTATATGCTACAAGTCCGCTCTCGTTACCAACCAACAAACGACGATAATTCCGAAAAATTTCTGCAGCTGAACGCGCAACGTTCCATATACGCAACTCGCATACCGCGCCGTTAAAGAAATTTACCGACTCTGAATAGCCGGGTTTTCCGAATACAAATGTTCCAGTATTGTTAGTATTTGCTGCATAAGTAGATAAACTAGATAAAGTAACGTTGTTATTAATAACCGTACTTCCAAGTGTTCCTGAAAATACGTTATTATCTATCAATAAAACTGTGTTGACCGTTGCGGTTTGGCTTGTAGTGACTGGCGTGAATGTTCCGGTATATTTTCCAATTCCCTTCAAAAAATGAAAATACCGTAATTGACCTCCAAAACTGGTTAAACTTGCATATTCACTTATATTTGCCTGACACCCGATAATTAAATCTGATGATGTGGTATAATTTGTAGTATCAGAAAACGTTAAAATAGAGGAACCATTTCTATAAATTGTAATAGTTCCAGAAATTCTCACAACTGCAAAATGAACCCAAGTATTTTTAAATGTTATCGCTGCTGAATTATTAGTGCTAAAGGCCGACCACCAATAAAAGCGACCGCCTTCTAAAGAAACACCTGGAGAACGATTATTATTAAACTCAAATATACGAGGCGCACCATTATTATCTGTTTGATATTGATACCATTCTATCGTAAAATCGGCAGTTCCAATAATTAGCGCAGAATTATAAGGAACTCGTAAATATGAGGTGTTATTACCGCTAAACGTTAGAGCTGCCGCACTACGTTGAATACCATCAATATACATATTACTAGTTCCACTAGTTCCACTACCAGAATATGCCCAAGTTACTGCAATATGATGCCATGCGTTGTCATTAATCGCACGGGTAGAATATATCCAATTATTTCCATATCCAACAAATGTTGGCAAACCAGCCGAATCAATATACAGAGATTTTTCACCGGATTCCCATGTCGTATCGCCGTCCTGACAGTTTAAAAGACCCATGCTAGTTCCACTCGTTTTAACCCAGCATTCAATCGTAAAACTAGCTTTTCCCAATTCTGTAATATTTGAACCAAAATCTATGAAATTCGTGGTTCCGTTGAATTGTAATGCGTTGATCACGGTGGCTGGGTTAATTGTGGCCACCGCAGTATTACTGCTTGTAAATGAAAATGCACCCATACTGTTTGATAGAGGAACGTCTAATGAGAATGGTGATTCGTTGATTGTTTTAGTGATATTTGCAAAAGAGGTTGAAAATGTAGGTGTAATCGCAGTCACAGTCACAGTCAAACTCGCGGTTTTTGTTCCCGATGCAAAATCCAAAAATCCGGCCTGCGTTGCGGTGATAGTTGCCGGAGTTCCACCGGTGGAAGATAATATCGTTACCACGCGTTGATTGGTCGGGACAGAGACATTCGCGTATGAAATGGTTCCTGAAAAATTCTCTCCGCTATTCAAGCGCCAACCACCGATCGTTACAGGACCTTTTCCGATTCCGTTACCTCCCATACTAAATGATGAACTATATGACGATTCTGAAACAAGAGAGTTTATCTCGGACGGAATTAGCACTTTATTGTAAAACCGGAATTCGTCAAGGAGTGTGCCGCTTCTTAAAAAGAAATTCGCGCTCGATTCATTAGCACCCGCACCAATACGTAAATTAGTACCTATATTATTTACGTATGTTCTAGACGCAGTTGTTAACAAATAACCATTTATATACACCACAAGTGAACTCGTCGATTTTGCAAATGTAAATGCTACATGTACCCACGTATTTACGGTCCCAAACCCGGTAAACAAAGACACGTCGGGGCCAGACCAACCCGATCCATTACCGGTCCAAAATTCTAAATTATTATTTCCGTTTATATAAATGAACCAACCGAATTGGTTTGGATTAGGACTATTACGACATGATGCGATGGATTGATAATTTCCGGCACTATCGACAGGTTTTATCCAGAAGGCGATCGTAAAATTATCTGGTGAGAACCTACCATTATTCGAAATTTCAAAATAATTACTTCCGTTGAACGATGCAGCAGCGGTTCCTCGTTTATAATCAGTTGTATTATATGTTACAGATCCTACATTCGTAAGAGTATTTCCATTTACCGATGAGTCGTTCGCATTACTATCAAAATTGTATGAAGCAACTAAGCTACTAACAGGAGAAACAATAGTACTTATTTCAGAAGCCGATAACACTTTGTTATAAAACCGAAAATCGTCTATAAGCGTTCCATTTTTTACAAATAATTCAGCAGGTGTAAAGTCTCCACCTGAACCAATACGTAAAGGATATGCTGTATTATTTGAGTATAATCTAGTAAAGGTTATTTTCACACGCCCATTTATATATGCAACAACCGTATTTGTAGACTTGGTCATGGTAAAAGCAATATGAACCCAAGTATTTATAGTTCCAATACCCGAATAAATATCTTCGAAACCGTAACTCCACACTGATCCCCCATTACCGGTTATAAACTCTAAATTATTATTACCGTTTATATAAATCATCCATCCTGTAAGATTAAAACCGTTACGGCATGTCACAACCGATTGTATGGTTGAACCACTCACCGGTTTTATCCAGAAAGCAACCGTAAAATTATCGGGTGAGAACCTACCATCGTTCGAAATTTGAAAATAATTATTACTTCCGTTGAATGAGGCAGCACCGGACCCTCGTATATGATCTGTCACATTATATGTTACAGTATTAACGTTTGTAAGGTTGTTGCCGTTAGTAGACGAGTCATTTGCATTACTATCAAAATTATACAAAGCAACAAGATTGCTGATAGAAGAAGTAGTATCAGTCACAGCAGCAATAGTATTATACGTTCCAGAAACATTTCGTAGTGTGAGTGTTATAACACCACCAGTTTGTGCCGCAGTTAGAACATACGGTGTGTTTAAATTAACTATTGTCGTAGAAGGTTCTATTGTTGTGTTATTCCAACTCCAATGAATTTTAGGAGGAGTAAATGCCGAAACCCACATTCCCCAACCACGGCCTGAATTGATTTCATTATACATATCGCCAATCAACGCTCGCCATGTCCCAGCCCCCCCTGTCACCGTAAAACTAAGATCAATCTGCCAACTTGTGAGAGATGCGATTAGAGGAAATTCAAATAAAGAGAACGTCGGAATAGTAATCGCGCCACTTGTTGCAAATATAGTTTTTGTCGTTGCCGCACCGCTACTTATCGTAGCGACAGCACCTGAGCTTATCGTGTATGTAAAATTACCCTGACTATTCGAACTGGGGTCAATAAATGAAAATGAAGCATCACTAGGGAAGTTATATACGCCATTCTTCGAACCTAAAGTCAGGGTGGAAATTCGCGGTTGAAAGTACAGATTCGAGAATACCCAACTGCCTGAAGGGGTACTTCCCATATTTAAGAGAGTTCCATTTGCACGATTACTCGTATTATCTAATGCGGTGGAATACGACCCCCAACCAGTTCCATCTCCCTGATTCAGTTCCCAATATCCAACCAATCCGGTTTCGTTTCCAATCAGGCGTTGCCGAAAGTTATTCGAAATATCCGCTGCCGAACGCACAACATTCCAGATACGAATATCGGACAAATACCCGCGGAATTGAGCGAGTGAACTACCATAAACGATAGTATGATCGTCGCTTCCAAAAACCAATTTTGTTGTAGTATTATTTGATAACAAGCCAAATCCGCCTGGAACCGCATCTGTTCTTGATAAAACACCATCGACATATATAATCTTCACACCACTCGTCGAGTTATATGTGCATGCTACGTGATGCCATAGAGCATCTTTATAGGTTGCTGTTGTTGTATGATATGTTCCTGTGTCGGCCGCATTCGTTAATCCCCAACCGATTTCTCCGGTGGGTAGCATATATAATGAAAATTGAGATGTAGATGAAACACCACCGCTGACATTTCGTGTAACTAATGCAGTATATAGTTTTTGATTGTTCGTATCTGTTGTCTTGAACCAGCACTCAACAGTCATCGTCGTGCGAAACTGCGTAGAATATGTCCACGCAGGAACTCCTACATTCACACAGTCATCTACACCATCAAATTGAAGAACTTGTGATATACTTGTTATCGCGGATGAAATGTTTGAACCGGTTGTTATCGCACCGGTCAAAGTAACGTTAATTAGTTTCGCGTTGTTTAAATTTGCGTTCGTAAAATTTGCATTCGTAAAATTACTTCCAGTTAAATCCATACCCGATAAATTTACACCAGTAAAATTAACACCCGAAAAATCAGTATTTGTCATATCGCCAAAATGTGATAATCCGTTTAAAGGTGTACTGTTGTACGTAGTCAACGAATAACCATTACTAAGTAAAAATCCTATATTTGGAATAGTAACAGCCGCATTACTCCATCGAGACGAATTGTAATTTTGGATTGTTAGATTTAATCCGTTAGTACGATCTGTAAATGTGCTGGTATTATCATTACATAAATAATTCGCAACAAGTCCGGGTGTATTTGAAGGAATAACACGATTACGATACATTAGAATGTCTGACGCAGATCGCGCCACATTCCATAAACGCAAATCGTATAAAACATTTCCATCTTTCTGCAAGTTACATGAACAACTGTCTGGGCTTTGCATTCCAATCGCGAATGTGCTATTATTTGAAAAAAAACTTGCTGAAGAAGTAAAGGTCTGTCTAGCAAGACCATTAATATAAAAAGTAAATGTAGAACCGGACCTCGTAATTGCAATATGAGACCATTGAGCTACAGGCACTACCGCCGATTCAGCATACATCCAGTCTCCGTAACTACTATTATAAAACGACAATCCAACAGGACCACCCACATTCAAATTTCGGATTTGAAATGTATAATTATAGTCTCCCATATCAACAATAGTGGAGTTATATTTTGCTGACGTCTCATAATACCATGTTTCAATCGTAAAATTTGCTGTACCTGCTACAATTTTAAACCTAGCATCATATGCACGATTGGCAAACATACTATTGTTATATTGCAACGCATAAAAACGATTGTCGACATATGTTGCAAGTATATACTTCCATGAATAAATATCCTGTGTAAAATATACATTTGTTAAATTAATATCATTTGTTTCAAGTACCCAGTTTCCACCATCAAGTGATGTACCCGTGTTATCGTTAGACGCACGAATCGTAATATTTTTCTGAACAGCCAGCGTATCTATAATATATTTCCAATCTGGATCCGCATATAATGCACATGCCATTAAATCAAGAGTAGTCAATCCGTATATCGTTTTTAAGTCTTGAATAAAAGTCGCAAAAGATACCCACGACTCTAATTGTGGGTCGATCTTCTCAACACCCGATATCTGTGCTGTTAACGATACACTATTCAATAATTTATAGCCAGCTTCGTTGAAGTTTGCGTGTTGAATTATACCTATCGTATTAAATACTAGCGGTATTGTTGAGACTTCATTCGCATCTTTTGCCAAATTATAAATCGCATCTAAATTATTCACATAGAGAAGTGGGCGAGCGGTGTAACTTATAGTACTCGAACTTATAATTGTAAGGTCGTTACCACTTGCGTCGTTACCACTTGCGTCGTTACCACTTGCGTCGTTACCACTTGCGTCGTTACCACTTGCGTCGTTACCACTTGCGTCGGTGACTCTTACGTCTCTTTCATACGGAACAACCACCGTCTTCATTTTTGATCTTTGAAAAAATACAGGATCCTTTCGAATGTTTGAACTTTCAGAATAAAATGGCCATGCTGTAGTTATAGGCGTTCCCGATGCATCTGTCTCTGGTTGCGACATCGTATACGACAGATGTTCGGCGTAGAGTGTCGACGGCAGTAATTGAAATGATTCCATATCAAAATCATCACATGGAGTGCAATGGTTACCAGACGCGTCCATTTGAGTAGGCGGGATAGGTTCCTCATAATAAAAATGATCGAGCATATACCTATTTTTATTGTTTAAAAATCGGAGTTTCGAGAGAATAGTTTCATACGTGTCATGATGATAGTTAAATACCAAACAATATGTATTTTCATTTGTCGAATTAATTATAACATCGATATCTTTAATACGATGATCGATTAAAAGTAATTTGGTAGTGGTGTCGTTACCAGTAGCAGTACCACCTCCGGTCTCACCGGTAGTAGTACCACCACTTGTATTTTCGCTGATATTACCACTACTATCAGTCATTTATTGTATATAATATAACAATATATATTCTATATTATATAATAAACATCAACAATAATACGATATGCTCATATTTAAATATTGTATTTCATGATTTTGTTACGATTATGGGGCACCATTATTAGACAATTTCGCCTTTATGTCTTGAAGCTCCTTAACAATAATCGCAATTAATCCAGTATAATTAATACTTTGATAATTCGGATTATCCTTTATCCCATTCACCAATTCAGGAAATATCGCCTGAAGTTCATGTGCAATAAAACCATATTCAATATGATTTGAAATTGTATTATAATATTCAACCGGTCGTATATCGTCGATCGTTTTGTTCATTAAATTCTTAACATCAGCCTTAATTCGATAGTCCGAAACCGTGTTAAATATTACCGCTTGAACTTTTCCATTTACATCTAAAAGCGCCGCCGGGTTCGATGTATTAATACCTACATTCCCCAAATTATAGTAAATATTTACACCCGACGAGTCCCATGCATAGGAGGGCGACGGTCCAGTTGCACCGTTTGGTCCGGTTGGACCTGTTGCGCCAATTTGTCCGGCTGAACCGGTTGTCCCTATAAGTGAAAAACTAAGATAACATGCGTGTCCGCCTAAGAATGGTGTAACTATTGGAACTACATTTTGAATCGTAAGAGTAATCCAACCAGTAGACGATGAATCATTTAGTGTTATAGCGGTTACCTTGTATATAATATAATTTGAATAATCCTCTATATCCTGAATTTTTAAATATGCATATCCTGAACTACTTGAACCATATAACGATAATTGGGAAAAATATGAATAAATATTGTTATTTGCCGTCGTATTATCCTTATTGCTTATATATATTGACGTTGCCGTGCTTTGCGATGCAAAATTGTTTAACTTAAATTTACCACTACCTGGATTCGATGCTGTTATTAGAGAATCTAAAAAATAAACAAATGTATTCATAGCTGTGGTTGATGTACCCGAGGCACCAGTTGGACCTGTCGTTCCGGTTACGCCTGCAACTCCGGCTTGACCGGTTGGACCTGTTGGACCTGTTGGACCTGTTGGACCTGTCGGCCCTGTTGCCCCCGAAAATGCGCCAATTGATATAATATCACCTATACCGCTATTATTTACTTTGTAAACATTTATATCAAGCGGTATTAATGCTATAATGCCCTCACCTAATAATACACGATATGGTATAGACCCAAATTTAAGATAATTTACGGTTACGTTTCCGTTTGAAACATCTTGTATGATTGTTCCATTTGATCGTAGTGTATATAATCCATTAACATTAACCGACTGATTTGTTGCTATATATATGTTTACCAACTCAGTAATTGACGGTGTAAATGTCACCTGGTTTTGCACATTTGGCAATTTTACAGACACGGTTTGTATTGTCGTTATACTATACGGACTAATAGTTGTTTGTATTAAGCTAAATTCGTTTTTTGTCAAACTTGTAAGATTATTTATTGCAGCAATACCATTATTGTCTGATCGAACCAATAATTGTCCCTTTTGTAAATTACTAAACGATAGTGTAGATATTGTTGCGCCAACAATTCGCGTATTTTTAAATGTAACATTCGTTATTATCGCATTCGTAAAATTTGCATTTGTCGCAATTGTATTTGTAAAATTAGAACCACTTAAGTCTACACCTGAAAAATCTGTCCCTGTTTTATCTTGTCCAGAATAATCGAATACTGGCATTTTATCACTATATATTTGTAATATTACTTATTTTGATATTTATAAATTTTATATACTTTATATACTTTATATAATTTTATAATTTCTAAAATTTATAAAATTATTATTTTTTAATGAAACTTGACTCTGTATCAATCTAAAAAAAATTGAAATGATTTTTTAAGTCATCTGAATACATCAGCGTTTCTATCCGTCAACCGTTTTACAAACTTATCAATAGCATGTTCGCTTTTCTCCGTTCTGGTAATTTCACCTCTTCGCGTTCTGGTCTCCCCGGTCTTTACACCGACAATTCTGGGTTGAAATACGATCTTCTCAGCTATACGGTTATGATGCGTGAAAACATCGCAACCGGAAACCCACTTTTCAAATCTGTCTGCGCTCCCGAATTTGCCGTCGAAGCTCCCGAAGCTGCCGCTGCAGCAGCAGAAGATCAATCAGCAGAAATACCGAATGATTCGTCATTTGACTTCGCCAGAAAGAATGCTGCATTCGCCGAGATGTTTGCTAAAGAACTCACGTTTTTGAACAGGACCATTCAAATGATTTCACTCATCGCGCGCAGGTACCACGAAGAACAAGAAGATCTCAACTGGGGGCGCTCCGACATCGAGGCAGGCGATGAGCTCGGTGGAAACATCAGCGATAGCGACGACGACAACTTCGACGATGATGCCACACCATCTGCATTATGCCGATCAGAATCGAGTCCATCTGATTCCAGGAAGACGGAATCATCAAGCCGCCAAAATCAACTGGCCGACTCCCTTCTCATCGGAAGTGGGCAACTAATGCGTTCATTCAGCGCATTATGCATGCGTGTCGGCCTTGAACCTCATGTCGTGAATTCGATGACGACGGCTGACAAGCCTCTTTCGGCGGCAACACTTGGAGCTCAACGAGCTGCCGGAAATCTCTGTGTGTCTAAATTGTACACACACTTCTGTGAATTCCCGGACACCAATCGCGGAGAAGTCGTCGAATGCTTTCAAGACCTCTGTGGCATTTCACAGGCCGCATGGGGAATCATGAGTTGGATCGCATTTACAGATCTGTTCCGTTTGACCAAAGGCACCGATTTCGAGATTGCCCCCCTGAATCCCGACGATGCAATACTCGCCAATCGCGGTCGTCCATTCATTTCTCGGATCGGAAACCCTGCATGCTATAAGACCATCGATGAACGATTCTTCAACAGGAGCATGGGTTCGCCATCAAAACAACACTCGGCCTAATCCGTCGCCCGTCCCGTCCTCCACAGTTTCCAATAAAAAAAGGTAATAATGTAAGTAACAATATAATTATGTGCTTTATTTGATATACTAACACTTTTTTTATACATATATATCTTTAATACTCACGGAACTGATCACGAATATATTCAAACACAGAAATCACATCTCGTGCACACGTCGTTATGTAATCGGCAACAATACCTTCATCTGTTCCTACCTTCTCTGCAAATCCAACTCGAATCATACTGTCCGGATTGTGAGGGTGCACCTTTCGAAATGCACAATATGTAATCGTCTGATCTTCAGCATAATGCTTGTCGTGAAGAAAGAATTCAAGCGCCTTTCCGAGTGTATAATCTTCACCCTTCAACTCAATATCGTAACCATTCTGAATTGTAGATACCGTAGGGATAATATGATTCTCACCACTTTCGATATCCTGAATAAACTTCACACACTTATTGATCATAATTTGCGCTGCTTTTGATACAATCTCACTATTCGAATAGACACCCACCGTCTCAATAACAAAATCAAAACTGTCAGCCTTTGTTAATCTTTGCGCATCCAATAATAACCAATTTTTCCTTTGGGATTCCATTTCTTTGCTACCGATCTGAAGACCGTCCTTCACAAGTTCGGCTTCTTTCAAACGCCATGACTCGTCCATCATAGATGGATCCATCGTCATACTATATGCGCATGTAGATACGACATTAAATGCGCCGTCCTCTTTGGCAGTTCCAACATCAAAATCACAAGTGAGCGTCAACTGTTCTCCTTCACTATACTCCGTTGTCTTCGGCATCAAGCGCATAAACTCGATGTAATCACCGGTAATCTGATTTGGCGGAAAAATCTCATGAACCTTAACGTCCGTGAGGTATTTTCCGCTTGATTTATTCTTTATTTTAAAATCCTTAGTAGTAACATACCTTATTTCACTTCCATCAGCAATCACATTTACCTCAAGTACGTATTCCTTATACGGAAAATCCGCGTCCTTCATGTGAATTGGAATACAACTTAATCTCTGTTTGATTATTTCGTTGTGAATACGCGAGGTGTTTGTAGTAATCGACGCTTTGCATTCAGCATAAGGGAACGTGCGAAACACTAATGTCGGAATATCCGACAAAATAATACGGCGAAGTGCATTTGCTAAACTCACGTTAATACGATCGATCGTAAATTTAAGCTCTCCGTTTTCGTCTGTCCTGGACGCAAGACGTGGAATATATTTGGATACCACATTACTGGAATGAATTGGCGCCGCACCAGCTCCCGACGAACTAAGTACACCTTGTTTACTTGACATCGACATCGAATTTTGAAATTGATTTAAAATACAGAGATTCTGGTAGAAATAGATAAGATTTAGGCGGAAATAACAACTACGCTGTAATTAATCCCAGATGGTTCTATTTATATTTTGTTTATATTATTATATCAATTTTATTGTTATATTGTTTTATAAAATGCCGATTTTCAAAGACAAACGCGTGTAAATAATATATAAATACTAATAATAATTATTAAGTATCACGAATAAGATAAAATATGTCGTGTATAATTTATTATAGCAATCACTGTGATAAATCAAAGGCCGTTTTAACAACATTATCTAAATCACGTCTTCAAGACGATATTCATTTTTTATGTATAGATAAACGTGTTCGTTCTGGCCCATCAAGCTGGCATATTATAACGGAATCGGGCGAGAAGGTGCTATTGCCGCCACAGGTGAATCGGGTTCCTGCATTATTGCTGTTGAATAAGGGACATCAAGTACTTTATGGTGATCAGATTCTCCAGCATTTTCAGCCAAAGGACGCGGCTTTGAATGCAGCAGCTACAAATTTTAACGGCGAACCGAATGCGTTTTCGCTTGGTCGAGAAAGTATGGGTGGATTTGGTGTTGCATCGGATAATTTTAGTTTCTTGGATCAAAGCGCTGATGAGTTATCCGCAAAGGGTAATGGTGGCATGCGTCAGATGTATAATTATGCTACAATAGATATTATCGATAAAATCGAAACTCCACCAGATAATTATACTCCTGATAAAGTAGGTTCTGTATCTCTCGAACAGCTTCAACAACAGCGAAATTCTGAAATAAAAATTGCGGGTGGTGGTGGTGGTGGTGGCGGCGGCGGATATGGTCAAGAGAATATGGTTATGCGACCCCAACAATCTACACAACTAAATAATGGTGGTGGCGGTGGCGGAATGATGCAGCAACATCAAGCGCCACAACAGAGACTTCCACCACAGCAACAACAGCAACAGTACGCGCAACAACAGCAATACTCACAATTTCAACAACCACAAATGAACCCAAATCAGAGAGGTCAACCTCTTCCTCAACCACAACAGTACGCTCCAATTGGCACTCCACCTCAGCAAGCTGCTGCTGCTGCATATCGTGCTCCTCCACAACAAACCGAATATTCACGGTTGTCTGCTAGTCAAAATGGCGGGCCTGAAAATAATGGAAGTATGCGCGGAATGGACGTTCGCCCCCAACCTCGCGGTGGCGGTAGTTGGATTTAAACACGAGCGTTTGAGTTTAAACATATTTTGATGTATTTGTATAATGGATTATAGCTTATAAATAATGGATTATACACTAGATTTTTATTCTAGAAGGGACGTTTCAGTAACATTTCCAAATTTCATATATGACGATAGTCGTTTCTGTTCTAAACTATATGTTTTCCTCAAAACAATTGGACTTGCTCTTTATACAACAACATTAACTAGATGCACGACCACATACTATTATATTATAATGATTTTAGTCATGTTTTTATCTACTGTAAACAGCGCGCGTTATGAGTATCAACATTATAAAAGATACGGAACTACTTTTTCATCGGTTGATGAATATGATGTGTGGAAAGGACAACTATTGCCGAATACCCGTCTATTGTTTTCTATAGTCGAACTAGGAATAAAAACTGGATTTTTTATTAAAACATTTCCACCTCAGTTTGATTTTACTAGTACATGCGATATCGGGGAAAGTATTTTCAAAATTCATATATTAACCCTATTTTCTTTGTATACTATCGCGGGTATTTTTTCGATCTGCATTTATTGTTCATTCTTTTGCAATAATAGATATCCATCAAATAGAAATATAATCCAACAAGTTGAACCGGGACAATTACCAATACAATTACCAATACAATTACCAATACAATTACCAATACAATTACCAATACCAATACAATTACCGGTACCATTAGATGTCATCATAGTATTGGATCCAAACGAAGAATGTTGTATTTGCATGGATATAGATAATAATCAATCATGGATAGTGTTACCATGTGATCATAAGTTTCACGGATCATGTATTTCAAGATGGTTGGATATACATAATACTTGTCCGGTGTGCCGCCTTGATATGTGTGTGATCTAATAAAATTGAAATCATTTTCATTATATCCGTTTATATCATCGGTTATCCATCGTTAAATACATACATATCAAATGTCCGCCGCCGTCGCCACCACCGCCCCGAAGAAATATCGTACTCATTATACCCGCTCTTGGCATGCATACCAACAAATCGCGCCATCACATCTTCATTCCATCGAGCATTACAACGCCGCTTGCGAAGAACACGCCAAACTATATGACGAAGACGTGATGTTTCTTCGTGAGAATATCACCAAAATAACTGGTTGGTATTGGTGCACCGGTTGGCCTCCCCAGAATTGCGCTGAATCGGACGGTTACGTCGACGTCCGAACCGGAAAAAAGTATACGTTGCAGGGAGACAATTCGTTTTTCAAGGAAATCAGATGAATCTATTACACTACACCGTTGCATATTTAAAACACCGATTATTGTATAAATATATTTGAATAATTATAGTTATATAAGTAAAATGACATATATTTTTTATAGTGGATTAGGAGCAAAGGATACAGAAATACATTCTGTTGAAGAATTTTTAAATATTATGAAAAATGCATCATCACATTACGATGAAATGACTTCACTTGGTTTTGATATGGAATATAAAAACTATCTACTTCCTGATGATTTTATACAATTTACGTTAGAAGAATGGCTAGATTATACAGGTGCTACATATTGTGATTCTTAATGGTAATATTATTCAAATCTATAATCTATAATCTATAATCTATAATCTATAATTTTAAAAGTATCCATATCCATACAAATTTAATAAAAAATATTCAGTATAAAACCAAAAAATATTTCGTTTAAAACTAAAAAAGAAACTCAAGTATTTTGGACATTTCTATCCATTTTTATGTAAAACCTACAAAAATAAAAGAGCTATAAATATTTTTTGTTACCATAAATAGTAAAAAATATTTCGTTTAAAATAAAAATCAAAACAAAAGTAGGGTATAATACAATAATGTTCGATCCAATCCCCGGCATAAAAACGCCCAAAAACGCCCAAAACTCCAAAAAACTCCAAAAAACTGGACATTTTTGGGTGGTTTTAAAAATGTCCTTTTTTGCCTTTGCGTTTGGAGATTTTTAAAAAAAATAAAAACATCGACCTTACGCTTATGCTCTAAAAACTTTTTGATGGTCCAAAAAAACGTGACTGAAAATTTATTTTTGCATCGATCAAAAAACCCCATTTTTTGGACATTTTTTATTTGGCGTTTTTTTGTATCATGTCCATTTTTAGCTACTACAAATACGACAAATGTGATACAAAATGATACAAATTACGACTACACCATTTAATCCGCATGATATATCGTCTGCGCCATGGTCGATTGTCACCAAAAACGACGAGCGTCAGTAACAACGGACATAAAACTATACACTGTCGAACATATCATTTTTATCTTTTTTTTTTCAGAATAAAAGATAAAAATTATAAAAAATATTGTCGAATTCATATCGATTTTTATGGATTTCTAGAGGTTGATTCTTCGGTTTTTCTGTAGTGCAACACTACAACCGCCCCGCGATTTAGTCCATTTATTGCCTTTGATCGCATACCCTTACCGGAATGCTGTTATTTAGCTTTGTATATTCTTCCAAAATACACCCGATAGATCAACGTCTGTTCATTTAGGCGTTTTTTGTCTCCATTTATAGTATACAATACTATAAAATACAACACATTCCTACAATATACTACGATGAAAATACTCAAATCTTATACCTGTGAAATATGCGCATTTGTAACAAGTAACAAAAATGATTACGGTCGTCATATTACCACACGTAAACACCAAGAACGCGAGAACGGATACAAGAAGACTCCAATTACTGCAACCGGATTGTATTGTTGCGATAAGTGCAATAAACAATTCAAATCTAGAACCAGCATTTATAGACATAAGCCAAAATGCGAGACGTTAATCAATAAGAAGGCGGCGACATTTACTAATACAACAACCGGTGCTGGAGTTTGCACAGGAGGTATCGATATCGGTATTGGTATTGGCGCGGGGTCCAATAATATCCAAATAAACGAAATTGTTGCCGAAAATATGAAAATGAAGGCGATGATGATTGAGATGATAAAACAGAATAATCATTTACAGACACAGATGTTAGATTTATACAAAACGAATATGATATTTTCATCAAATGCAAATAATGGCGCAGGTAATGGTAACCCGAATCAAAACACATACAACGCTAGTAATCCATGTAGCGCTGGTGTCACCAGCCATAACAATCTTGTGAATATTAATACGGTGAATAATACGAACTGTAATAATCCAACGTTTAATCTGAATCTATTTTTAAACGAGAAATGTAAAGATGCGATGAATATCCAAGAATTCGTGAATTCGATACAGTTGAATATGACTGATCTCGAGAATGTTGGAAAGCTGGGGTATGTTGAAGGTATATCCAATATAATTATAGATAATTTGCAAAAGACCGATCTCTACAAACGCCCGGTTCACTGCAGCGACGTAAAACGCGAAACATTATATGTTAAGGACGATAATAAATGGGAGAAGGAGGGACCAGAGCATCAAAAAATGGTAAACGCTGTATTGGCGGTTGAACATAAAAATATCGGATTAATGGGCGAATGGGCTGCCGCTAACCCAAAATGCATGAATAGTGGTGCAAAAGAAAACAACAAATATTTTAAATTATCGAGAACGGTTACGGACGGCGAAAGAAACGGAAATATCGCGAAAGTGATACGCCGGGTTGCAAAAAATGTGGTTATCGATAAGTAGTACATTACGCCAAAAATAATAAATAAATACAATTTATAAATAAATATATTTATTATTTACCGAATATGACATCTCAGCTCGTTCTTCCAAAACCGAACGCAAATATAATATGGCGTGCTGCATGGTGCTCATTTTTTACATCGATATATGCATTAACACACCCTGATACAATATATTTTGCAATTATACCTGCATCGGTGTTTGTAACATCTTTGAATTATTGGCGTGATCCTGTTCGCGAATCATGGCGCCGAAAAACCGATATGATGGTCGTTTATTCCGGCATTTCGTCCCAAAGTTTATATGTTTATTTATATTTAACTGATCAAAAAGTATTACAATATAATCATTCATATTTTTATTTGATTTTTACTTCATTCATGTGTTATCTAATAAGTGAGTATTATTTAAAACGAGATAGAATATGGCCGGCAACCTATTTTCATGCATGCATACACATAATTGCGAATATTGCAAATATTGTACTATGTGAAGGAGTGATACATAAAAATGTGATATATCCAGAGTAATCATATTATCATAAGTAAATATATATAAAGTTATTTCTATATATATAATAGATGAACAAAGACAATATAATCAAATGTCCTTCGATTCAACATACAGTAGCGAAGAAATCAAACAAACGAGATTAAGCAAATGGGCTACCGAAATTCGCGAAATTCGAGATAAACTCGGCGAAGATAAAACGATGAAACATAAATCACTTAACCATTTGCAGGGGATTATTACATTTAATAGTGTGATTTTTTACACAGGATTTTTCTTTTCTTTTATGGATTGTGCATACGTATTTCCTTGGCTCATGATGGGATTATCGATAAGTTCACACTGGACCACGGTTAGTCATCACGTAAGCCATGGAGGGTATAATGAAGAAAAGAAGTACAATAGGTTTAGTTATGGTGTGAAATTTCGTAGGTTTTTTGATTGGATGGATTATATTTTACCTGAAGCGTGGAGTTGCGAACATAATGTATACCATCATTACAAGTTAAACGAATATAATGATCCAGATAATGTTCAGCATAATTTGGTTATATTGCGAAGTATGAATGCGCCATATATCGTGAAATACGGTATTATTTTATTTTTTGCTTCGACATGGCGTTTGTTTTATTATTCATCGAATTCGTATAAATATTACAAGGCAAATAAACTGAAATACGATATGAAAATGGAAGACTACAAGCAAATGACGCTTTTTGGTATTGTAACAAATGAATGGCCATCTTGGATCAATAAAGTAGAATATTTCACGCTTGTGTTATTTCCTATTTTGTTGTATCGTATGACTTGTTTTATTATGGTATATTTAATATCATTTTATTTCCCTCTGGTAATAACGTATGGTCGTCTGCAAAATGTTGTGATTAATTATTTGATCGCCGACGTTTTATGCAATATTCATACTTTTTCGATTATTGTCCCGAACCACTCTGGACAAGATATGTATTTATTCAAAAGACCTGTAACGGGTAACAGCGATGAATGGCTTCTTCGTCAGTGTATTTCGTCCACGAATTATAATACCGGTAATAATGTTATCGATTACTTGCAAGGTTGGTTGAATTATCAAATTGAGCATCATTTGTTTCCAGATATGTCAGCGTATGAATACCAGGTTATGCAGAAAGATGTCGAGCGAGTTTGTAAGAAATACGGCATTCCTTATGTAAGTGAGAATGTGTTTCGGCGAATATGGAAAACGGTTAAAATTATGACTGGACAAGAAAGTATTCCATATTACGAAGGAAGCGAGCTTGAAAAATATGTGAATGAGTGTATTTAGATGTAAATTAACATACATATATAAAAATAGAATAAAAATACATTTTATTCAGTAATAATATATTGTGAATAATAATACATAATTACTGAATAAAATGTATATGCGTGAATGGTTTAGTAATCCGAATTTCCTTTTGACATTAATGGTCGCATCATATTTAATTCCAATTTCTTATGTGTATTACAAACATACAACAACATGCAAAAGTGTATCAAGTATTATAACAAGTAACGAGCCCTTTTTTATTACACAAATAAACGGAAAAGATAATGATTTTCAGCAAGTCTTATCTAATAACGATGCTTTCGCGGGTGGGGGTAATATCGGTGAACTAATAACCACTCGCGTTGTTATTGCGGTATGTATGGCGTTTATGGGATTGTTTACAATATTGTATGAGATACAGCGCGGGTATATGTGGTCAATTATACTAATATCTGTATTATTAGTTGGAATATTCGGCGTTATATTCGTACCTGAAACAAATCCAAACCATTACATCTTTGCGGGTGCGGCATTTTTATCGATTTTCGCATTCATGGTATTTCATTCATTCTATTCATCAAATCTATCACAAAAATGTATCAACTTACGGTTATTAGTATATTTGCAATTATTATTTATGGTTGTTACGATTATCGGCGTTATACAAGACTCGCCGATATTTATATTTGAGTCATTATTTATTTTAAACTTTGCGGTCTATTACCTATATCTACACTACAAATGCTTATATATGTAAAATTGATATAAATTGTCCAATATACTATTGTCTATAGTCATACAACAGTATATTGCCTAATAATGGACACTATTGAATCGGGATCACCACCGGCACCGGCTACCGCTGTAACTAAAAAAAAGATCATACGTATCAAGAAGAAGATAGAACCAGAAGTCGTCGCGACAACACCGCCCGAAGCGAAACCCACCACCGAAACTCAAGATATACACAAAGACGTCCGTGTTATCCAAGGTGATTGCCTTGAATTATTGAAAACACTCCCCGACAACAGCGTTCACCTCGTCCTGTGCGATCTGCCTTACGGAACGACGAAATGCAAATGGGATAGTGTCATCGATATCGACAAATTATGGATTGAATATCGGCGGATTCTCGTGAAACCAACCGGCGTGGTTGTTCTCTTTGGTCAACAGCCTTTTACGTCAAGGATTATCTCCGGTAACTACGAGTGGTTTAAATACACGATGATTTGGAAGAAAAACAAGACGACACAGTATCTTCTTGCAAATTATAGACCGATGAAATGCACCGAAGATATTTGCGTGTTTTCGCCTGGAGGTGCAGCAGCGGCTTCACGCCACAAAGGCAACATGACATATAACCCGCAAGATCTCGTTCCGGTTGAAATCAAGAAAAAGAACTCCGAAAAACGTATCGGCAAAATGTTGAATCAAAGTCATCATCTTGGACCTAATAATAAATTGATCGGAGAGAGCGAATATACTCAATCCTATACAAATTATCCGACCGAACTGATCGAGTTCAATATTGAATCGGATACGATACACGAAACACAAAAACCGGTTGCCCTCATCGAGTATCTTATTAAAACGTTTTCGAATCCGCGGGAAGTTGTACTTGATAATACGATGGGGTCGGGAACAACCGGGATTGGTTGTATTCATACGAATCGCCAGTTTATTGGAATGGAGCTTGTTCCGAAATACTTCGATTTATCATGTGCGAGAATTGAAGAAGCGGTGGCCAGTATGAAATCGAAGAAATGCTCTGTTGCTGATGGCGGCGAGGAACACCTGTAAGGTAAGAATAACTAACAAGAGATCTAACGATGATGATTCAAACGACTTCTTCGTCGTTCGTATTTTTTTCATCGGTATACTCTGGTAATTCTACCATTTTATGATGGCGCTCGATTGACATGCTTGATCGATAATCGTCGATGTACTGATATAATAAAATTCCTCCAGACAACGCCAAAAATAAAAGTGAAACACCGATCGTTGCATCAAATGGCTCTTTAAACCAGACAAAAGAGTATGTAAGTTGAATTACACGTCGAATTAAATCAAGTCCGCTAAGTAAGATGTTTGCAGGAATAACACTTTGTTTACTGTTAAGAATATATATTTTATTGAACATATAGAGCTGTAAACCAAATGCTATGAAAAAATACATCGTCATCGTGCTTACGTTTATAGGTGGCGCGTTTTTTGTGGTATAGTATATTGCCCATGGAACAGTAATTATAAAGTATGTGCTCTGAAAAATGATCTGAAAATCAATATTCGAAATATTTTGGTTGAAACGGGTCATCGTATACTCGATCACGTTATTATACGTTGAATTTAGAAAACACGACATCATTATAATTATGGTGTTTTGTATAACATTACCCGATTGGTATTGAAATAAATATTGCACCGTGACTATACTGTGAGAAATAAGTAAAGACACACAGCTTGCATAGTAGAGTCGGGTAACCGGTTTTTTCAGGAGGTATTTGAACCACGGAATGTTAAAAATAATGAAGCCTGACCGTAGTATTGTATAGTAACTAAGCGTGACTGTGTTTAGTGCGAAAAATACGAATACGGTTTCTACTGTATAAAGAATTCCTGTGAATATTGGAAATATCAAGATTTTACGGCGTTCAGGTGCTAGGTATGTTTTCACATGGGTCCATGAGAATTTATGAATGAAAAAACAGCTATAAAATGGAGTAAATAATAGACTTAATAATACGCTGAACCATTCATTCTTGTAATCGTAATTATTTGTAATATATTTCATACAAATTAGATATTCGGTTAATGTTACTACAAATAATATAGAATTTAGAGTCAATAACCAAGTCATAAAAACCAAATATGGTAATATTACATAATATTTGAAAATGTGTCTATATCTGTTATGATATCATCATTTGAATAGTAACAAAATATTTTATATCGATATTATAAATGTCTAGCTCTTCACAAATATTAGTTTTACAAGAATCAAATGAACCAGAATTTACCGAATATAAACAAAATTTATTAAAACAGAAACGTTCAAAAATTTATGCAGGTTGGTATCTCTGTCAGGATAAGATTGGTGATGATTTTGTGCAAAATGCAATAACTGACGCCGCAATTTTGGTTGTAAATATATTTAATGAAAATATAATTGGATTTGCTGCTGTATCTAGGTATAACGACGATCATGGTAATCCATATTTGTATATAGATTTAATTTGCAATTCACATCCGTCGCTCGTTACACGAAAAGGTCAGAGACAAGGTGCAAAGTCTATAATTGATAGAATAGAAGCGGTTGCTAGAAGCGAGGGTTGTTCGTCGATAAAATTGAGTGCGGTTGGCGACGTTATTCCTTACTATTATAGGCTAGGATATGAATTCGATACTGTGTATCTAAAAGATGGAAAAAGTATCAACGAAACATTAAAAAAAGAAGCGCATGAGTTAATAACTGAATTAAGAAGTGCGCAAATAGAACGATCTATGAAGAAGCAAGAGACGCGTTTTATAAAAATTATACACAGGTTTTTTCCTGGTTATTTAAGTGAAAAGTATCAGAGTGATGTAGCTTCAAAATCCGGTAGTGCTAGAACTGGTCCAGCTAGTGATCAAGGAATTCCGATGACCAAGTTATTAGCTCGCGCTGGTGGTGAAGGAGCAGCTGCTGCTAGAGAAGGAGGAGGGAGAATAGATAAGAAAAAAACGATTCGTAGAAAATATAAGAAACAGAGAGGTAACAAAACGAGGAAGCATTTGTGAAATGATAATTCATAAATAATTGATATAAACCGAAATATTATATATACATATACATTCACAGGTGATTGATAGATGTCAGCATCGAAAAATAGATATAGCACTCCGGAGCCGGAGGTTCCCGATTGTCAAGATTGGACTCCGGTCACGCTGAGCAAGAAGAAACCTCAAAAAGAGACAACCGCCAAGACTGCGCCATCACAGGTAGGTTCAAATGTGAATTCTGCAAGTGCGGTTGTTGCGGCAACTACTTCTGCTTCAAAAAGTGAAGATGAACCGAAAAAGACGAAATATATTGCCAAGGTAACATCGGACGCGGTAAGAGCATCGAGATGTGAAAAGAAATTAACGCAAAAGGAGCTTGCGCAAAAATGTAATATGGACGTCTCGATTATTGCGGAGATTGAACGAGGCGTTTGTGTATATCAAGCGGCTCATGTAAATAAAATACAGAGTGTTCTTGGGGTGAAGATTCCGAGATCATGAGAGGAATGAAGATTCCGAGATCGTAGATAGGGAGGTAAGGGGGTAGATATTTATATTATTCTATGTAAAAAAAATGATGAAATTACGACTCATCATAGAATAATATGTATTTTTCTTTGTTTTTTGTTTGTGTTGTGTCATTTATGCGTGCTGGGTGCTTTTGCCCAAGATGAATGCGGTGATTTCTTCGATGGTTGGTTTCGAAGTATCGGGAGACTTACGGTTGGCGGCAGCGAGTGCTACCTGAAGTGTTTGTTGAAGGACGAAATCGTCGCGTTCATCGGTGCGGCAGATGTAAGCGAAACGAGCGGTCAACGTCTCGAGTTTGTCGCCTTGCCCGCCCATAGAGCGGTTGCATGGATCGCACAACCACCCGCGGAATTTGTTGGTGATATGGTCGTGGTCAAATACGAGGGAATGGCGTTCGTCACCTTTTTTGTTACATATTGCGCAAACATCATGTTCGCTGGGGGTCGTTGAAACGCCGGTTTTTTTTGCCACGCGCTTCGCGTGTGCGAGGCCTTTTCCGGCGGTTTTGGTGCAATCTTTGCACTCGGGACGTTTCAATCGAAACCCGTGTTTGTCGAACGGTTGGCTGCCGGAAGTGTTATTTCCGAATTCGGCGAGGCATTTTTCAGCGCCGCATTTCGTGCATTTGCGTGTGTGTGTGCGCGCGTGTTCGTCTTCTTCTTCTTTGTTTTTGAATGCGGGGATTGGGTAAGTTGACGTGGTCGGGGTTGTAGGGGTCGCTTCGAGGGTAAGATCGGGTCTTTCAGTAGTAGATGTCATGGTTGATACGAGTCTGATAACACTAATTTAAGAAAATTTGCATTTCAATTTTTTATAAAAATAGAAGAAAACTCGTCATGATGAAAAATACATGACAATTTGTTCATGTACTTGATAGTACACTTCTGAAGAATATTATAATAAAAATGTTTATATACTATATATATTTAGGATAAGTTAGGTAGATTATATTAATATGAGTAGTTCCGAAGATCGGCCTTCTGATTCTCCTTCTGATTCTTCTCCTTCTGATTCTTCTCCTTCTGATTCTTCTGTTTTACCGAGTTCTAGTCCTACTCAAAATAGTCAAGTAGTTTCTTCTGAAGAGGTATCTAATTTTAATAATGAGTTTGATGATTTTGTTCTGGCTGCTGAATCGGGATTAGCACTACTTAACCCCCAAACAATATACGACCTAGTATATAATTATGTTAAATCAACAACACCACCCGACATTGAATATAGTGAGTTTAAATTGAGATGTATCTCGACTGCTATGATACCATTACTGTTTTTGTCATTTTTAATGGCAACTAGTCTTAGTAATAATATTAATGTAATGTCAAGCAGAGAAATTCAAGAACTGATAGGAGGACGAAAGAGAAAGTCTGGTGGAGGAGGGAATGGAAAATTACCACCACTAACACCTGGGAGAGGAAAACTACCTAAAAAACAAAGAGATTTTTTACTCGGTGAATCTAAGAAAACTGATCCAGACAAATACTTCGGGACCCTAGGTGATTATAGACAGAAGGATAATATCATTGTATTTACAGATGCCGACATTCGAAAAGCAGAGGCCGAAGCTAAAGCAGAGGCCGCTATCGACGCTTCCGCAGCTAAAGAGGCTGAAAGGGGCAATCCCGCCGATGACGCTGAAAAAGCAACGACCACTGCAGAAGAGGATAGCCTTCAAAGAAAACTGAAAGCGGCGGGGGTGGTAGAGGCGCAAAATGGACCGAATGGAAGACGAAAGAATAATACGAAAATAACACAGCATAACCAATTAAGTATGATGCAAATTGTTGCGGTTGCTGGAATTTTTGGAATTGTTTTTGCTCCTTACGCTGCCGCAGTCAATCATCAAACTACTCCTGGATACAAGAGACACACTATTGAAATAAAAAATCCATACTTATCGATGTCACAAGGATCACAAGGACAAATTGTTCATCAAGGGCCTCAGAATGTTATGGGGGGCTTGACAGCGGCCATTAGTGCGACTGCGGGTCTCATCGCGCATCAAACAGTAGGTATCCACGCTGTTAATCGTGTAGCGGCCGAAGGCATCAATTTTTTGCATAAAAACGTTAAGGGGGTGGGACCGAGTATTGCATCTGCAATTGCTCCTTACGTTGGTGTAGTTCCAACAACTGAATTAACTATGTCACCAGCTGCTGTAGTATTAGGCCAAAATCGGGAAGGAAAAGGTATTAATGCATTAATGAAGACCGGGACAGCGGATAATCAACCAGTTACATATATGTCGGAGATAGAACTTGCAGCACGAAACTTAGCAGAAATAACACAATACTGCGCTCAAGGAAAAGGCACCATAAACGTTGACCCTAAAAAGTGCAGTTTTGCGTATTTTGAACAACTACAACAAAGACTTTATAGAGCGATTGAAACCTTTCCTGCTTTGTTGCGAGATCTTAATGCAAAATATCTTGATCTAATGGGTAAAAAATGTGGAATTGACATGAAAGTAGGCAAAAAAATAATCGTACCAGCGCGACCTGCAGTCATGAGCCCAGAGCCCAGCAAGTGGAATTTATGGCCCGAGCCGCAGAAGGTGCTGCAACCAGCAACTGATGCACGACTCGATGAAGTCCAAGTACCTTGTTTTGATCCTCTCAGAGATGCTTTTAATGTGGACTTGGACGAAAACGGTAAGTTAGTATTCTTGATTTCAGACGACGTTACACTTGCAAAAGTTGCAAGTCATTTACAGGAAGACAAGCCCGAACAATGTCCAATTGTGGATTATAATATAGTTACTGGAAACATGATAACATATAAAGAAAATATTGAACGATATATTGTAGATTTTGTAAAAAATCCAAAGTTAAAAACAATGATTGAAGCACAAGGCACTCCAGAATTACAAAAAAAAACTGTAGTAAAAATGTTTAATAAGTGTCTTATGTGGCAATTTAATTTGGATGCGGTGACGTTATTGCCTGATTTAATTAAAGAATTGAGTGATCCGAATATTTTTCTTAATGTCAAAAAACCTACTGATGTTCCTAGACCATTTATGGACGAGAACGCGGCGATTTCGTTATTTCTGGAACAATTCCGGAGTTTTGAGAATATAATAATATTGACCGAAGAAGAAGCTGTCGCTGAGAAGGCGAAGCAAGCAGAATTAGAACAAAGTCTTGGCAAGGCCTATGTGCCCCCTATCGTCCCTCTGGAGCGTCGAATTACTTCACAAAATATTAATGATATATATACCGAATATTGGAAGGCCCAAACCTTATCTGCGAAGTTTGCGAATAATATTCTAAGACCAACTTTGGATGTTCTTGGCGATATAATAGTAACAACTGTAGATGTTACTTCTAAAGTCGTTTCAAACTCTGCAGGTAAAGTTGTAAAAAACGTCGGTGCTGAATTTGGGCTGGAAGGCTGGCAGGCGAGTCTCGCCGGCATGAGTGTTTTTGGCATTATTGGAGCTGCATTTGGTATGGTGCCATTTGTTGGAGCTGCTGTTCCTATTGGATTCGGAGCTTCTTGGTTAGTTTTAAAAATGGTTCAACTACTTCGCTACCAGATTCGTGGAGGTGGTAGATTTATCGGCGCAGCTGTGAGGGGCGCAATTCAACCTGGTGCTGGTGCTGGTGGTGCTGGTGGTTGCATTAGGCGAAATGCCAGAAGTGGCGGTGGTGGAACTAAAAGGAAGAAGATTAAGACTAAAATCGTAAAATCAAAAAAACGACGACTAATTTATTTTACTAGACGACGATCTATAATAAAAAAAATAAGAAGAAGTAAGAAGAATTAATAAGAAGTAATAAAAAATAAGAAGAAGTAATAAGAAGTAATAAATGTATTATTGGTTGAAATTTAAAGTATAATCCAATTAGGCATAATAGAATGGTATGATGCATCATATCTTCATACAATAAAACCAAATATTTACGTAAATAAATGACTTAAATATTTGGTCTATAATTATACAAACAACCGATAACATTTATTAAATGGGAGGAGGAAAAAAGAATAAGAAGACGAAGCCTTCTTCGAATAATCAGAGTCAGAATAAAACTTCAAATGCTGATAAAGAGTCCGCAGCCCCGCAGCCGGTTACGATTGATTCGATTTCAATCGAATTTAAAACTGTTATGTTGGATTTCTTGAGAGATATTGATTGTTCTTTTCCGGAGTATCGAGATACTTTGTCACGATATTTAGGATATTCTCATGAAATGAAACCGATGCCCGATGATCTGTATATTGAGTTATATTCTTATTGCAAAATGGTTTACCCTGCGCGATTTTTCGATATTTTGTATAAGAATGAGGAGTTTTTCAAGGTGGAAGGAGCCGCTAGCGCCGGTGATACAAGTTCTATGTTTCTTCCAAATGTTGATTTTCGAGAGATTTGGCATACGGAAGATATTTCAGATAATACGAAGGATATTATTTGGAAGTATTTGCAGTTGATTTTGTTTTCGATTGTGAATAATTTGTCGGATATGGGGTCGTTTGGAGATACGGCAAAATTGTTTGAGGCGATTGATGAGGGAGAGTTGAAGAGTAAGTTGGAGGAGGTGATTGGTAGTATGAGTTCATTTTTTGATTCACCGGAGAATGATGGAACAAAGGGTGATGGTACGGGTGCGGGGCAACCGCATAACTTCGAGGACTCATTCAAGAAGGCGTCCGAATTCATGAATTCGTTTATGCCTGGCGCTGACGGTGCCGGTGTGGGCGAGGGTGCGGGTGCAGGCGAGTCTCATTCGCAACAAGCACCACCTGTGCCTGATGCAGGAGCGATTCACGAACATCTATCTTCGATTCTGAATGGAAAGATTGGAAAGCTTGCAAAGGAGATTGCAGAAGAGACGGCAGCGGATTTGGATTTGAATATGGAGAATGAGACATCGATGAAGGGGGTGTTTCAGAAGTTGTTGAAGAATCCGACAAAATTATCGGGAATAATCAAGTCGGTTGGAAGTAAGTTGGACACGAAGCTTAAGTCTGGTGAATTGAAAGAGAGTGAGATAATGCAAGAGGCAAGTGAATTGATGAACAAGATGAAGAGTATGCCGGGAATGAATAATATTGCGAGTATGTTGAGTAAGATGGGAATGAACATGCCTGGAGGTGCAGGAGCTGGTGGTGGTGGTAAGGTGAATTTCGGAGCGATGCAGGCGCAGTTACAAAAGAACATGAAGCAGGCACAGATGCGCGAGAGATTGATGAAGAAGGTTCAGGAGAAAAATAGTGGAGGAATGGGACAAACAGTATCTTCACCGACAACGTCCGTATTTAGAACGGGGGATAAATGTGAAAAAACGCCTAGGTTTCCTCCGGCTGCTCAGAGTGCAGCGTCAGCTTCTGCGGCGGAGGCAAGAATGCTTGCTGCAGAGAATCAGAATTCGAGTAAATCGAAGGATAATACAAAAGATAAGCCGAAAGATAAACAAGAATAATTTGAATATTCATAATATTCATAATATATAAGTATAATAATAGCATATTTATATATTAAAAATCGTAAATCAAGATAATGTCAAAAGATCAATCATTTTGGCTGGAAGATCCAAGCGTACTTATGAATAAAGATTACATACAGGAGATATGGCCGTCAAAGACGATGGAGCCACCGGCCAAGTTGAATGCGATAACACGATTTGTTATTTTAGCGACGATTTTGGGGTTTTTGTTAACTTCGGCATTTTCGATGTTTATTTTGGGGGCAATTACTTTAGGAATTATTGTAATGATATACAATTTTGTATACAAAGGTAAGGCTGGTGTAACCACAGAAAAGGCAAAACAGAAGTTGAAAACCAAGGAAGGATTTGCGAATAATATAGAGAAACCAGAGTTTTATGAGTTATTAAGGGACGATTTTACCGCTCCTACCCCGCAAAACCCGTTAATGAATCCTTTGTTGCCTGAAATTATGGACGATCCTCATCGACGAAATGCCGCTCCGTCTTTTAATCCGGCAGTTGAATCAGACATAAATGAATCCACCAAGATTTTTGTTAGCGGTAGTATAGACACCAACGCAAGTAATAGAATATACAACGGAATGAATGTTCCTTCTGTAACAACGAATCATACGCCGGAAGAGACATATGGAAAATTATTCGGAACTTTAGGTGATAATGCCATATTCGATGCATCTATGCGAAATTTTCATCCGATGTCGAATACCCGTATTCCGAATGATCAAGATGCATTCGCCAAGTTCTGTTATGGAGAAATGAAATCGTGTAAAGAAGGCGACGAATTTGCCTGTGGTCGAATTAATTCTCGGTTAGGCCAAGTTGTCGGACAGTAATATTGAATACATGTACTCTGATATTATTATCTATAATACCGAAAATAATATCTATAATATCTATAATATCTATAATATATAAATTACTTAGCGATGGCGTATGTAAATAGTTATACATTTGATAATATGTCGCGCATCGGAAACGACAGCGTTGATATGAGTCAGCGTAATGTTCAAAACCTTAACGCTGCTAACTATGCTTTAAACAATTTCTTTTCGACTGATTGTCAGATGGAGCGCCCGATCCAGTTTGCAACGAGTCAGCCAAATGTGTTCTATAAGGGCGGTCATCACACCGGGTTTGGCGGCTGCAATATCGACACCAATTCCGAGCTCTCTATTGGAAGTCTCAACACTCATTCAAAATGCAAGCTCAGTTTATTGGAGAGGCCATTTAAGACTGTGCCCTTTTTAGGAAGAGGTGCTGTTAATGTTGATTTTGAATCTCAGTTGTTACAAGGAGATACGAACACGAATAAGAAGAGCGTTACGCAGTTGGCTGAGAAATTAAATACTGCTCACAGCGATTATCCTCTCCAAGAGGAGTTTAAATCCACTATTAATAATCCATCGAATTATGTTGAAGGTGCCGCAGTAAATGGTTGGATTCGTGGTGGCGTCCCATCTCGTGAACTTGTCCGTGATCAAGAGTATCTTTTTAACAAGTGAATAATTGTTTCATTTTAATATTCGCGGGGGCAATAATAATACCGCGACTATAATAATAACACATAAACATATATAAAAAGTATTAAACTACCTTTTATATATATAGCGAAGTATCAATAAGTTTATTTGATGAGTGATAATAATAATTTCGGTGATACTGACGTGAATATAAATGTCACCGAATTGAGTAATGAAAATGATCTGCATGTAATTGATAATGCAGAGCCAAGTGAATCCGATGCCGATGCCGATGCCGATGCCGAGCCTGAACCCGAATTGTCAGTTTCAGAACCAGAACTCGACTCTGATATTAAATATGATAATATAGAAATAAATATAGACTCAACCCGAACTGGATATAATTATGACATCGTACTGACATATAAGATGATTGACGATGATGATGATCAGGATACATTATTTAGACTACAATTTTTGCAAGCATTCGGAATAACGTCAAATGAATATCAACCGGATGTTGTTTCAGCCGAACTTGATGTTTTATATTCGAAATTTCATGATAATCCATCGATTCAAAAGATACTTCAGTCACACCCATTATACAACAAAGAAGTGCGTGGTTCTAATGCATCGCCGGATAATGATAATGATCATGATAATGATCATGATAACAATAATACCGAAGGTGGTTCAGCTATCGTAATGAGTACAGATAACTGTGAAATGATTTTCTGTATGATGTTTTCATTTCAAACGTTTGATTTGTTTCATAAATGTTTACAAGATGCGCATTATGGACGAGAGATTTCGAGTGAACTCGTAGATCAATTAATAGTATTGCATAAAAATATGTTTTAGGATATATATTTAGTACTAATACGTTTACATATGAAATTTAGGAAGTAAACGTATTAAAATAATAATAATAATAATATACAAATATAAATACAGAAAAGAATGGCATCTACACGAAACAAGAATAGTACAAGCGATTTCAAAATCGAACAAAAAACGCAGAATCTAGCACGAAATTATGTTGCGTTTGAAAATGGTTACGCCGGCAAAGCATATGAACCTGCGCTCGCATATGAAAGTGTCGGAATTCTTCCTACCAAAATGTCGCGCGAACATTTCTCTTCCAATTCGGTGGATATTGAATCCGCGTTATTTGGAATCAATTCCACGAATTTGGTAGAGCCTCAGGCGCATGTAGTCCCACATTTAAAGAATTTGCCCGAAGTTAAGTTCTTTGATCGTTTGGCGATGTTTATGCCGGATCCTTTAGTTGTCGATAAATCAGCGCGACCATTTCAGCACGCAGAATCGAAGTTGTTTTAATGATACATACATACGAAAAAAAAGATATAAAACTTTTTCTCTATTATAATCATAACCAACTCTTTGAATCTCATTTACGTTCGCTCAAATGCAAACTCTTCAATTTACTAACCCCAATCCACGCACTTCCCCCGCTGGGTTATCTGGGTCTTTTAACGCCAACAATCAAGGCTACAGCGGCACCGGACGCGTTACTATTGGTGGCCCAAACCGAAGCGTTTGGGCTGAAGGCCAAGTTGGGGGTGGCTGGTCTGGTCGTCCTAGTGTAGGCGGAATGGTCGGTGGAACTATTCGTTTTTAAGATTTAATTCTCCAAGTCGTGTATACGACCTTCCCCAATATTTATCTACCTGACCTAGATAAATATCACCATTTTTGATCTGACGCGGTGTCGGAATACTCGTATGTGTAATTTCCGTAACTAGCACCTTTCGATCGTCCCGTGTCCAATATGTATATGGTGGGCTCAGGGTGATCTTTCCTCGGAAAACATGTTGTGTCGGATTCGACACGCGTAGTTGTTGCTGCGCTTCTGAAAACCAACCGAAGTATAAGGCCGTATCTTCTGGGAAGGGTGTTGATGGTGGGGGAGGAGGACAATTCATAGTGATGTTGCGTCGGATTGCTTCGGATTGTGTTGATTGATATAAAAATCAAATATTTATATCAATTTTTTATGATGATGATTAGATCGGTGCAGCATTACTATGCCGCTATATTACTGTTCGGTGTGATCACCTCCGCCAGCAGAAGAAGGGTCTGACTCCAAACTCGAAAACTGATTTTGAACCTTGACTACACCCGACATCGAGGATTTTCCTCCTCGAGAAGATGAAGATTGCCGTGAAACAGCTTTTTCGGGTTGAACAACCGAACTTTGAGGTGCACTATTTCCTCTAGAAGTTCGAAATCCACCTCTGTCTGCTAGAGTAGAGCCGCCGCGTCCACGCCCGCCGCTGCCACCACCACGCCCACCACCACGCACACCATGATAATCGCGTGTGTGCACAGGACTATTCATACTCTTTGGTTGATCGAAACGGCTTGTAGATTCTGATACGGTAGTACCGCTAACGCTAACGCTAGTAACGAGATTCAAACATGCCAATTGTTGTGCAGGAGCCAAGTTATTTACGTAATTAATCACGCTGTGCTTGGTAATAAATGATCCCGTATCCTTCATCGTCGCCAAAAAGACGTCATAGTGCAACTTGTACATGTGAGTTTTCAATTCACGCTCATACTCCTTCAAAGGCTTGTTGTCCTTCTTGACATAGTGGTCAATATATGATGTATAGAGACGCAACGTATACTCATGCAAACGCTCTCTGAAATCGTTGAAAATCTTGTTGTGTTGCGGGTGATACTTCAGATATTCATCAATACCCCTCTCCTTTCTCAAATACAAATACTGCGAAAGAAGCTTTTGCTCCATACCCTTACGCTTCTTTACACTTTCGTACTTAGGATTGCGCTGCTTATAGCAAAAACCCGTATCCGAATCTCGAAAAACAACACCGGGCAAAGTCGCTCCACGAGTTTCTTGAGAACCGTACATCTTACAGTAATCCGCCACCGTATGAGGTGTGAACGTTGCAGTAGTATCGTCGGTAGAATCAGCAACACATGTCAATCCACTAGGCATATGAAACACCGAACCTGTGAATGATGTTGAGAAAATGTCCCTCTCAAGACGAATCGCATGTGTTGCGTCGTTGATTACAGAGAGCTCAAATACTGCAATCAAATACAACTTCGGAACAGTAACCTCGGCGACGATTTGATTTTTAGGGTGCTGAAGAACAAAGCTGTAACAATACTGCTTTGGGGTGGCTTCCAAACCATGCGTAAGCAAAGACAAAGTATCGCAAATCCTACGACGAAGAATCTCTTGTACGGGCAACTTTTGAAATGCTGGGGCAGCCGCAGTACCGGTAGTCTCAGCATCGGCGTCATTTGATTGAGTAGTCGCCGAAGAAACAGGCGCGTCCTTCATATGATCATATGAAACCTCACCAACACAACTCTTCGTTGCAACAAACCACTTATCGTTGTGATAAAACAAGTTGAACATTACACCCTCAACAAATTCCTCCGCATGCAAATACCCACCAGCAGAATTCACCGGAACACCCGACAAAGCATCAGTAAGCTTCAACATCTTAGGGGGTGCAATGCTACAGATCTTCCCCTTATTATCAAACACTACCGAACGAAAACGGCCAATCGAACTATATTGTTCATCAGTCAATTTAGCACGGTCATACTTCAAAGTATAATATACGCCAGAAGGCGTTTTAGAATAGTGAACCGACATTCCCTGCTCAGCAGACCAGTTTCGCAACTCATCCATTTGAGAAGAAAAGTCACCACTTTCGGTATCAACAGTAACATTAGAAACCTTTTCAATAAAAACCGGAAGACCGGCAAACTCAGACGAAGACACAGAAAACATAATGATAGTCGTAATAAAAATAGAATAATGGTTTATATCCTGTACATATTTGTATATAATATCTTTATATTTGTTTTTAATAGGATATATAAATATACAGCATCGTGAATTAGAATTAGATATAAAAAATATTGGATTATTATAATAAACAAATATATAAATAATGGAGGGTCCACAAGAAAGTGAACGACAAGAAGAAGCCCCCGAATTAGTAGTAAATACAAGTGAAGAATCAGAAGAAGAAGAAGATGAAAATGTTTCACCCGTAGATAGCCCGGTTATGTCTTTATTGGCAAAACTCGGCGATATTATTAAAATACATGCACCTTCAAATAGTGATATTAATGGAGATATGTTTTTAGTCGATTATGTTTCTCCGCGAAAGATCAAATTAATTAATGTAGATAAAATGAATGAGTATATTTTAACAATAGATGCCACAGGTAATTTAACAGACGAAAGTATTACAAATATTGAATTATTAAATCGGTCCGATGAAGAAGGATATGCCCGGCAAAATCATTTAGTAGTTTCAACATGGGTTGATATTAAATTTGGAGGAGATTTACCTATCGTTATAACCGGTTTAATTACCGACCTTCAAGAAGATATGATTGAAATACGTACATACCCTGACGATGATATTATTTATATTAACTTTGCTTACATGGGTATTCCGGAGGATCTACCCATCGAAGAAATTAAAATACGCCAACCACCTGCATCATTTAAACCGTATGGAAGCGAAGAAGAAGGTCCTGTATTACAGCCAGCGATGTCAGAGGCGATTCGGTCGTCGGACGTTAGCTTACTTGCAAAAAGCCCACAAGGAGATGAAGGATCGCTGACACCTTCATCGAGAGATGAACGCAGACGTGCTAGAATGCAGGAGAATATAACGAACAGTCTAGGTAAAGGTGAAAATGTGGAAGTTCAACCGGTAGGACTCTCTGATACAACATCGTTCGCAGAAGCTGGACAATCCGCATCAGAGAGCAAAATGTTCGTTGCACCATCAGCTGTTCGAGAGAAATTAAAGTCTATTATTTTAGATGCAGATCAAATCGTATTCGGCGATGATTTGGACGTTCTTGTCCAAACGGTAGACATTCCAGATGAAAATCGTCGTTTTAATTTAGAGAAGCAATGTGATGATTTGTTAAATACATTATTGTCTAATGTGCCGATGGCAGAGAAAACCCGGTCTTGTATGGCGCATATTCAGAGAACTGTCGAGAGATTCAAAGAAATGCGCCATAAATATTCTGAATTTGATAAACAGGGAAACTTGAATATTCCAAAACCCAAAGGTGCTGCATACCGTCCTCTGGTAGAAGCTCTTACGCGAATGAATAAATCCCTTCACTGGATTATCCCAATTGTTAAGGCGCGTAAAGTGATATTTGATATTCCAATTGATACTGATAGAGCAAATGAAATGGATATTGAACCGCGTATGATACAAGATGAACGAGATCAAGAAATCGAATTGCAGAAGAGATGGTACGATGGTTCTTTAACATACACACAGTATATGACCAATTTATCAACAAACCATTTTTCCCCTCAATCCAATCCAATATTTAAACAAGATGTTATTATAACAAAACAAATCTCTGATAATTTTACAGCAGTAATTGACAATTTAGATGACCTTTGTTCGACTGTTGTCAATAATGACAAGATAAAACAACGCAAATATGTTATTCAAAAGTATAATCTGGGTCTCTCGAAACTTCAATTACGAAATCTTAGAGGAGGCGCAAAAATGTCGGCCGACTTTGCCACATTAACTCCAAATGATACCATGAACATAACCGGATTTATTACATTTCCCGAACCAGTAATATATTATTCTCGAATTACTCTTCCAAGCACGAATATCATGGATAAAGGTAATCTAAATTTGCAACATGCACATTACTGGGATATGTTGCGACAAGCCACATCACTTTCAACGCATGAAATATCCGACTTAAGAGAACCACTTGATATGAGTAGTCATAATTTTCTTTCAAGCATTAAACAGTTTGTTCTTGATCCATCTCTCGACGAACGAGATAAATACCGTAAATTTTTAGAAGTTATTATACCGAAAACTCGAAATATATTCGAAATGATGCGTAAATATATTCACGGACGTTTAACATTATCCGACGTTCTCTCGTACATCGAGCCATTTCTTGTATATCAAGATGATTTAAATGTGAAACAATATGACGAAATCGTGGCCTTTTTGTTTGAACGTGTCTTGGAATATAAACGAAATTATGCAACGAATTATAGGAAGTTCAGTAAATTACGTGCATATAAATACCATGTAAGATACATCGGTGTATCATTTTTATATAAGCTGATTGTTACTGGTAAAATGATGGACGCTGATGTATTCAAAGCCTATGGATTTCAGGATACTCAAGTTCGATCGGGTGGTATGGCTGGTTCACCTGGGCAGATGGAAGGTATGGACGCAAAACAAAGACAGCAAATGCGTGGAAAAGCATATTCGGCCGGATTGTCGTTTCAGACCGACTATAACGATAATTTACTGTCTTCATCAGAACTTCTCTCGAAGATGTTGGCGATAGATTATGCAAAATTGTACATGGACGCGATTGCGATCACCACTACCGATCTTATCACTCCATTTGATTTTAATCTTGTATTGGGAGAACAAAGCGCGCAACTTCAAAAAGAAGGTGCTATGCGCCCTAGCGCTAGCGAAATGGAGGAAAAGCAAAAACGATTCGGATTAGTACTGGCAAAGAGTTATCCCTATGAAGAATCCATACGCGAGGATAATGATAGCGGAATGCCTATTTATTTTGATAAAAAATACGATACAACCGATTATTCATTTATTGAAGGGTATCGCGATAAACAAGAAACGATGAGTGAATCAGATTTCAAAGCGTTTTTGATTGATGAATTGATTAAAAGGAAAAAGATGACGATGGACGCATCGACAAAAGAGGTTGAAGCGTTACTTACTGGTCCAGGTATGCGACTAGTAAAAGATGGAGATTATGCTGTTATTGAAACTGATGTATATAAAGAACCCGAAGAACAATCCAGGTTTGATGATTTGGCCGGTGAGGTTGAAACCCAATATTTTTATTATAAAATGGAAAATGGAAAATGGGTCCGCGATGAAAGTATTCCAGTAATAATACCAAGTTCAGACAGAAATTATTTTTGCAACGTTGAACGCGATTGTATTCCTCTGGCTCTTGCAGCAGCTGAAGATTTGTCTGTACAACAAGGGCCTGGAAGTGGATTAGAGATGTCATCGAGCAAAGAAGGCACGCATGCGATAAAAAAGGCGTTTTTGGATAAAATGAAGGGTGAATTTGACGCAAAATATCAGGTTACACGAGAGAATTTTACTGAATTCGTGAATCGTAAATTTGAATATGATCTTAAGAATATTGGTAGAATCGCAGATATTCAACACAAGGAATTTTACAAGTATAATGATAAACGATATCATATTGGTGTTCATTCTCTCGTTAAGAAGCGTGATAGTGATGGAAATGAAATTGCTGACGACGATGATGATATCGATGCAATCATATCGCCGATGGAACCCTTGAAAGATAAAATATTAGCACAAACCGATTTTGTAAAACGACAATATGATACGTTACAATTTGTAACAAGCTTTACCCGAAAGGCGAATGATATTATGGGAGAAGATACAAATTGGCTCTATTGCATTAAATCAAACGCAAAATTGATGCCGTCATTTTACGAGACGATCGCGATTGCGTTTGTTCAATCACATGGCAACACCGCCACCGGTAGTATAACCTTGAATGTTGTTATAGATACAATATGTAAAGAGCGCGGCACGATTAGTGATGATGGAGAAGCGTGGATTGATAAACATAGTGGTGCAATAATTAAACAGATCGAGCATATTACAGAAGAGGGGTTTGATGAAACGTCTGGGTTCAGACTCGTTACAAGAGACATAATAGAAGCAGATGCCGGTGAAGGTATATTGAAGGTTACAAAGCCAGTCGCTCCAGGAAGTGTCGTAGCTGCGGGTGCTGCAACAATAACTGCAAAATATGATAGCCCGAATGCGAGAATTATAAATAACATCGTAACAACGATGACTGGATATATGGGTATTGATTTACATGAAGAGCGTGAGTTTATAATCCAGAATACTCTTTCTTTGATGGAAACCGCTGTTCCTCCAGAATCTGCCTACAACGAAAGATCCGAAAAGTTGTTTCGAGAGAAGGGAAAACATTTACCTCCCTACAAAAATACGTTTTTTCAGACATTATTATTGATAACGTTGTGCCATTTAATTATCGCTATTCAGTGTGCAATACCAACTCCCAAAACACGTAAAACACATGCGGGGTGCATTCGATCATTTTCGGGATATCCTTTGGACGGTGAAGGTGATGTTTCGGGTATAATGTATGTGGCGTGTATTGCGTATAAAATAAAAACCAGTATCGAGCCATGGAATACGCTGAAGTCTTTTAAAACAGAGGGTGACATTCTCGCAAAGTTAAAGACTATGATTGATACGCTTATTATGCCGAAAGCGGTAATAAAAACGCGTTTAGATGAAAAACGTGAATATTTAGTCCAAAATCGTGCAACTGGATCGGCTATACCGGACGAATTATCCATTAATAGGTGGGGTAATTTCTTGCCTCCGATGAAAAGTTTGGATAACATGCCTACTCCGCAAAATGTTGCTGCCGATTTTAACGATCAAATGATTGCTGATATGAAGCGCGGGTTTCATGGACAACATGATAAATTAAATATGCTTGAATCAAAATCCCTTTATTTCGGTCTTTCGATACAGCAAATGGTACACGAGATAGTCAAGAATAGCAGCCCACTTTTAATGAATATGGCGAGTGAACCATTTTTGGAAAATGCGTGCTGTAATGAACCTACCGACAGGAGAAGCGTCCGCACAATCGACTATTTCATGGCGAAAGCGCAAAATATACACCATCATAACCGTATTATCGGTTTTCTAGAGAAAACGTATCGTGAAATGACTCGCTTAACACGACCATCAACACTTATGGATATTAGGAATACGCGGTTTAATTATCCTCTAATCCCCGCCGACTTTAATGAACAGACGATATATCGCGCATTTATCGCATATTGCAAGTTAAATCACTCTATGGCGGTGGCTAGAGCCGGAGAAGGTGTCGCCGCCGCCGATCTACGTGCGAATCCGAATTATACCGCTCTTCATCTTATTCCCGAGATTCGTGAATTATGCCCAGAAAGACCAGACGATTGGAACCCGAAAGATCCAATCGAAGAAAAAATACGGAAATTAAAAAAAGCAAACACAAATATGTATACGAAAGAGAACTTAGACAGATTACTTCACGCGATAAATGGAACCAATATGATCGATGATAAATATATTAATTCTAAACGTTCGAGAGAACCGATGCAATTTCAAAGGTTTCGTGATGCAATTTTAGATTTAAATCGTAAATACGAAGAAGCCGATCAACATGAAGAGGTGAGATTACGAAATAGAGATCAAGATGATGGCTTTGAATTAGGTGTTGGTGTTGGTGCAGAAAATGTACGTTCTATGCTTGATAATTGTATTATACCAGGTAAATTACGCAGGCTTCTTATCGCGAATATGGATACGAGAGAAATGACTGTACAAGAGGATACTGAGGAGATGCGCGATATTAAAAATTATTTACATTCTAGGAATGGTGAATTAAAAACCGGAATTTTGGAGTTTCTTAAGCAAAATGGAAAACAGACAAAGACAAAAATACGCGATATTGAAGTATTCGTTAATTCTATCATGACGTTTGAAATTAATCAGAGCAGCGGAGTATTGATGTCGAGTCTAGATGAAACGGCGACAAAGAGTATACAGTTCATGAAGAATAGTATTTGTAGGTTGATTGATGTTATTCCGTCGATTATTCTCCGAGGCGTAGATTACGACAATACCAATATTCCGATGCATTGGGGATTTTCAGATACACACATGAAAGACATTAAAACTATTATATCTTCGCATTATACGTCATTAAAAACGTTTTATAATGATCACACAGTAAAGGAAGTTATACGCCACGCCACGCAACATGTCAAGGATATCAAGCAAATGATGGAAAATACGCCATTTATGGCCGAAGTATTTTTTGACGAGTTAAAAGATGCAAAAATAGCCGAAGCTGCAGCAAGACTTGCAACAGCTCCAAAACAAACATCTGGTTCATCAAGTATATCTGCCGCGTCCATTTTATCACAACTTGTTCCACAAGAAGTTGATATTGTAGTTCCGTCGAGTGAAAATGGTGGTCGTGTGCCTCATTCAACTCGAAAGAATATTTTCACAACATTTTCTATTTTTGATCGAGATATTGTACAAAATCTGCATTTATTCTATTTTCTTTCTTTGTTACAAACATATATCTATCTGGTAATCGAAACTCCGATTACGATATATCAGTCTGAACCTACTAAACTTATCCGTAAATCTGATAAAGGTAAGGGAAATAAAGCAAAAGGGGGTGTTGCACAAACATCGTCGAAAGCTCGTAGCCGAAGTGCTGCTGGAGGAGGAGGTGGAGCAGATGCATCTTTATTACCGTCTGGACAAATTTCTAGGGCGGCAGAGCATGCAGACCAAGAAGATGAAGAAAGGGACGATATCGCTCCAGAATCGGAACTTTATTCGGTTGAATCAGTACACATGAAAGATTCAAAATCTATTAGTGAAATTGATATTATAATGGGAAATAAAAAGGCACTAGGCGAGAAAGTGGCTGAATTATTAATTGCATATTTGCGTATTTTAGAAAAGGATAAATCCTCGTTGAACTTCAATTTTGCAAATATTAAAGAGAAACTTACACGGGTAAAAGATAAAGAAAAGGACGGGGTTGTCGAGAGAATAGGTGCGATGTCTATGCAGGAGCGTCAATTGGAGAATATGATGAAAACGCATAAGATGGGTATATGGAGTCGCGGAACTTCCCAATCTGGTGTTGTTATCTATGATCAGGATTATTATGATGAAGAACGTGAAGAGATGGAGAAGATTGCACAAAAAGAGCGTCAGTTGGGAAAGCGCGATTATGTTACGGATATGAATAGTGAGATTTATTTATTGGACGCGTTAGAACAAGACAGGATCGCAGAGGAGATTGAAAATCATGAATTAGATATGCGAACCGGTATTCCGGAAGATGATGATGATGGCGGTGATGATGCGGCATATATACATCGACACGATGATGAAGGAGAAGGGTATGATATTTCAGGTAGAGATGATGATTAAAGAATTGAAGGGGTCAGAGCGACCGAACGAATTAGATATATGGTCACATATATCGATATCTGTGAACATATGATATGAATAAAATATTTACTTATATTATTAATACTACTACTATTAATAATATTATTAATAATTTAAAATGCGCGGAATTTATCTTGTAATGGCTATTCTTCTATTATGGTTATATTATACTCGAAAGGAAATAACAATTATCGCGGTTTTTATCGTTTTTGTTTTAGCAACATTCGGTAATAAAATGCAAGAAGGTGTTACAAATAAAGAAGATAGTGAAACAAATATGACGTCGTGCAACGAGCTCGGGTTTAAAGCGCCAAAAATAGATAAGAAAAAACTCGAGGAAAGTTTAGAGAGTGAAGTAAAGAAAATAAAGGCCGTTGCTGACAAACACTGGAAATACGATGATGTCTTGGGAACTACTAAGGACGAGGGTAAGAAGAAAGATCTTAAAAAATTGCAAGATGCGATGCAAGCAGGAGGCGGTGAATTTTCAAAGGAAGAGAACGATATCGGTGGTACATTTCTTATGAGTTGTCTTGAGATATATGGTAATATAACAGATAAAGATGAATCCAAACGAAAAACTCCTGATTTAGACAAGATTGATTTTGATAAGGTGTCAAAAGGAGGAGATTTATACATAAAGTTATTTGAAAAATTAGATGATTCAGATGAGATAAAAGAATTAAAAGAGGACCCGAAAAAAATATATAATTATTATAAATGCTTGTGTAAGCACTGGGTTTCTCTTATGAAAGAGGTAAAGACTGCCAAGGACGCAGAAAAATAAGATTCAAAGGAATAAGAACAACCAAAGGAATAATCATCAAAAATAAAATAGCCGATTATATTACTGTTTATGCAACAAAAAGTAATATAATAAATATATTAGATAGATAATAGACGAAAATGTTTGCAGTAAGGCAAATTATTCGAAATAACCTTGCCGGATCGGCAATTCTTCTGTATATTATCATATTTATGTTAATTCAATATGCAAATCCATCATTTTTATATAATGAAGATGGTAGCTTGAGAGAGTTTGGAGTAGGATATTCTAGTAAAACGATATTGCCTATATGGATTGTCGCAATAATAATAGCGATATTATCTTATTTAGCAGTTTTCTATTTTACTCGTCCTGCGCGAGTACTGTTAATGTAACATGGTAATCGATTATCTAGCTATCTATAGCTATCTATCTATAGCTATCTAGTCTAGCCTAATCTAATCTTTTTACCTAATAGTAAGTTTATTCTTTCTTTCTTCCTCTGCTTTAGCTTGTGCTTCCTTTTGAGCCTTGTCGAGAGCCTCTTGTCTCGCACGTTGTTGTTCTTTTGAATAAGTACAACCAATATTCAACAAATAATTATAACTGATAGAAACAACCAAAAATCCTGTTAATATTAGCCATACAAATTCGCCAACAATAGATTTCATCATTATAAATTTGCGTATTTTTTCTTTGTTTTCTTCTTTACCGGGTTTAAGTAGTTTCGACTCAGTAAAGCCTTTCCAAAAATCATCAAGATTATCATTATTTAGTTCATTTAATAAGATGGACTGATCTGTATAGATTTGTTCTAAAGCTCTACCTACATCACGTTTTTGTACTGTTTCTATTAAATCCTGTTGTTCTTGAGGAGTTAAAGATATACCACCACCGCCGCCACCGCCTTGTATTTTTTTAGCTTGTTCTAGATCGTATTGTGGAGTTAAAATCTCATTAAATACGTCCTTTAAATCTGTAACGATCGAAACGAAAAAATAACCAAATGTGTTTTCAAATGGTATAAGCCAGCCAGGTAACACTAAAAGTGCTGCTTTTAACACACCCAATACAAGAAACCATGGTAATATGGTTGCAACTAACGCCGAATATGGTTGTGTAGCGCCTTGACAAACGCCACTAGAAATTCCCAGATTAATGAACCCTTCTCCGATAACTAAAACTAGAAAAACCAATAAATTTACACCGGGACTTATAATGCCGTTGTTCGTATATTTATAATAGCTATAAGCAAAAAATACGACTACAAAGTAAAAAATAGCTACAGACGAATTTGCTTCTACCATTTAATATATCGATTTAGTCAATTAAAATATGTAAGTATTATTATTTTTATTATTATTTGTATTATTTGTATTCTAATTTATTCAATTATATATAGTTCGTAGGAAAATTATTGTTATTTTTTACATATAATGTAAAACATAACACAGCAAGATAAAAACAATAAAACACACACAAGCATTCATGGAATCGTCGTCTACTCCATCACTTATAGAACCCGGCGTTAAATACTTTTTAAGTAAATCTCTCGACAACTGTCATAAAATCAAAGATTTTTACTATACACAAACGTTTAATTTTTATTTAGGTATTGGGTTCTTTATATGTTTAGGGATTCTATTGTATGTCAAGTACAAGGGTAAACTTACACCTGAAGAAAAGGAAGCAAAGCTTCGTAAGCAGCAAGAATATATTCTCTCGAAATTAAAGATGGTAAACGCGACACATTATGCACAAAGTAAAGGTATTCCGATGGATTGCCGGGTAAATCCGGCCGGAAATGGAATGGAAATGCTGACCAATCTACCTAGATGGAAAGGGCCAGAGGAAGAATATTGGTCACGTAAATACGCATAAACAAAAAATATATGAGATATATAAATACATAATTATTATGGCGACAATATCCGGTGGTATAAAACAATTACTAATTGGTGGGAATGAAAACGGTAACAGCCACGGACCGGGACATGGGGCGTTATATCAAGATTTACATGAAGCGATTCAAGAGAGGAATATAAGTTACAGCGGTGGTGGCGGCGGTGCGGCTGCTAGAATTTATGAATCTAAAAAGCGTCAAAATACACGGGACAGTCTTAAAAAGGCGACAAAGGTTTTAATGGAAATGACTCGAAAACAAGAGGACGCGCTCAAGCGGCATATACAAAAAGCGGCCGATCCAAATGAATTTCGCGGATTTATTTATCCATATCAGCTTATACCAGAAGAAGAATATCGTAAAATAAACGATGCCACAAATGAATATTATAAATTGAAAGACAAGTATGATACTGCACTAAAAAAGAGACGTAGGCGTATTATAGAGGACCCTGCTATAATTTGGGATACATTATCTCCACAACAAAAGGCAAAACGTCTTTCAATTATAAGGCCTGCGTGTATTTTATGTAAACAGGACGGTGGAACTATATTCAGCGAAAAGGACGGAAGATTAAAGGCGATATGTGGTAATATGTCACAGCCATGTGGTCTTCACGTTGAAGTTGAGCGAGGCAAATATGAAAGTTTAGAAAAGTTGATGAATGACTCGCTTGACGAAGTTCGCGCTACAAAGGACGAAATTATACGAATGAAATTAGATTTACTTTTTCAGTTTATCACGGAAGAGGAGGTTGTCTCGTCATTTGACGGAATTCAGCATAAATTACAGGAACAGCTTAAAATGTATGCAGAATTTCGAACATATTATTTGAGTGTCATAGAAAATCAAGATATTCGCCGTGATATTGATAATTTAACTCGTATTATAGGCGAAAAAGTTGGCGAAATTAAGAATTATATTAAAGAGTTCGCAGATACAGAATGGAAAAATAAAAGTCTTATTGACGATATATTAGTTATTTATCAAGATCACATCGAACCAGCATATATGAAAATCCGCGAAAATAAGTACGTTTATTCGCAAATTGAAACTAGTGAAAACGCAAACGGTTCTTTAATAGAGATGTATGAAGGTGGTGAATTTTATTTGTCACAGAAAACATATAGTTTTCATGAATTATATATGCCAGTTGTTATGCCAAGATGGATTGCAGATCATCGTGTTATTTCTAAACCGATTGGAAGTGTTAAACCGCCATCTGCTGCGTCTGCTTCTGCGTCTGCCCAGAGAGTTGCGCTACCCGCTGCACAATTAATAGACATGAATGAAATGCCGGTTGAAATCGATTAATGAATAATATCGTAGATAATAATATCGTAGATAATAATATCGTAGATAATAATATCGTAGATAATAATATCGTAGATATTATATATCAATACAACATAAATAATACCTACTTGCTATAATGTTTGATATATTTCAGCATATATCTTTTCCTGTCTTCTTAATAAGTTTGTCTATTGGCTTATTCTATGTATATATTTCATCACCAAACCCCAAAATTATCTATGTATACCCAACTCCAGATAATATAAGTAAATTTCAATATAAAGATCACGCAGATAACTGTTTTACATTTGATACCAAAGAGGTAAACTGTTCAAAGGCGAAAGGAACCGTCAAAAAAATACCTGTTCAATAATGATATATAATAAAATATTGATTTAACAACGATTCTAATCTATTCATATTATATATTAGAATACTTATACTTAATAAACCATCTATAACATGGGATTTCAAAGATTACTTCATACAGAAACCGGACGTATTATTATATCTATAGTATTAGGTTTAGGAATTGCATCGTTATTTCGAAAAGTATGCAAGGATCGTTCGTGTATTGCATTTCGCGCGCCACCGCTTAAGGATTTAGAAAAAGATGTTTACAAATTAGATGATAAATGTTACGAATATAAGCCAAAGGCGGTTAAATGTGATGCATCGAAAAAAGACGTTGAACTTAATTAATAACAATAGTAATAATACTCATTTGCGTAATATATTTATCCTATCATTCTTGATATAAATATATTATATTTCTTGTAGATAATGTCTGATTCTACTAGTATTGATGATTTACCGATGAGTAGCCAAAATAACCATTTAGGACATTTTGGCGGAGGGGGCGGAGGCGGCGGTGGAAACTCATTTACATATTCACCTAACATGGATTCATTACCAGGTCAATCACAGCAGCAAATACCATCAAATATTATGAATGAAGTTATGCATGGTGTTCAAAAGGCTAGTGCAAATGGTATGACTATGATTCCTTCAAGGGATATTCCTATGAATCCAAACGCGTTTACGCATGATGATCAAATAAAACCAAACTATATTCCACAGCCTCCCCCAAATGAACGCGACTATATTCGCGATTATTCTTCTATGGAAGGGATTATTCGTGATAATAAACGTACTGAAAATCAACTGGAAACACTAGAATCGATTTATATTGACCTTCAAGTTCCAATATTATTAGGTGTTCTTTATTTTATTTTTCAAATGCCAGTTTTTCGAGCTCAATTACTTCATTTCATACCATCTATGTTCGGAGCAGATGGTAATTTCAACATTATGGGATTAACCGGTACAAGTGTAATATTTGCAACGTGTTATTTTGTTATTATGAAGATATTTAATAAGTTAGGCGAGGGATTGAGATCATATTAACGAACAACTGAAATATTGATATCGACATATTGTCTATTTCTTATTTTTTACCTTTTTTGTAGTTTTCCGTTTGGTAGAAACGGACGCCGACCGGTCTTTTGATGCGGCAGCCTTTATTGATTTTTTGTGCTCTTTCCGATTTTTTGCGTTATCCATAGGTATATACCGTAAAAACCAGGATTCAAACTCTTTGCTTGTTTTTTTATCTTTGAGTTCTTCGAACTTTTTTGTCTTTTCAAATCGCATCGTTTCAAGTGTGTCCTGAACTCCATAACATTCAATACTAAAACGTTTTAATAATCCTGTCTGTTTTAAACGATTTTGTTGTTGAACATCAAATAAAAACTGGGACATACAAATAATACGATTTTGATCATAATAACTCCTGTTTGCATAAATAAATGCCAAATAAAAACTCAACATAGTATCGATAGTTGCAATTCTTATACTGTCATTTTCGATACGTAATGTGTTATAGCTGTGACATGCGAGTGGTTTATATATAAATGCAATAATTTCATCACCGATTCGTATATCGTAATGTTCCGAAATTACTTCGCCAACACCTTTGTGTTTGACGTATTTTACCTTCTTATAATTGTGTAATAATAATTCGGATACAACGTCCTCGCATACGATACGTGGATCTTCTGATAAAACATCAAAATCTGGGATTTTTTGAATAAGACGTCGTTGATGTTTTGGCATGTATCTTGAATATAAAATATTGGCATACCCGCCAAAAAATACAACCTTGTGTTTGATAAATGCGTTTCTTACAACAGTATAAATGTCTGTTTGGTTTAATAATAATTCCTTTTCGGTAGAATACGACAATCGTGCAACGTCAACCGTATATGTGTTTTCGGATTTATCGCGATGATCACTCTTTTCGTGTTTGTGTTTGTGATGATGCTTCGACGGGGACCGAGACCGAGACCTGGACTTTGACGGTGACGGAGACCTGGACTTGGACTTGGACCGGGACGTCGATGGAGACGGTGTCTGTGATTTAAGACTGGGAGTCGCCCGAGATTCAGTTAGAGAAGTAGTTCTAGATGTTTTCTTCGTTTTTGAACTACTACTACTACTACTACGGCTACGACCACCGGAGTGTTTGGTCTTTGATCGGGAAGATGACGCCGATTCAGACGCCGATGCCGTTTTCTTCGTAGCAGATTCATTTATAATACCGGTATCAGAACCGCTATCACCTTCGAACCCTCTCTGATACTGTATTTTATCACAGTCATATCCTTTTAATGGATAGTGCGTATTTAATAATACAAGCCTCTTTTGAACCTTTTCCCATCTAGATACATCACCGTCAGGTCTAGATAATTCAAGATACATCGCCATACGAAGAAAGTTTGGCGGCGCATAATGAATATCATTTTTTACAATCGCATCTTTTGAAATCGCCTTAAATAGTTCAGGTTCCATCTGCGTTATATCAGCAATACCGGTGAAATTAACGAATACTTTATACGTTCCAAAATGAACGCCGGCTTTTGCTTCGACATCTTCGTAACCGGCTTTATAGTAAATATCAGCAAGCTCTTTTGCATGGTCAAGCGCATTATCAGAGTAAAAATCATAATCGGGCAGTTCAATATCTTTGTCATAAAATTGCGCATCTTCTGGAAGAATATTATTGATTGCCGTACCGCCATAACAAACGAGTTTTTTATCCGCTATAAATTTTTCAACGGTTTCAATTATTTTTTTTACTTCAGGATCTCTCATGGTTTCCTTTCCTTTACGCGCTTCAACAACATCAACCGCCTTACGTAGAATTTCTAATTCTTTTTCATCATATGAGATTTTATCACCACGTTCGTCTTTTAACTTTTCTAAATAATGTGGTGGGTGCATTATATGTTTATTTTCTGTTATAATAAACATATAAAATATAATAATTGAAATTGGTGTAAAAATAATACATCTGGTTAAAACGGCGGAAGAGCGCCAATACCAGGAGCAGAAGAAGGTTTTCCTTCGAAAGATGAATTTGGATTTGGCGGCTTTGGAGGAGCGATCGTAATAGGAATGTAACGGAGATCCTTTGGTTTGAGTACATAAGCAAATCCAACCGCATCAAACGATTTCTCGTATGCATCTAATTTCTCGTTTCTCGCAGATTCTTGAAAACACATCGCGACAATTTGAGCACCCCATGTATATGGTCCGTTATGTCCATCATTCTTGGGTTTCGCGCTCTTTTCAGGTAATACAAGCGCCATATTTTTCTTATTCGCCTCTTTATATTGTTGCGGGTCTGCTATATTTTTAACGTCAAATACTGTCTTTTTAGATAGAAATAGAGTATTTGAACTCATATTTACAAACTGATAGAATCCTGTTTTCTTGTAAATCGGATTTGTTCCGTCAACCATGAGAATAATTTTATTTTTAAAATCCAACAGATTCTCATCACCTAAATCTTTTGATTGATAATCCATTCCATATTTTGGTCCTAATAATCGGCTTGCCACGCTTTTACTGTTTTTGATGACGTCCTCTAGTTTATGGTACATCGTAATGTTTTGTGACATAATACGCATATGAATGATGAATGGATCTTCATGATTTGGGCATTTTGAAGAAGAGAACGCATAATTTCCTAATACTTCAAATGCCTCAGATACAGGAATGCTATTTTTAGATTTTTTAGTTGTATATTCGTTTTCAGATGACGACGCAATCACAGGAACGTTATCAATAGAATAGACTTCAAAGTCGATAAACCGACAACCGCGTGATAATGCATATAAACACGCGTCCATACTAACGGTGGAGTAATCAAAGTCGCCATCATTAAATGTATTATAAGACGATTTTATATAATAATCGCGAAGTTTGAATTTATTTTCGGGTGTGTCAGATAAAGAAGTTATTTTAACCGGAATCACATTTTTATCGTTCTTATTTTCTAAACCTTCGATTGTCGTATTCGTATTCGTATTCGTTTGTGGGCGGTCTATAGCAGTTTGTGGTTTATGATCCATTAATGTGGCCGAATGCATTCGTTGATTAATCGTCATTACATTTTCAGAAGTGGTATTACTGTAATCTTCACTTGTTAATAATTTTGTTGCAGAGTTAATTATTTGAGACATCGAAATAAAACCTTCTCTTTGTATGCGAAATCCGTTTGTTGTAGGCTGACTGGCATTTAGAGTCTTTTCTTTTATTAAGTTATTGGCTTCGGCCAATATTTTATCCGTTTGACTTATTATATTTTCAGTATCCTTGCGTTCTTCGGGTGTCATTCCTTCTTCAGTTACCATTCCTTCTTTTATTATCGTATTATTGCGATTGTCTTTGAATAATTCGATCATTCGCCATATTGCTATCACTAAAAGAACTACAAATATAAATATAATTTCTTCTTTATAGTTTTTTAGATTCATTTATGTTTCTATATTTAATATGTATATATTGGGTATATTATTATTAGAAATTATATATTTTTATATAAAGTTATACTATTAGAATATAATAGTAATAGAATATAATAGTAATAAAGTATAATAGTTATAATAATGACAGGTGGATTACTAAATTTGATCGCAACAGGTAATCAAAATGTTATATTAAATGGGAATCCGAAAAAATCATTTTTTAAAAGCACTTATCTTAAATATACTAATTTTGGACTTCAAAAGTTTAGAATTGATTTTGATGGACAAAAAAAACTTCGAATGACAGAAGAATCCAAGTTTACATTTTATATGCCGAGATATGCAGAGTTATTGATGGACACGTATGTATGTGTTACATTACCATCGATATGGAGTCCAATATATCCACCAGAGACAAAAGGGCAGATGTGGGCGCCATATGAATTTCGTTGGATTGAAAATATCGGAACACAGATGATCAAAGAGATTGTTATTTCCGTCGGTGGAATGACTCTTCAGAAATTTTCTGGGCATAACTTGATGTCTATTATTGAACGCGATTTTGATAAAACAAAGCGCGATTTATATGATGAAATGACCGGTCATGTACCCGAATTGTATAATCCTGGCTGTTCAGGTGCAAGATTGAATCAATATCCAAACGCTTATAAAACAGAAAATGCTGCAGGAGCAGAACCATCGATTCGTGGACGTAAACTGTATATACCCATTAATTCATGGTTTACACTTTCTTCTAAAATGGCGTTTCCGTTAGTATGCCTTCAATATAATCAATTACAAATTGATGTTACGTTACGACCGGTTCGCGAATTATTCACGATACGTGATGTAAGTGATCCTGATAATTACTGGCCGATTGTTCAACCCAATTTTTCCAACCCAAAACATCAAATATGGCGGTTTTTACACCCTCCACCAAGTATCGATTTATCATTAGATTCATATTCTAACTATAGAACTGATTGGAATGCTGACGTGCATCTAATTGCAACATATTGTTTTTTATCCGACGATGAGTCCAAAATATTCGCAGCAAATCAACAAAAATATTTGATAAAATCGTATTATGATTGGACATTTAACGATGTAACTGGAAATAAAAAGATCAAAATCGAAAATTCGATGGGAATGGTATCGTCCTGGTCAATATTCTTTCAGCGTAGTGATGTAAACTTGCGAAATGAGTGGAGTAATTATTCAAATTGGCCATATAATTATCTTCCTTATGATATTATACCTGCACCAACAGATGATAATTGGAAGTGTGGTCTTTCTTCTTATGAAAATGTGTCTTTGTTACCAGCAGGTGGTGACTTGAGCAACCGCCCGGGTTGGGTTACCGATTTTTCAAACGATCATTATTATTATGACAAATTCGGTAAATTGGACGGTATCGGTCCAGGTATCAATCCAAAAGATTCACGTTTAACCGGGCTGCATATAACAGGCGATTTTCAAATCGAGAATGAACGCGATATATTACAGACGATGGGTATTTCATTAAATGGGAAATATAGAGAAAATATGTTGGACGCTGGAATATATAATTATGTTGAAAAATATACCAGGACTCGAGGTAATGCAAAACCGGGTATTTATTGCTATAATTTTTGTATGAATACCGACCCATTTGATACACAACCCAGCGGCGCTATTAATATGAGTAAATTTAACCAAATCGAACTAGAAATGACCACTATTTATCCACCTTTAGACCAGAATGCAGTTGTTAGGACGATTTGCAATCCACAAACGAATGAAGTTATTGGAATAAACAAACCAAATATAAATATTTATCACTACACATATGATTTGCATATCCTAGAAGAAAGATATAATGTTCTTACATTTGTTTCGGGAAATTGCGGGTTGATGTATGCACGATAATTAATTATCATTTCATGTATAAACCCCTAAAAATTAAATATTCGGAATATATAATCATTCATTTCGAATATTTAATTATTTACTTATATTAGAATATATCTCTGCGATTATTATTGTAAATGGCTGATGCAGAAGAAGAGGCATCGGGTTTAGCTGCGATGATCGATTGGGGAAAATTATCGCAATTCGGGGAAAGTATTGGTTACTCTACATTATATCTATTTATCTTCTCGATTCTTGCAGTAAATGTGTTATTTTATACAAATAAGACATTAATACCTATTGACCTAAAAGATTTATTTCCGATTGATCCAGTAAAATGGCCATATTGTTATACTGAAGACTTATATGCACCTTGCCCTGAGGCTCCGGAAGGTGAGGGACAAGAGCCACCAGAGCCGAAATGTGCGAAAATTAAGTTTGGAGATATATATAAATATACAAAGGATAATAAAGAACCCGATAATGAGTATGGTAAAGAGATATTAGTAAATGCATCTATATTTTTAGAAAAGCTCGTTTTTAAGGCATTTTGTTTGACTGAAGAACAACACAAAGAAATAAATGAGCTTGCAGAAGATGACGAAAAAGCGACATTATTGAATGGTCACTTTATTCTTGGTAGAGCCAAGCAATGGGTTAATAATACAACCGTATTTCATTTTACCAAAAGCAGATTTTTCTTGGTTAAGATATTAGATTTCATTAGAAATGTTAAAATTCCAGAAGAATTACGTGATTATGTCGAACCGTTTATGTTTATAGTCGGTATGTGTGTATTTATGTTGTTATGTCTGTATTTTATGCTTGGATTACCATTTGTTTTTACGGTTGTAGGTATGTTGTTAAATAAGACACAAAATAAAGATGTTAAAACATGGGGTGGTGGTATAATATGGACGTTGTTTACCGGTTGCGGACTTGGATTAATTCCATTAGTAATATCAGTTGTCCAATTTATTCAGTTTATTGGCTCTTTTGTCTTGTTTCCTCTGACGAATCCTGTTCAATACAGAGATTTGTACGCAAAATACGTACCAATTATATTTTTCTTTTTAATCGTAATATTTATTGCTGAGGCATTTAATACATTTGATGAAGATATTGCATTAGTTATTTTGTTTACGTTATTGACTATATCAACTTATTTTCTATGGCCGGCCATAACTGGCATTAAGGACCGTATTGCACAATACAAAGAAAGAACGAAAAGAGAGAAAGCGGCGGCGGACGCGGCTGCGGGGGCTGGGAAATAAATAATGAAATTAACATAAAACGGATTTGTAATAGTATATAAACCCTTTTTATTTATAGTTGTATCTACAGAATGCCAAAGGGAAAAAATACAAATACTAGCCAACCGGCAAAATCGACGCCAGAATATTTTAAGATGTATCCATTTGTTAGCGTTTGTACGCCAACATTTAACCGACGACCCTTCATTCCAGCGATGATATCATGTTTTAACAATCAAGATTATCCGCAAGATAGAATGGAGTGGATTATTATTGATGATGGTACCGATCCAATTGAAGATCTTATTGCGTCACACCCTCGTGTGAAATATTTTAAATACGATACCAAAATGACTTTGGGAAAGAAGAGAAATCTTCTACATGAAAAATCGCGAGGAGAAATATTGGTGTATATGGACGATGATGATTATTACCCACCAGAGAGAGTGTCACATGCGGTTCATATGCTTGTAACACACCCGGAAGCACTATGCGCAGGTTCAAGTGAAATATATATTTATTTTAAGCATATTAACCAAATGAAGAAGTTTGGTCCGTATGGGCCAAATCATGCAACTGCAGGAACATTTGCATTTAAGAGAAAGCTATTGAAGCAGCATAAATATAACGATGAAGCATGTTTGGCGGAAGAGCGCGCATTTCTGAAAGATTATACTGTTCCATTTGTACAATTAAATCCGATGAAGGTTATATTGGTATTTTCGCATGAACATAATACATTCGATAAACGAAAGCTATTGGTAAATGCGAATCCTCAGGTAGTAAAAGATACTCCAAAGCGAGTTATGGATTTCATCAAAGATCCGGTTCTTCGAAAGTTTTATATGGTAGACCTAGAAAAAATACTGGTAGATTATTTGCCTGGTAGACCTGAAATGAAGCCAGATGTAATACAGCAAACATTACAGCTTGAGCGAGATCGAGAAAGAATGGCGGCAGAACAAGCGCAACAAATGAATGGTGGTGGCGGTGATAATGGACAGATTATTCTTCAGCAACCCGGACAGGAGCCTGTTGCATTATCTAATAAACAAGTTGTTGAAATTATACAACAGCAACAAGGTGAAATTCAAAATCGGGATAAAAAGATTTATCAAATGAATGAGGAAATAAAAAAACTTCAGTTTGACTTGTATAACCTACGCAAGGTTGTTGAGAAACATGCAGAAAATGCAGATGATGATAATGAATTAAAGATCGTTGAAATTGTTGATAAACCTGTGCGTGTTGATACTACGCATGTTACAAACCAAGAGAAAAATACGACTAATTGTCCACCCGATTTAATGAAGCGGTATGAAGACCTACTTGAAGAAAATAGGACGATGCGACGGCTATTAGACGACCTAACTCAAACAAATACGAATGCTGAACTAATGTAATGATTTTATTATTTTCGTTTATTACAACAAACGTTGATAAATCCTATACCTAAAAATGCAGCGATTACATCAAGAAATATTGTCATTTATTGTAATTATTATATATTGAATTTAAACGCAATATATAATAAGCACATTTTATTGTGAATTTTACTCCTTCGAAATATCAACATTAGTAATGTTCAACATTAATACATTTGTCTTTGTCTTATGAATTACAAAGTCGTTATTTTTACTAGCAGTATTAAAATTTTCACGGAGAATACTGAGAATGCTTGATACGTCGAGTTCATCTTCTTTTGTTTTATACTCGGTTACGGTATTGCTTTCAGACCTTTGTCTTCGCTTATTGCGTCCGCTTTTACCACCACCTTCATAGTCATCATCGTCGTCCTCGGCGTATTCACCACCTGATTGCTTTTTCTTATTTTTGGAAGACGCCTTTGGTGGAATGTAATCCCAGACACCTAGAGCGTCGATCGTCTTATTATCGGCATCATAAGTTACAGTTTTAGTGTCGAATACTAGAGCAGTATTTGCCATGTGACCATAGGGCTCCAAATCAAATTCGGTTAAATCGTCAAGGATTTCCATAAACTCTTTCCCGCGAATATAATTACGAATATAACCTGCGATTTCTGATGTAATCTTTACAGGAACGCGTTGCAACTCACCCTCACTTTCGCTGCTGCTGCTGCTGCCGCTCTCATTATCGCTACTGCTAGCGCTGTCACTTCCAGATTTCGATTCTGAATCGGAACCATCATCGTCGTGGTCGTGCTGATGGTCGTAATCACCTTCAGGTTTTTCAAATTTAACACCACGTCCACCGCGCTTCTTCTTATGTGAAGTTTTCGCAGGATATAATGTAAAGCACTCTACATCTATATCCATAGACATCTTATACTTTGAATCATATGAAATAGAAGCACCCATCGCAATATAATTTTGTATATTCGCTATATCTTTTCATATGACATTAAACGCGCGAATTCATTCATTCAATCATCAATATCACTAAAGTCTTCATTACAACCGGTTTCATTTCGTTTTGTTTCAGAATCGTTGGTTTTTAATAAATATTTGTCTAAATATCTGTAAATTCGATTAATATCCAATTTGGTTATTTCGTATGTTTCAAGTAATCTCGGTATTTCTTCTTCTGGGTACTGGTTTCGTAGTGTTAAAAAAAATGCAAACATATCCTTTTGATCCATAGAAAGTTGCATGCATAAATTTTGTATAAAAAGTGAATTATTGTATTCAGTACTATACTTTGTTAATACTTTCGTGAATCGAACTTCTGTCGGATTATACTTCGGCTTTTTAGTAAAGGCATTATGATACAAATAATGATTATAGAATGTCTTTATCAAAGAGCATAATTCGTTGAATAACCATATTTGCTTTTGAAATGTAATTCTATCGAAATAATCTGCTAAACATACATTATCCAATAATAATTGGTAAAATGGTATAGAAACCTCATACGGCATTTTTTCTAGTACATCAATTATATTCTCGTGCCAGAGTAGTCCAATTATTGTACGATCGGTTTCGTTTATCAGGTTATTATGCTCACATATTGGAAACGATGTATTAATTAATTTTTGGGTTATTTTTTTACTATCTTCGTTATATGTTTTGGGCTGAAAAATAGCTTGTAGTATATTTGTTTTTAATATTTCATGCTGTTTTTGATTCATATCTATGATTGCATTTAATTTTCGTAGATTACCTTGAATAAATGAAATTATATTTTTGCGAAGTAATATTGTGTCAATATTTGGAATAGAAACATCTATAAGTTGATTCATTTGCGCAGTTGTCGGTGTTTTTAATTCATATACATGACACACCTTCATTAATTCCTTTATTTTTTTATCGATGTGATAATTCCCAATACATATAATTGGGTTCATCGTAATTTCTTCTTGTTTTTGTTTTTTAGTTTTCTTCGGCCGTATTAATTTAATAAGTGATGTAATACCTCCCTTATCGCCATTATTCATACCGTCCAATTCGTCCATAACTATAACGATCTTTTGAACCTTTTTTTGAAAGACTGACATGATATTTTTATCCGAGATATTATGCTGAGTAATCGAATCTATAATGGACTTATTACGTATATCACCTGCATCGTATTTTATAATATCATAATTTAGATCTTTTAATAAACGGTTTACAAATTCTGTTTTACCAGATCCTGGTGCTCCATAAATATATATACCTCTTTTAAAAGTCAAATCTTTCTTATTTTGTTGAAATGCATGAAGAAAATCTTTAATATTATTATAAATTGTTTCACGTCCTAGTATTTTGTTGAAATTCATATCATGTAATAATGTTAGATTTATAGTCGTTGCATTCATTTCGTAAATATTCTGTTTTTATTCTTTTATGTTTTAATCTTATAATGTGATACTTATTATATTTAACATATTTAGAACGAATAATACAATTTCATTTTTTTCTTTGTCTATAATATAAACTATTTATATACACACTCATAACCATTATTTTACGATGAACAGTCTTTCTGACTTTTTCGCACCCCTCGATAAGGATTATTGCGTCCTTTTTTATTGGCTTACCGTTGTTAATTTTATCTTTTTGATTGTTGCAGCTTTAGGGTTTGTCGTGTCTCTGGTTATGTTGTTTAGAAATAAAGTCACGCTCATGAGCACCTTATACTCCTTTTTGATGATTCTTGTGTACGGTCTTATGTATTTCCAGTCTCGCTTGTTCTATTCTATGTGCGTTACTGGTAATATGAAGGCCGGCTCATTCGTTGGTGCCGGATCTGGTGATTCTCTCCCTTCTGCTGCGAAGAACGCGGCGATGGCTTCTCCTGGCGCTCTTCGCATGTAAATACAGCGAATTCATTATACATCATCGTACAGTTATATTTTGTATTATCGTTACATTACACGATAATAATACAAAATATTGTTTAACACTTTAAACTACTATTGTTTAACACTTTAAACTACTATTGTTTAACACTTTAAACTGGAACTTCTAGTCTGATCTCCATCTAGCACACCCTCCCATGGTATATATCCACTTGTTAATGCGGAATCAGAATATTTTTTACCAGTAATATTATTATAATTAATACAGTTATCAGGATTGTTTGTAATAGTAACTCCAGTAGATAATCCAAATGGATCGGTGCACGTACCATCACTATTTAATTTCCATCTATCAGGGCACTTTGAAATCTCGGGTGGCCATTTTTGAGAATTTTTAGATTTCCACAATAAAATCGCAACCGTTATCGTTGAAATTACCAGCGCAATACCAGCCAATAATAGTGCCATTTTTTGTATAGTCATGCTAAAAAAATTGCTAAACCAACCGCTGCTGCTGCTTCCACTATCACTACCGCTGCTGCCACTACTACTTCCGCTACTGTTTCCAAATGCAGAAGAACCAGTATTTTTTACTTGAGAAACAAAATCGTCCATTATTCAAATAAATACAATAATTATTATAATATATAATATATAAATTTAATATAATATAAAATTATAGTAAATATGGATCATTACGAATATCGCCAATTTCCCGAAAATACGATTATAGGGCAGCCTAAAAATGGACGTCTCGATATTATCACTCCTCCGATTCAGGACCAATTCGCTCTTTACGATAAAAATCCTGTTCACCAATGTGTAACATATCGCGATGCTCTAAATGGAATATGGGAAAATACACCTCTTTCAAATGCTTATTTTAGCAAAGAAAATATGCAAATAATCCAAAATGGAGTTCGCGCAGGTGTTTATCAGAGATCCAACGGTAAATACGTTATCGGAGAACAAGACTGCGATACATTACGCATTATCATGAGAACCATATTTTTGCAGAATGCCGTAAATGCACCTACCAGCATTCGGGATCAGATAATTGAACTAAATAACTTGGTTTATGAATACTGTATTCCACGCATTCATGGCGAGGCAGAAGGTTATATACAATATAAGCGAGATGTAAGCAATATGTATACTCCTATCTCACGACCGATGTTCTCCAATTACAAACATAAAACTCTCGAATTGAAACCTTGGTTTTAAGGCCTCGGATTTTAAATCTGAATAAAATAAAAATAAGAGATTTACCTATTTTTATTTATGTATTTTCCACCAGTAGTGTAGTAATCATCGTCGCTACATAGCGCGGGTACTCTATTCTTTTTATCGTATTATTGATCTGCTGTGCCTGTTGTCTTTTTTGCAACTAATTTCCTTTTTACTGTAGCTGCTCCCTTCCCACCACTTACACCTCCTCCTGCTCCCACAGCCACACTTGTAGTCGTTGAAACAACCCATTTCTTATATTCCTGTTCTAGTTCATCTAAATCTTTGGTCCACAATTCTTCAATCGATGTTTCAGTTAGTTTTGTGTGTGCTGCACGAGTCAAATCCCTCTCCGCCAAAAGCTTCGTCACATTTTCTTCAGTTACGCTGTCCATCGGCATCTTTAGCAAATATCGATACTCTTCATCACCTTCAATATGATCGTACCCTCGCGTCTTGAGTATTTCAAATACGACCTCTTTTGTTTTACGGCGCATATCCAGTTTATCGTCCAGAATTTCCTGAATATACTTTGCGCGATTTGATAACACTTTCAGTTCATTACTTAATTGCGCAAGCAGCGCCAATTTGCGCTTCGAGTACATACTAAGACGCTCCGAGTAATAGTCATCGATGATATCGTAGATGTTCGCATATTTTTTAAGTTTTTCATGCGCATCAAACAAATTCATATTCGTCGTTGACTGAGTTGTATATAACCCAAGTATCTTTTCAAGCTTGTTGCAACCGTTCTCTATTGCCGTCTCGCTCATATCCTTTACAGAATGCGGGTATGATTGATGAAATGTAACAGTAATGTCAATAACTGCATCGGTCGACATATCTACATATTCTTTTAACACCGGACAACTCGACGACGCATTTGCAGCACTTCCTCCACCGCTCGCCGACGACGCGGGAGGTACGTCCATCAACCCTTCAAGAAACTGTTTATAATCATCGGTCCATGTTCCAACCGGAAGTTCTGTAATACGGACTTTTCTATCTGCGACAATCTCATAGCAACCCTTTATCAAATAACGCGCAGCAGCACCGGTAGCAGACTGTACAGGTTGTTGTGTTGAGGCAGATGCAATAGTTTGAATCGTCCCTTTAAAGCCCTTGAAATACGGCTCAACGGTCGGCCTATCTGCGATCGGGATCGATTGGAGCATCGCGCGAATATATTGAATAATCTGAATCGGATTATGCGGCATGACGTCCGTGCTAAATCCAGTTCCGATACCCTTCGTCCCATTTACCAATATCATCGGTATAATGGGTCCATAATAAACCGGTTCAACCATTTGCCCATCATCATTCAGGTAAGTCAAAATTGCATCGTCTTCTTGCCGAAATATAAGTCTTGTCAACTTGCTCAATTGCGTAAAGATGTACCTTTCACTTGCAGAATCTTTTCCACCCTGCAATCGTGTTCCAAACTGACCATTCGGTTCAAATAGATTGATGTTATTGCTTCCAACGAAGTTTTGCGCCATTCCGACAATCGCCGCATTCAAACTTGCCTCACCGTGATGGTATCCAGATTGCTCAGAGACATAACCACTAAACTGTGCAACCTTGATTTCACTCTTAAGGCCACCCTTCTTGAATGCAGCATACAGGATTTTACGCAAAGAGATTTTGTGTCCGTCCATCAAATTCGGAATCGACCGCTCATTATCGTAAATTGAGAAATGAATGAGGCCGCGATCAATAAACTCCTCATACGGAATCGATGGCTTGGAAGTATCCAAAAACAAATCTCGCGAGTATTTTGAAAGCCATTCCTTACGATCATCGGCGCGCTTCTTATTAAACGCCATATCAAGACGATCGTTGCTTTCTAATCCCGTATGCACAAAACTCACCATCTTCTTGTGCTCGAAATACTCTTTGAACTCCTTTCCGGTACTCGTACCCAAACCTTTGTAATATTTTGTAGACCAACTACTCGGGATCGCTCCATTTGGAAATTGCTTTTTCCAGTTCTCAAATTCACCATCATTATAAAACAACACTTCTTGACCTTGCGCTCCACCACGACGCGCCTTCAAAATCGGTGTATTCATAAACCCGATGAAACCAGGAATCTTCGTAAGCGATGGCCATTCTGACTGAAACAAATTAATTCCGAGACCCTGAATATGCGCCCCGTCCAAATCCTGATCAGTCATGAAGAGAACTTTTCCATAGCGGAGTCGAGTTGCAACATCTGCCGGCGTATACGTCTTTCCAGTCTCAAGACCCAAAATCTGCTTGATTTCGGCAATCTCGCGATTCTCAGCAATTCGTTTTGTTGATTCTCCATGAACATTAAAGAGTTTTCCCTTCATCGGATAAACACCGATAAAATTTCTGTCCTCCTTGCTGAGCCCGGATACAATACCCGCCTTTGCTGAATCTCCTTCACACAGAATTATCGTGCATAACGCCGATTTATCCGGAGTTCCTGCATTATTAGCATCGATCAATTTCGGAATTCCCCGAATCGTTCGTGTTTTTGCACCGTCGGTTTTCTTTGCAGCCTTTGTTTCTTTCACTTCTGTAAGTGCGCATGCCGCGTCCATCACGCCCATCTTCGACAGTTTTTCGATAAAATCGTCGCTCACTTTGCATGATGATCCAAAATTCGCAACGGCCGTTCCAAGCTCGTCTTTCGTTTGACTTGAAAATGACGGATTCTCGATATCGCAGCGCAGGAACAGCATCAGTTGCTCCTTGATCGTATTCGGCTTGACGTCGACCTTCTTCTTCTTCTTGATCAACTCCGCAAGCTTTCGCACAATCTGATTTGTAATATATTCAACGTGCTTTCCTCCACGCGGCGTGTATATACCGTTTACAAATGAAACATGGCAAAACTCGTCTGTCGGCGTAAGACATACGATGTACTCCCATCTCGGATCCGGATTCTCGTAGATGCGCTTCGTTTCGCCTTTTCCGCCAATATACAAGTCGACGTACTGTTGAAAATGTCTCACCGGAATTACCGAGCCGTTGTATTTTACCTTGATGCTTTTGTCGGTAACTGCAGCGATATCATAGGTGCGTTTCAAAAACAACGCCATCATATCTGCAGTCAAATTGTTTGACGGGATACCGAATCTCGCATAGTCGGGACGAAAAGACACGCGAGTATACGGCTTCACCTTTGTTTTGGATACAACAGGTGGGACAATTTCGGAGAGATTGTTACGGAATTCCTGGACATATTTAAGTCCTCTAACATGGTCGACGGTTTCGACCCGACCCCAGACAGACCAAATTAGAACCAACTTGAATCCAAATCCGTTTTTCCCGCCAACAATCTTTTCCTTTTTGTTTTCATCGTAGTTGGTTGATGTCCTGAGATGGCCGAAAATCATTTCGGGGATCCAGAGTTTGTGTTCTGGGTGCTGTGCAACATCAATACCGTTGCCGTCATTTGTAAGATGGATCGTTCCATCAAGCGGGTCGATTTCGATTTCAAGTGATGTTACAGGAAGAGCGTTTGGCTTCCCATCAGAAATAGCCTGTGCTTGTCGAACCACGTGATCACGCATATTCACCATGCCTTCATCGAAGAGTTTGTACAATCCGGGAATGTATGTAATCGCACGACGGTTTAGTTTAGGAAGAACCGGCATAGACGCCGCCCCCGCCGCCGATGCACTTTTTGTCACAGGAGTATCCGATGATACTGAAACAGAATCGCTACCGCCGCCGCCGCCTCCTACGTTATCTTCAGCAAGAGATAACGCATCGGCGTCCATAACGTATTCAGTTGTCTCCGTGGTTTCAATCGATCCGATATATGTATCGGGCTTTTTCAAGATATGTTCTCGATCCGTCATTTTTTGATATTTTTGAAGTTCTTCGTTGCCTTTTGCGGCGGCTGCTCCTTCTTCTGAACTTGATGTCTTCGTTACCTTCTTTTTTGTTGTACTTACTCCTGCTCCTCCTCCAGGCACAGAAGTATCCCTTTTTGAATCTGAAACTGACATTTGATGTTTATATGAAATACCGTAATACGTAATAACGATGTATCGGTGCCTACTTCTATATTGGTATATTGTTTAATTTGTTTTCAATTTTATTGTAAAAGTAATGTATAAATAATTGTTGTAATTTTATACTCATTACGCATAATGTCACACGCCCCCCGTTATAGACTTAATACTGGAGTATGCAGCGATGTATTTACAATAGGTACATCTCAAATTACATATGATTCATGCGGTAATCCGGTTTTAATTAATCCAAATGATAAAATGCCGTATATGAAGTGTCCTAGTCTTGCGAATCCAACTGCTGGTATGGCGACATCTACAAACGATACGAATATTTCAAAGAAAATGCGTTTTGCACAACAAATACGTGTTGGTTCCGCTTTAAAAGGAGGTAAAAGCTATTTTTCAGTAAATAAAACAAACACGTTTGGTAGCTGGCAAGGTGCGCCGGGAGGATCGAGAGAAGCAATTCGTAATGCGTTTTAACTATATAACTATATTTAGGCACAATAGAATAATTCTCTTCTGTATTTTTATTTTATTTTTTCTAATGTTGTAGTATAACAGCAACTTTAGAAAATGGTCAAACGTGTAGATCGCAGCGATGATGGAACATACCACGTTAATGGTAAGAGATACGAAATGTTAGAAGGATCTAGGGCTCAGGTTTGGCACGGTACCGCTTACAAGACCCCCGGTGGTCTTACTAAGACCCAACTCATTTTTAATAAGCATGGCCGTATTGTTTCTGCAAAGAAGCACGCCACCGCTAAGAAGGAGAATCGCCTTCGTAAGTATGGTTACACCGCTCGTAAGGGTAAATTCGGCGCTGTGAAGATCAATAAGACTACCGGCAAACGCGTTCGCCTTGTGAATACTCCCAATAAACGTTAAATTCATATAATATCGTATGTTCATAGGTATCTGTGAATATAATATTTTTTATTCTTATTATTGAGTTATATCCAATAATAAGACAATTCAACAATCACTTTCGTCCGATTCAACGACGTCTTGTAGCGCAGGACTTTCTACGCAATACGCGCTTGGAATTCTTGTATTTACGCGAACCGCCGCCCATACCTTTCGGCGAGCCACTACCTTTCGGCGAGCCACTAGGACTAGGCCTTGATTCTCCAGGGCTCTTGGCTTTAGAGGAAAGTGCTTTGGAACCCTTGGATTTGGAGCTGGCTTTGGAAGCTTTGGCTGCTGCTGCTGCTTGTCTCTTTCTTCGACCATGTAATGATTCGGCAATTTTTTCTAAATATTGAGCCGCAGCTACTATATTCATTCTAGAACAAGTAGTTAATTCAGCAACCGGCGAATCACCACCATTCATAAATGGCGTATCTCTGGACAAATACGTCCATATTTCTCGTGCCGTTTCTTCTACGATATGTAAATCTTCACGAACAATTATACATTGATCATGGTATAATGGACCAGAATAATCCGGATTAGCCTCATGTGTATGACGGTAAAGTAAATCGTGTCTAACTGGCTCACCTCTTACATGCAACAATTCATGAAATGTAATTTTGTATGCATCTTCTTCAACCCGCGTAAAGGTTGTTATAATAGTCGCGCACGCAGTCCCCTCGGGTGTTTTAAAGTGAAGATTCATACCACCAGGTCTTACACGAAACTCATATTTTTTATCATCATGTCCTCCAGCTGCCGCCATAATTCAATAAAAAGGTTTGTTATAAATTATACAAATATTTTATTTTTATAATTTCTTAAATTCAGATATTTTTATAATTACCTACATTCTGATATTCGTCAAACATTAATATAATAATTATATATAGTTTCGCGATTTGAATATGCTTTTAATTGTAACAAGAAACTATTCGAATGATGCGAATATTAATTTAAATAAACTATATAAATCGCTTCGGCATAAAAACATACCGTTTATTATTTCAAAAAAATGCGATCCGAATATCATTAAACGCAAAGATATTCGCGGTATTATTATTCCGGGATCTAGTGGTAACTTGCGGATATCATTAGATGCATTTCAACCGGCATTAGATTTAGAATTGTATTATCTATTTCATTTTCCGAATCTACCTGTTTTAGGTATATGCCATGGTTGCCAATTTTTAATGGTATACTATGGCGGCACTCTACTTCAATATGATACGTATTTAAATGGCGAAATTTCTACGAACCTCGATTTATCAGTAGATAAATTATTCGATGGTTGTAAATCAACAGAAAAATTACACTTCCATTTTCACGATTTACCTATTCAAACTGGCGCTCATAACAAAAATATTAAAGAAATTGCATGGTTTACTTTTCGAGATAACAAACGCCGAGCTTGTGCTTTTGAGTTCGAACGTGGACGTGTATACGGTGTTATGTTTCACCCCGAAAAACATGAAGAGTCTCATCTTATATTGTATAATTTCTATTATAATGTCTGCGGTGCAGATACAACCACGAGTAGTAGTAATATTTCTACAAATTAAAATCCGTCCTTATATTCTTCAACTGGATCGACATGTTCGAGAGATAAGGACGTTGTTATCAGTCCATTTTCATCTAAATAATCAGAATACTCATCGATCAAAAACTTCTCAAAATAACGTTTGCTAACCGCACGACGATCTTTCGATTCATAACATTTACTGCAATAATATTCATATGCATTATATAACGGCTGCGGTATCGAAATATTATTTGTGATACATTGCATCTTAAACAAATCCAAGTATAACCGTATTTCGGCCTTTTTACTCCACATCTTACACCCCACATTTACTAGATATTTGTCATCTTCTATATTTACATCTGGGTAAAAATGACGTATCATTCCAAGAAGCGCAGCATCACTTATATTATGATATGAACTCTGACTACTTGTTGTTTTTGTATTCTCTGTGATATTTATAGACGATTGCGTGGTTGATGTCGAGAGATATTCATTAAATAGTGTAGATAATTCATCTATCTCCAATTCAATTTCATCGTCATTTACAGTACAGTTTTCACTCCAGAAACTAATAAATTTACTAACCATCGGAAGATGTCGACTCGTTATATTAGGAAATACATCGAGAGATTGCAATTCTCCACCGCCACCGCTCATACAACCATTCCCGTAGAGATACTCTGTTATTCTCGTCTTTAATACCGCATTAAATATCATATTCGGGATCTGAAATTCACTCAAATACATTTTCCATAAATAAAGCATATTATGCCACGTTATACCACAATCAACCGTAGACGACGGTTCTGTTGCGAATTTCATAAACTCGTCGATTATTCGAGTTTCTGTTCGCGTCTTAAAAAACCATGCATGATCTCGAACATGAGATGTTTTACACTGACGCACTAAAAATTCATCAGCATTTCCATATCTATGCGAATAATGCGCCGCAACACAAAATAAATCTATAATCGATATCTGCAAATCAGAACTTCTTATTACGTCTGTAGTACTTACAACTCCGGCCGATGCAGTATTATGCGCATTCATATTTGCCATCTGGAAATTAACAATACGACAATCGTTATAATTATGTTCATAATATTTGAATTTAAACGCGCTATTAAATGCATTTATTCCAAATAAACTGCAGCATTCTGCACCCAAATCCTTTATCAATTCTTTTGCACTTGAACTAATAAAATATATAAGCGGAGCTGACTTCTTTAATAATACGTCACCTAATAATGTAAGAAAATATTTAGCATGATCTCTCGTTCTGAAGAGATTAGGGTGTAATTTCCCGATTACATGTTGTATTGTATTTGATTCTGGTATGGATTTTAAAATGTCGCGATTTTGAATATTCTTTATAATACGATTTTTTATCTTATACTTCCATGTAAGTAGGTTTGAAGCTACATCACCGAGAGATTTGGCGCCTTGACCTGTAATTTCGGTTAATATTCGATGATGAATCTCATCTTCATTTATGATAGAATAATGCACCTGATTATACGAAAAATATAGCTCGGAATGATTCGAGTAATAATATTTCGTTCGATTTAAAAATGTTTCTATGAACTCTTCAGACAAGAGTTCGAGAGATTTCTTGCGCGTCTCTCTCTCGATATGTGTAGAATTATAGTTTTTTATAATTACAGGTAATTGATGTTTTATATGTGAATGAATGCGTTCGAGAATATGATCATTTCCTGAAATATCTGCGTTCGTTTTCCAGATGTTCGAGAGAATTTCTATTGTAGATGCAAGTGACGGAGTTTGTACCTGTGTTATAGACGGGGTTTTATTATCCATAATATTATTATTATTCTTATTATTCTTATTATTTATCTAGTAGTAATATATAGTTTTATTATTGTTTTAAGCTAAAACTACATATTTATTATCATATAGAATGAATGGATACACACCGGTTAATCGTGTAAATGAATTATTGCTCGCGAGTCCACCAGATATTGAAGGATTTATTGATTATTTTTTTGATAGGTTTCATACATTAAATCGTTCATCTGCGCGTGGCGGTGCATATTATGTTAACTTCTATTCTACATGTTATGACTGTTTTATGCCTGAAACGGTAGAATTATGGCATTATAATGCTGTCACCGGAAATTGCGAATATCACGGAACTCGCGGAGCACATCAACGTTATCGCGATTTTTTATTGTATATTGTTGAAAATGCAAATTCTTATAATGAAGACCAGATTGACCAACTTGTGTTTTTGCTTCATAATGTTCTAGAAGAAAATGCCACATCTATCGTTTGTTATGTTGATTTTGACGAAGACATATATGATGTTTTGGTTAATTATGATGAAGAAGATCCTAATGACGGTGAAATTACATTTTGTAAAGGGGGGCGTATTGCGCATGGAGGAATGGCTATTAGTAATACAAGAGTTCTTGGATTATTAGAAGCGATTAAGGAGTCTGACTTTGATTAAGCATTATTATTGGGTATAAGCTTTCTGATCGCATTTAATATTGATGTTGCTATTTCCGTAGTTATAATGCTAGCAGGCTGATCACTACCTTTGGAGTCGAGTAGTGATTGATTCAATTCGCTGAGTTTGATACTGCTTTCCCCAATTTTAATATCTATTGTCTCGGCAATTTGGCCTAATTTTTCTTTTAATTTCGCTTCTTTGTCCTCAGATGTTATATTTTTGGTAGGGGGTGTGGCTACAATAGGTCTTTCTGCTGGGGCTGCACCTTTTTCCTTTTTCGACGAAGAAAGAAGTATTATATTTGAAATAATTTTCTCAGACGAATCGCCGCCGAATTCTGCGGTAACTGCAGAAACAACCTCTTCATTTTTTTTGGTGATCGTTTCCATAAGTTCAGTTCTTTTAGATTGACGGGCTGAATCGCTGGGTTGTTCGGCTTTCGGTTCACCCAACGTCTCTTTATATTCTTTTAATTTTGCTGAGGTAAATACAGAATTATCAAGTTTCTGTACAGGAGATTCTTGTGATTCACTCGAATCAGTAGCAGTCCTTTTCAAACTTTGAACTAGCGATTGTGCCAAGGGATTCGAGACAGTAAATTCAGAATCTACCGAAGCGCGTTCATCTGAGTTGGATCGAACCGAATCGTCTAATGAAAAAACGGTATTGGCAGAACCAACAGAATCATCAGCAGCAGGAGCAGAAGCAGAATAAGGAACCTGAACAGCAGATGATGATGATTGTTCTAAACTGGCACTCCCTAGTCTCTTTTCCAGTTGTGCTTGCTGTATAGCAGCAGCGGCTTGTAAATTAGACTGACTATCACCAAGGTTACCAAGGTTACTCATCTATTAATATGACTTTATTCAATAATATATATACATCGTATATTATTTAATTTGAAATCTCTCGATTAAATATTGTTCACATGGGTGTAATAGAGCGCCAACCGATTCCTTCGCTGTAATCTCTCGAACAACGTATTTTAATTCCTCCGTATTATGGAAATTTACAACGTAATCATCAATATCCGCGCGAGTTGGATTCGGTGGTAATGAACAATTGTACATGATGTCTACGTATGTACCGCAAGATATATGTTATTAATATTTAGTTTTATGTTATTATTTATACTTCAACCCAACGTCGTTTTGGTAAATCAACTAAATAATCTTCCCAATCCTTCCATTGTGGGTGTTCGGTTGTATGCCGTTTAACGTAAAATGATGTCCCGCATGGTGGACCCCACCTAGCCATAAAGGTCATTTTTGCAGCAAGTGCGCTATCAACAACTTTACCATCGTATGCTCCAACTGGTTTAAAGGGTGTACTTGATTTTCGGTCAGTATATCCGTGTTTACATACAGTTCGAGTGTTTGCGTATGTTTTACCTAGATGGTGATCATAATGATCTGATAATATTTTCATAGCAATATCTGTGTTGATGTTGCCGCGGTATTTTTCCGCTAATTTCTCTAATTGAACACGTCGGTTTCCGATGGTTGATGCGATATTCCTAAATCCGATAGAATCGGCCGAGTCTACACTACCGATCGCAGACGAATCACTCGCTGAATGTGATAATGATGGGCTACATTCAATAAGGCGAATACGTTCGTCATACGTTGAATTGAATCCAACAAATACACCATTTTTTGTTGTCTCTATATTTACATAATTAAGACCTAACTCGACTCGCATGATCTGCTTTCGGTGAATATCTCCGAACATCCAAGAGCATGCATAATCGCCGGAATTGCCTTTTTGTAATCTCTCGGCATATTCCTCTAAAGTATTTCCATATTGCATACATTCGCGAATGCGACAACATATGGGGTCTCTTAATTCATATGCATTAAATCCTCCTATGGTTGTTTCTGAACCGATGATTCCTGCGCTTGTAACAAAAAAGTCGGTCATACTGAATACACCGCCGGCTACACTTTGCATAACGATCGAATGTCCATCACTTGTCTCGGGTTCTATTCTCAGTATAATATTGCAAAATTGGGCGTCCAAGAAGTTGCTAAATGATGAATGTCCGCATACAATTCCGCCGTCCTTTGTCCAATCTGGACCAACCGCCATAATAAGGGAGCATCTATCCTTAAACTCATTTAATTTTGCGTTTCTTGATGCTACTGCCGCAGGGTTTGCAGTTATCGCATATTCGTCGCGAATTACGTCGGCATATTTTTTCCGATATTTTGGTGTGTCGATATAGCGGAGCATGTGTGCATAAAAATATGGGAGACTCATATACATATTTATAAGCATTACCTGAGATAATCGTAATTTTGCGCCATCAGCGATGCCTCGCATTTCCTGGTATATTTTCTGAAATCTCTTTTCGATGATAGGTTGAAAGAAATCATCACATAATTCATAAAAAAACTCGATTTCACGACCGAACCCCTCTTTACATAGGAAGGACATCACGTGAAATACTCTCGGGAAAAGACCTGACGCCAACTCACCATGTGCAAAACCACGTTCATACGGTCCACCTCGTATTGTTATACGTATCCAGCCGTCCCCATTATCTCGCTTGTTTGTTTGCATTTCTCCATTTTTTACTTGTTTTATTTCGAAATTCGAACTTTTCGACGAGGATATGGATCGTCGCGTTTTTACATATCGAGTTTTTGTCTTTTTCCGGCGTTTTATTGTATTATGTCTATTATATTTTTTATTCGTCGCCATTTATATTAATATATTATTTTTCATAAAATAGATATAAAGATTTAAATGTCTAAACAAGTAAGAGATGAGTTTTCCGAGTTTTAACGCACCTACATTTTCAACGGGAAGTAGCGGTGTCGCGTCATCATTAAATGATAATGTTTTGACTATAAAAACGGTGCAAATCGCGCCGTTTAGAACGTTGATGTGTGCCCTAAAAGAAATTTTAATAGAGACGAATATTACGTTTCAAAAGGACGGTATTCGAATTATTAATATGGACAAATCGCATACGATGTTGGCGCATTTGTTTCTTGAAGCGGTGAATTTCGAGCTCTACGAGTGTAGTTTGGACAAAATTATAATTGGCGTGAATATGTTTCATTTGTTCAAATTGATCAATTCTATTGATAATGATGATACACTTACAATTTATATTGAAAAGAAGGATTATAATGATGGTGTTGTATCGTATTTGGGGCTAAAGTTTGAGAATGGTGATATCAAGCAGTGTAAGACGCAGAAGTTGCGTTTGATTGAGCCTGATTTGGAAGAATTGGTTGAGCCGGAAGTTGCATTTTCTAGTGTTATTAATTTGCCGTCGAGTGATTTTCAGAAGATTATTCGTGATTTATCGTGTATATCGGAGAAATTGGAGATTAAATCGGTAGGAAATGAGTTGATATTTCGTTGTTCGGGGCAGTTTGCAACAGCGGAGGTTCGTCGTGTCGAGTCGGACGGTAGTATGGAATTTTTGCATAAAAAAGATTCGGGAAAAGTGATACAGGGTGAATTTTCTTTGAAAAATTTGGGATATTTTATCAAATGCACAAATTTATGCAGCCAGATCGAGATGTATTTGGATAATGATATGCCGCTTGTTGTTAAATATTATGTTGCATCACTTGGTACAATTAAATTATGTTTATCACCTTTGCCTAGTTCGTAAAAAAAAGAGTTGTATTATTATTGATACGCAAAACGCGTAACAATAATATAAAATTATTTATTTAATATTCTGGTGTATGCTTCTTAAACAGACACCCGTGTGCAGTTATTCCTTCCAATTCTCTAATGATTCCAGCATTTTGAAAACTGCAATTCGCCATCCATATTTTGATAATGCAGAAATTCTTCTTCGGTGAAATAGTAATTCCATTTACATGCGGAAGAACATTTAAATTTGTTGATATGGTTTCACCGACAGTAACATAAGACAATTGTTTCCATGATTGGTTAACTTCCTTATTCGCAACCTTGTATGAGAAACAACCACCATTTCTATTTTTCGCATCTTCCCACATAGGAATAATTCCTTTCCGCATGAGAAATAGCATACAATTCATTACCAACTTTGGTGGCAACGTTTCGAAAATTGCAATAGCCTCTTCTGCAGAATTAAATTCGTATATCTTCTTATAACTAGAAGCCGCCCAATTTGTGTCATGTGGTAAATGCGCCCATAGGGTCCATTGATGAGAAAGTTTATGAAAAGCAGGATCTGCGTCGCTGCGTTTAACAGCTTCTAAATGTTCGGACTCGCCGCCGCCACCGCTGCTGCTGCCAGAAGAATTTGCGTTCGAAGATGCCATTTCACGAAAATGCCCAGTCAATGATGTGGATGGAAAACTACACATCGTATATTATATATTCAATTTTTTTTATACTGTTTCTATTGTTTTTATTTTTTTTCTAATTTTAAGATTACTCAATCATTTCAAATTCAGATGTAATATTTTCAGTTTTGTCATTATTATCACACTCTCCTCCCTTTTTATCTTCGCCTTCTTCAGAGTCATCGTCCGTATCCTCCTCAGATACTCCACTACTTTCGTCGTCTTCGTCGTCTTCGAGCTCAGTATCATTTGTTTTAACCGCATTCTTTTTCATTTGTATAATCGCGGATTCATCATCACTTAACGACCCTTCTGATTCACAATAATATTCCCGAATATCACCTTCAATATCGATAATATCTTTATTATTTAATATGTAAATTGGACAGTTCAATTTACTATCAACCTTAATGATATATGACTTTCCAACAATTATATGCTGTCCTTGGGTAAGTTTCATAAAATAATCGACAACATTACCATCGTTATTACTTTCAGTTGTAGTAAGTACTTTTTGGGTTTGTTTACTAATAGAGTCACACAATAACCAATTTTTATGCAAATCACATTTTACAAAATCTTTATTGTATAAAATGGTTTCATATTCTGATCCATGTGTTCCAATATAATCTACGACGTCGGGTCTGTATAACTTATTCAACAGATACCACTGCAAAAAAGGGCGATCAAACAATTCATTTTTCTCGATATAACACGTATCGGGAGATTTTATGCAAATAGGAATAACTTCCTTAGTCGTTACACTTGTATCAGGAGTATTCGTTGTCGTGTTGTCGCTATCCAAATGAGGCAAATCGACGATCAATTCGGCATAATTATCAATAAGCCCCAAATCACTAAATGTGCGATAATTCACATCAAACTGTGTATGCGTTGAAATTCTGAAATCACCCCGATGAATGCGTGTCTGTTTGTAATCTTGTGAAGAATGAATAATAAAATCATAAATCACATTATTTGCATCAGAAATGTCAGGGGATTCATTATGGATTTTTTTATAGATTGAGCATTGCGCATCGATCCATTTGCATACTTTATATTTTGCCATATCAACAGTCTTTATATTCTGACGAAACGTCTTTATATTTATGAATTCTGAATGTGATGAAAATAATTCTCTGCCATTTTTCACAACGGTGTATGTGCTAAATGTATAATAACCCAAATATCTCATCATAAATGCGATTTTTTCAGACAAAAATTGTTTTACCCTTTTAATTCTATTGAAGATACCACTATGAATGATATTCCATAATGTACACATAACACTTGTATTATTAGTTAGAAATGCGGTATATAATAATGGAATAATTGCATATACCATAAAAACCGCAAAAAATATTTCTGTTTGTCTAATATCATATTCGCTATATTCATTTTGAAAAAATGTCGGATATTCAATATTAGAATGATAAATTGTAGTTGGCGGAATCTTTTTCATTCCTATAAGAGAAACATGAATTTTATTCGATGGCATGTAACGCGCAATAAATACAAAAAGAGTATATATATATAATATCATTTGTATTTATATCAAAATGAAATTATATTATTATTATTATTATTATTTACATCGATAATGAAAATTATGATCTAGGCGGGGGCATCTGTTGAGGTTGCTGCTGACGTTGTTGCGGTTGAGGAAGTTGCGGTGTACCGTTATTTTGCCCCATATTCGATGCATTTCCTGGCTGTTTTTGGACCCGAAGATCACTCTTTCCAGGATTTACACCGAACACATAAAACATTACTGAAGTAATATATGTTAATAATAAAAATGGTATAAGAACTATAAACCAAACAAGCTTTGTTAAACCATTTAAGCACATAATATTTAATATTGTGGTAAATATCAACATAACGATAAATTTCAATAATGAAGTCGAATATTCACCTTGAAATAAATCGATTGTTATTTGTATCATAGAAAAACCTAAATATAGTAATGCCGGTGGACATATTTTTTCAATCATTATTACAAATAAAAATAAGTTATACTATACCTAATTATTTTATTTATTTCGTAGTTCGTAGGATATCGAAGGTTATACATTACTTCTTGGCATTAAATAATGCGATACCATTTTTGAAAACGCCGACTTCATCGCCGACATCATCATTAACGCATGCATAAATGATTCCATTCTGTGAATTTGTTGTGAAGTATACTTTTCCCTTAATTTTTATTTCAGAAACCTCTATTTCATCTTCATCAGCTGCTGCCACCTCTTCTTCCTGTTCAACAGCTTCCTCGGCCGCCTCTTCTTCCTCTTCTTGAGCTTCCTCTTCAACAGCTTCCTCTGCAGCCTCTTCTTCCTCTTCAGCAGCTTCCTCTTCAGCAGCTTCCTCTTCAGCAGCTTCCTCTTCCTCTTCACCTGCATCTTCAGCCACGCCCTCCTCTTCGTCAACCGCGTCTTCTTCACTATCTACCTCCTCAGCTGCTTCCTTATCATCTTCAGAAGCCGCCTCTTCATTTTCCTCTTCTCCATCTACCTGAGAGTCGTCGTCATGATCAGATATTTCAGCTTGGTGGTCGGTCATAACATTTGTAGTGTGAACGATCTTATTTTGATGATTTAATTTTGAATTACTTTCATCATCACTCTCATCTGATTCCGATTGCAATTCATTTTCGTTTTCATGAATCTCAAGCCTTACACCATTTTCGCAGTTATCATGATTGTGGTCGTGATGATGCTGGTCGTCTCGAGCAGATTCATCTTCTCTCTGTGTTTGTCTAGTAGACATTTGAGATTCTAGATGTGTGATATGTTTAGTCAAATTATCGATTAACATCTTCAGCTGAATTACCTCATCGTAATCATTTGATGTATTATTAGGAGAAGTTCCTTGATGAGGTGGTTGACTCGGAACATCGCGTACACAACCACCCTCACCGCCATCATTTCCGCGAGACTTCAATTGGGATTCGAGGGAATATACTTTGTTTTGCAGGGTTTTAATGATTGGCAAGTTCATAATGACATCGTGTGTTTGTTTATAAAGAGTATAATCTCCTACAACACCTTCGAGCATTTTAGAAATGTGCTTTGTCATCAACTGAGAAACGTCTTCCAATAGTGGACGAATATCGATTGTGATCTCTGAACTAATTCCAGAATCCGCATTTCCGGATTTCTCCGTTTCAACCGAACCGTTTGGTGGAGCATCTACAATTGAACCTTTATTAGAATCGAAGGGTTTACGAGTAGAATCCATATGATTAACGGAACGTTGTGTTGTCTATTTATTATATATTGTAAAACGTTTATTTCAATTTTGTGGTTATTATTAATAATCTAATTAATTTTAGCATTCGTTCAAAAATATATATTTAAGATATAATAATAATATAATACAAAATAATACAATACAATACAAATATGGAAGAGCAGAATACAACAAATAACAAGAAGAGTGTACCTAGTGGACCGAATGAAGCCCAAATAAACTGTTATCTACAGATTGTAAAGGGGCAAACCGATATGAGCGAAGAAGAAATTCTTGTTTCACTAAAAGAACATAATTATGATATTGTCAAGGTTGTAAGAACATATATCAATAGTGGAAAAAATACACAATCAACTGAGCTCGCCGATCCCGTAAATAAGACTACATCACAATCAGTAAATCAACTAAGGTTTAATGAAATAAGGCATTTTATGGATAAAGCAGCAGATTCATTTCGTAGAAACCAAGAAATGAATCGAATCTATCAGCAAGTTATGGAAAAAAAGAAGGCCCAGGCCCAGGCAGCCGCCGCCAATTCATATGAAATGACCAACTCTAAATTATAATCGAATAATGTTATATTTAACATTCCTGATATTTTTTGAAATTTCTGGAGGTATCGTTTTTATCCCAAGAAATTTACTTGTTGGACTATTCATTTTTTCGAACAGTTCTTTTGTAGAAATAATCTTAACAGGCGGATTCAGATTTTGTTGAATAATTACAGTTTCATCGTCATTACTATCTAAAATTAATGCAACGTGGCCGTATGGAAAACTGGTTTTTTTGTATTTCCAAAATAATATTGAACCCGGTTTTAAATAATAGGAAGAAGAATGTGTATATGGATACGAACAGGTATTCAATCGCATGTGATCTGTTTTTGATGTTACAGAATCAAGTTCGTTTATTTTATTGAAAAAGTCAACTGCGTCGACAACATCAGGATACGTATATCCTTTTATAGTTGCAAAAAATCTCCTTATCAATTCTACACATTCAAATGCAATTCCATATGTCGTATTATATGATGCATTTTTTGTTTTTCTTATGAAAATGTCTATATATTGTTGTTTTGAAGATTCCATAGCAATGTATGTATAGTATATACTATTATAAAAATATTATACTATTCGTGATTTTGAATAATCATCGTCTTGTATCGCTTTTTAAGCTTCATATTATTAGTAGGAATTACTTTACTGTTTACTAGAAAATCGTTATTGTCTTCATATAACTCGGGTAATATATGCGTCAGAGGTTTGTTAACTACATAAATCATTTGTGGCCCTTTAAACAATTGGCGATATTCCTGTATTGTTAGATTACCATAATACTTATCAAGCAAAAAATGTGGACTTGGTGCAGGTTTTAATCCCTTACCATATTGATATACTCCACCATATAATAATTGTATCAAATGCAATCGCTCGAACTTTGTTGATGTATCAATATGCTCTTTAAGTAAATATGCGATTGCGCATTCAGGTGAACAAAAACAACCGTACACTTGAAACGTGTCATTTATTATACTGGTCGGTATAAAATAAATTTGCGTATCAAAATCACAAGTATCCCAAAAACACGCAGATTTATGGTTTCCCTTTGTTTGCACAGGTTCACTATTATGAAATGATATTTTCAATTTATTTATTTTCTTCATTATTTCCTTTGTCATCTTTTCATTCATGACGTTAGTTTTCGCACTTGGCGCTATAGATGACGCCTGCATTTTATCAACAGTTGTCGATTGATAACTGCTCTCATTACGAACAACTGTATTATACTCTCTATTTGCATCATTAGTGTTACTTTCATTTCTAGATGTTGTTTGTATAGTAACGGTTGTTACATTCGATCCGATATTCGCGATATTACTATCTAGTAGAGAATTGTCATCATCGTCATTATTATTAAACGTAGTTACAATATCACTACAGTTAATTATATTTGATGCTGGAGTATACGACTGAATGTCTTCGATCGAAGGTGAATATTCGTAACTTGCCATGGTGTCATTTGATTTTAAATCAGACATATGACATTTTAAATGCAAAATTATGTTGGGTATTTCAGAAATATCAGATACAGATGATGCCAAATTTGTCATAATTTTCCCCCCCTTGGGTTTTCTACCTCTCTTCTTGTTTACGTTCCCTTTCTGAAATTGATCCGGCGTAACTAACTCGTTCGTATTTGATGTATCTATTTCATTCGAAATATTGGTCGATGTAGTCGATGAAATAACATTTAATACAACATTTTCACTCGTTTCTTCTTCCGTGATTTTCGATGTTTGTTTTACAGACTTCTTCGGTGGCATTTTAAGTAAAAATAAATAAAAATGAATAAAAATAAAAGGTGTATATGATATAATTAATCAACCAATTGATTTTAAATCATATATATGGGTTCAAGTCATGTAAACGAACTTAAAGAAATAATTATATCATATTAACTCTCGTGGTGGTTTTAAATTCTGCTCCTTTTTTTCTGTTTCAGAATTGTAGCATTTTCGGCATAACGGTATATAATTAGATGAACCAATAACAACCTGATCTACTTCATTTGTAATTCGAAAACTGAAGATACCAGGTGTTCCGTCTCGACATATACTGCATAATGATTTTAGTTTGATTATCTCATCGCATAATGGGATGAGATTATGCAATTGCCCGATGGGCTTTCTCTCAAAATCTCCGTCTAACCCGCAAATAAATACGCGTTTGTGTTCTTTCTCGACTAACGCGCGAACCTGTTCTTCTATATCTGGGAAGAATTGACCTTCATTTATTAATACTACCTCCGCTTCAGATATTTCTTTATGATTTTCTAATACGGCGTCGGTTATGGTTCTCGCCTTTATACAAGGAATCATTTGTTTGTCATGAGTCGACAACATCGAATCTGAATACCGTACATCGTCCTCATAATTTATAACCGCGATTGGAATATTGCAAAACTTACATTTTTTATATATTTCTAGTAAATACGATGTTTTCCCAGAAAACATAGAACCAACAATTAGTTCTAAATATCCAGTTTGGCGTTTCTCCAAAGATTTCGCCGTTTTATCTAATCCGATTAAATGCGACATGACAGTAAATGTTATACTTAATATGTTGTTTATTTTAATATAGTATATACGCGGTTCAATTCTTTTATAAATCAGCGTTCGAATAATAAATTCATAATAATATGAATAATATATTCATATTATTATGAATATGAATCGGTATAAAAGGAAAACCATCAACCATATTAAATAACGTTTAATACCAAATAAATTAATAAATTAATAAATTAATAAATTAATAAATTAATAAATTAATAAATTAGTAAATAAATCGTATCATGAGTAACTTACATATCCAAACAAACACTACTACGATGCCTTGGGTAGAAAAATATAGGCCATCATGTTTTGATGATATTGTATTAGACCCTATTAATAAAGCAATATTATCTAATATTCTTAAAACAAATTATTTTCCAAATTTATTGTTTTATGGTCCACCTGGAACCGGTAAAACTACAACTATTATTAACTTAGTAAACGCATACCAAGAAAAATTAAATATGAAAAATAAAGGCTTAATGATCCATTTAAATGCATCTGATGAACGCGGTATTGATATTATTCGTAATCAAATCAATAGTTTCGTCAGCACAAAATCCATGTTTGGAAGTGGTATTAAATTTGTTATATTAGACGAAGTCGATTATATGACTAAAAATGCACAAATCGCATTACGTTACTTATTAACGAGTTATACCGATAATAATGTAAGGTTTTGCCTCATCTGTAATTATGTATCTCGTATCGATGAATCTCTTCAAACCGAGTTTGTCAGAATGCGATTTAATCAGTTACCAGAAGACGATATACTCAATTTTTTACGAAAAATAAGCGAACTAGAAAAACTAGGATTAACCGATACGAGTATCATTTCAATACAAAGACAATTTAGTTCTGATATTCGAAGTATGATTAACTATATGCAAACAAATCAAGACATCATACAAAATACGAATATTATTACAAATACTGTATGGGAAGTTTTAACGAGTATGTTCGAAAAACATTCACGTGAATCTATTGTATCTAAAAATATCGGAATCGACAGTATTATTTCATATCTTGAGATGATTGGCCGAACATATAATATAGAACTACGCACTATAATTAAATCGTATTTTTATTATATTATACGCTTTCGTCATTCTATGGTTAATTTCGACTTTTTAAATAAAGTAGAACATATTATACATTTACCTGATATCCGTCATGAATATGTGATACATTATTTTGTACTAAAAATGAATCAGATCTTTATGGAAAAAATTCCTAACGTTGATAGTAATGCGCCTGTTACAAAAACAATAAAGATAAGGCGAAAGAAAATGAATAAATCATTAGCACTCAAATTATAATATATAAAAATAATTGAAGTAAATCGGTGTTTAAGTATGATATCTCATCGATTATTTTGCGTGCATAAATATAATTCTTAAAATGTCGTTTGATCCAACTGATTCTCAAATAGATGCGGAATGGACAAAATTCATGACAAAAATAAATAAGCAGAACGATTGTGATAATGGTGATGATTTTGAAGATGAAGAAAGTATTGAAGAAGAGTTTGATATCGCGAATGTCGAATTTGCATCGCATCGAATTGCGCCGATCATAAAATCCGGCACTTCAACAGTCGGAAAGGGGGGCAGCGCCAGTAATGGCAAAGCAGTACCTCATAAACGAACGTGTATTTCTAAAAAACAACAAAGAAAAACGTATTCATTTATCGATTCTATCGACGGTTCTATCGATGGTAATGTTGATACATCGTCCCAACCAGTTACAACCGTTCTCCCGGTTCATAGCGATGAGCAAGTAGATAGTCTCACCCCATCTCTCTTAACAAGTGTTCCAAAATCGACACCTATATATATTTCTACAAAAACGAAGATCGCATACCTTAACAAGAAAATCGATATTTATAAAGTGTTCTGGGATATTCCTGTTGTTCATTATTACTCGCGTTGCGAAGCCGTTATCAAAAAACAGATCAAGTTTCAAACAACAAATCCAGATGATATTGTCACTATCAAAGAAAAATTAAAACAACAAAGCCGATATTATGAAGAACAGATTATCGAACATATTGACAATCCAAATGGGCGAATCGTGTTTAAAGATCAGCGAAAGGTAAGTATCGGAATATGCAAAAAGGACTTACTTAATAACAACTCAAAGAAAAAGAGGGCTTTCTTCAACTGTTTTGTGTTGATTTTAAGAATAAATGGAGGGGTATGCATCGACGAAACTGTTAGATCTCCGAATGATGATATATTATTTAAGGAAATGCATGTAAAGGTATTCAATACTGGTAAATTGGAAATACCGGGAATCCAAGATGATAGAACATTATTACAAGTGTTAGAATTGCTTGTAGCGATTCTTCGACCAGTATTAGGCGATGACATAACTTATTTGAAAGAGCGATGCGAAACCGTCCTCATCAATTCAAATTTCAACTGTGGGTATTTTATAAATCGCGATAAATTGTTTAATCTTATGAAATACAAATACCGCATCAATAGCAACTATGATTCTTGTTCTTATCCTGGGATCCAGTGCAAGTTTTATTATATTCCAGGTGACATAATTCAAACGGGGCAACAACCAGTTAATTTAGACAATCAAAAATATTATGAAATATCATTTATGATTTTTAGAACTGGTAGCATTTTGATTGTTGGAAAATGCAACGAAAGTATTCTTATGAATATTTATCGGTTTATCAAAAATATACTGGAAACCGAATTTCATGTAATACAAATGGGCCTTGTAGAACAGATAAAACAAAACCATATCTTACTGGAATCACCAGAATGTGGACTTGATGAAGAAGAAGAACCATCGTTAATCGCAATAAACGCTCCGAAAAAGGCGTCAAAAGCCCGCAGAAAAATAATAATGTTAGGAAATATCGAACCATTTCATTTCAAACAATAAGAATAATGTTTATACTTTAGGAAAAGTTTTATTATAAACTACAATTTACATTTATTCGTTCGTAAAGAATATAAAGATTTAAAAGTTTAGTATTCTATATACGACAATATACGTTTTAATGTCATCTACTGGTCTGCCGAATGGAGCCACCTCAGCAGGTACAGGAGCTACTACCGGAAATGGAACTGTCGCGAGCTCTCTAAGTAAACCTTCTGTCGCAGATTCTAATTCTAGACAACCATGTTATGCCTGTTTCCAGCATGCTACAAAAATCGCGATTCTTGAAGACAAACCGATTATTCTTGATTATTGGACTGCATCTCTCGAAAAGGCATGTTTAATCGGAGTTCGCCAAAATAACGAGAAACTTCTTGTAAAGAGTGAGGACGAATATACTAGTCCGATCGCGAAAATATACAAGGTGGAAGGTGAATACATAATTGTTACTGAAAACTCTATTTATTTGGTTTCCGCGGATATTAGCACTCGAAGAATTAATTAATTTATATATTTTATTCGGGTATATATCGCAATTATTGCATATAATAGTATATATTTATTTTACTATTATAAGTATTGAACTATTTTTATTATTAAACTTTTTTACCATAATGTCAAATATTGACGCAAACTTATCTAAATTAGTTTTTTTAAGTGACTGTACTCCGGTATATTATATATTAGGCGCACCTAGTAAGATAACACAAATTACTCTTCAACGAATAAATGGCGGTGTTATCTTAACGTGGTATCCACCAGAGAATTCAAATGCTATTCCAGTTACTAATTACATTATTCGATATGGGAAAACGGGCGACCCCCCAGATATGATTAATGGATACGTTACGACAAGTCTTGCTACGGTTACAATCACCGGACTTTTGAATGGAGTGTCCTATCGTTTCTGGGTATCTGCGTCTAATAATGTTGGCGAAGGAGTATTGTCTGACCCACAAAGCATAGATCCTGGAGCCGCACCAGAACCTATTTCTATTGTAAGACGATCATATCATTCTACTACATCTACCCCCCCGATATCTAATTTACAAAAGGTCGGAATTGAATTTGTACCACCATTAAATTATAATGGAAGAGCTCCAACGACATATACAATAACATATTCATTATTAAACAATATTAATGCTCCTGTTACAACTTTGACAACACCTGTAAATGACGACACTTCATTAAATGAAATAATGGTGGATCAATCCAGTAAAACGATATATAATATGAATGGAATCAAAGGAAATTATGTAAGGCGAGTAATTGATATTCCAAACGATATTATTCGCGAAAACTATATATTTACAGTTTATTCAACCAATATTTATGGTAGATCTTCCGCATCTCTACAAACGATAATAGTACATCTAGACTCTAGTGTACCGCGATTTATAGCTCCATCGTTAACATTACCATCTGACGATATTATAGAAGTTACTCCTGGTGATAAAAAATTTACATTTAAATGGAAACAAACCACATTACCTGCTGCAACCGATGTTTCTGGTGTAAACTGGAAATACCGAATTCAATACACAGATGATAATAAATATTGGTATTATCCAAACACAAATCCGATTTATCGCGAATTTGATATATCATATGATAACACAAAATTACCAGGAATCGGTGTTTATTCTGTAGATATTAGTAGAAATGTTATGAATGGAACACGATATTATGTTAGATATTGCATAGTAAATCCAGAAGGTGACACATCACAATACACTTTGTCAGATAGTAGTAACATAAATATTACATCTATTATACCAGGAATACTTCCAAATCCTCCAGATATTTTTAATGCAACCGTTGGAGATAGAAGTGTAAATTTATATTTTAGTTGGAATAACTTTCCTCCAGGTATTGATAAAACTGGTGGATATCCTATTTTAGATTACAGGATCGATCGGTATGAAGTAATTAACGGAAATATAATGAACGGAGCAAATTTAGATGTTTCATTTTCAAATATTACGGGACCATTTTTCAGCGATATTAATAGTATTCGTAGAAATGGAACTCAATATCAATATCGTATCTACACAAGAACTGCATTAGGATTATCAACGTTATACAGATCGGTTATCGCGATTCCAGTTCGACAGAGTGATATAGTTTATGATGTATCGTCTAATGTGAATACAAATTCAATAACATTACAATGGAAACCTCCTATATTTCCTGAACCAGGAATGCCTATAGTACAATATCATATTCAATATCGCATATTTGACTTATCTTTTAATGGTCTACCGCCAAACAATATAATAGGAACATTTACAACTAACTTTACTGTAAACAAAAACATAAATGATATGAACTCTATTTTAGTAAATGACGATTTATGGTCGCGTTTAAGAACTACTATCCGAAGTTTTAATACTGGAAGTAACAATCTTTCATATACAATAACAGATTTAGTCAATTTGGAAGCATATGTATTTCGTATTGCAGCCATTACTCAAGATTCTACTCGTCGTAATTTAATTGGTTTAATTCAAGTAATCGGTAATAATAGTCCATATTTACGACATCCTACAATTATCGGAAAGATTCCGAGTGGAATTGCTACCGATAGTATAAATTTTATAAATGGCGACAGACAGATTAATATATTATGGTCAAGTGCCGATATTTTAAATATCGATAAAATTAACAACTTCATCGTAGATTATAGCATTTATGGAAGTAACGTGATTACAACAAGAAAATTTACCTATAATTACTGTATTTCTTATTATACTGATGTTCGAGTGTATTTTAGTCTTTATATTACAGGATTAAGTAATAACATTAACACGACTACAAATTCTCATAGTTATGATATCACAATTTATGCGGAAAATACGGTTGGTTATACTAATATTTCAAACAGATTGCGATTAAATGATTTAACTGATAGTTTTAACGATGGTATAAGTGACCAATATGAAAATATATCTAATATGCCGAGATATGTTAGACCAGGTACTATACCCAGTATTATTTTATAATACAACTCAAATAATATCGATCGTATATTTTCGACGCTATATTGTTTATTTTATTATTATAATATATTCATTTATAATAAGAAAATTATAATCTAAAATTATAATTCATTTACATGTCGTTTGTTATAGTTGGTAAACAGAACCAGATCGACTTGTCTTGGAACAAACCATCTAACAACGGATATACAATTAAAAATTATTTTTTTTATAGTGAAGAAAATGTAGACAGTACGTCTTCAATAATATCATATTATTCATATGCATTACCCGTATATAATAAAGCATCATTTGTATCATTTAATGGAGATAAAAATGGATTTGATATTAATGCTGCATCAACTTTGTATTCTCTAATTTTAAATACTGGTTTTACAAATTATTTCGATTTAACTTATGGTGGTGAATTAGAAATAAGTTGGGAATATCATTCGGATAATCCGATACAGGATATATGTAATAATTTTGTTTCACAAACAACTATGGCTATAACTGTAGTCAAGAATAACGATATCAGTAATGTTCTTCTTTTAAATATACCGTCTCGTACATATGATTCATACGAAAATAAACTTGGTCCAATTCCAATAAATAATGGAAAATTATTAAAAGATATATTTACAATTACATTAGATCCATTAGAGAGCCAAGAAAACAAACATTTTAATAAAACTGATAATATTGTTGTAAATGTATCTTTTTCTAGTCTTTCATATATACCATATAATGCAAACAGTATCACAGATAGACGGTCATATAGCATTATCATGAAAGATATTACTATTTCACCGTTTCGTCTTCCTTTTTCACAAGATTACACATCATTAATATTTGGTAACGGAAATAATAATGGATTTATAATAAATAAAAATAACGCATTAGGTGACTCTTATGGAACAAGTGGAGCGGTTTATTATATGCCTAAATTATTAAACTATTTCAAGACCTATGAAAATGCAAAAATAAGCATATCATTTAAATATAATTTTGATTTGTCTTTATCCGCCGTTGATTTATCAAATATCGGTTTAACAAATATTACAAATATATCTTTACCCTATCGATTAAAAATCCGTTTGTATTCACGACCTTTTGCAAATTCGAGTATTAGTATTAATAAATATAATACAACGAATAGCGCTGATTTTATTCATAACGCAAAGGACGTTACATATAATACATATTTACTTTTAGACGCCGATGTTAGCTATTCTGCTACTTACTCCGAAATTATAAGAGATACAAGTAATAATCGCCCGAATATTACTAAGACATTAGATTTATCTGGAATGACGTTTCCATCAGATTCTAATTTTATCAATAAACAACATAATCAATTTGTATTCATATACTCACTTTATCTTGATAATAGTTTACAAGTATATAATTCTTCATATTCATATATTTCCAACATATTTAACCTAACTCTACAGTCATATACGTTTACACCTTATCAGTATTATCGATTTTCTGGACCAGATCCAACATTACCTATTAGTAATTCTCTCGATGGTTCGATGAATACTGTGTATAATATAGCGAATCCTTATGATGATATACGAACATATTATACATTTTATAATTTAACGAATGGTTCATTTTATGGATATAAAATTGCTTCGAATAATATTTTTGGTACATCGCAATTTTCACAAAAAAGTATTGGTCGATGTGGATCAAAGCCTAATCGTATTTTTAGTGAAAATTTTAGTGTAGAGTCTGATAACCAACGTAATCAAATTTCAATTATTTGGGAAAGACCGCTATTTAGTGGTTATGAAATTATTAGCTATCGCGTTCAGTATGCGTTGGATATAAATGATAAATGGATTAATATTTTTGACTTTACGTCAGATTTACATCCTAATGATATATCATTTAACATGTTCTTTAATATCGATATTTCTAATTCATTATTTGATACAGGTGATCTACAATATACATATATTTTCAAACCTGCTGATGTTAATAACGTTTCAAGTCAAGTCGTATATCGTTATTTACTTCAAAGGTTTAAATACATCAATAATTCACTTGCATTAGAATATGGTAGTGTTGATGCATCTAATAATATTATTTTATCGGATGTTTTAATTAATGGACGAAAATATTACACACAAATCGCAGCTATAAATAATTTATATAATAATATAACACTTGGTGATTATTCTACAATATTTTCAGGTGTTCCAATAACATTTCCAGAAAATGTAGGTATTACCTTTTCATCTGCAGATACATTTGTTGTTGGTGCGAACCTTATCATATTTACATGGTCCATTCCTTTTGAAGACGGTGGTGGACCTATTTTAGATTATTTAATTGAATATGCACCAACACTACTTGATGCAAGCGGCAATCGGCGTAAAGATAACTCAGGAAATTCAATACCAGATACTTTCAAACAATATTATATTGATAACAATCAGCCAAATGAAAAATTAGATGACTACAAATTTATTAGAGCCAACCAAAATAGCTCAGATCAAACTCTATTATCGTTAGTTGAAACAAAAAAGGCAAACTTATTAAAATATAAAATTCAACCTACACCAATTGTATTATTTGATATTGATCGTAACAGTATTTCTAATACAGATCTATCATTTTCTAATGTATTAGAAATCAAGCAACCAAATACTCTTTATAGATATACAAGTTCGGCATTATCACAAAATGAGTTTGATTTAACAGATATTCAACTTAAATGGTATTATATTAAAGATCCTTCTGGTGTAAATTGGACAGTTAATACAAATATTAATTTCAAAATATCGATTAATATATATTTAACAGATCTGAGTAATTCAAACGTAATACCTTTATCTTTAATACCATCACTAGATATATCCTATAATGCTACGAGTAATTCGTATTCTGATCCATTAAATAATTCAATTGGTTATAAATATATTAACTATCTAACTGGTAATATTATTGGAACGAACGAAGTACCAAAAATTTTATTCACAGATAAATACATAACTGATACATCATTTTCGAATACAACTATCATTACAACAAAATATATTAATTATTCGTATACAAGCGATATATTATCAAATGCAAACTTTTATTTAAAAAATATTCAACTTAAATGGTATTATTTAAAAGACCTTTCTGGTAGTGATTGGAATCCAAATACGACTATTAATTTCAAAATGTCTATTGTCGGTTATATATCTAATATAAATAATGATAATAAAATTCAAATATTTTCACTACCTCTTTATAATCCAAATTTGTCATTTAATGTTACAAAAGCGATGCTTTCAGACGATATTCTTGGTACATATAATTATATTAATTATACAACCGGAAATATTATTCAAACTGGCGGTGATGTACCAATTATACCTATTTCAAAAGTATATGAGCTTAATAGTTCAACCAGACTACATATTGATTTATCGGTTACTAATTTATCAGATGATAATGGTTCAAAAATAAATATACGATTTGATCCTATAATTTTAAGTGGTAATATATTTCCGTTAACTCGTATTAATAAAAATCGTAAATTACATATTGATGTATCTGCAAATAATTTAACAGATATATCTGGTTCAAAAGTGCATATATATTTTGCACCGGTTAACATAAACGGAAGTGCACCAGTTAGAGCATCTAAAGAACTTACGACAAATTTCACATATACACTTTCAGATAATGTAAGAAGTCGATTAATAACTAATACAGAATATAGTTTCCGTATTCGACCGTTTAATATTTCAGATTATTTTCAAAATTTGAATTCCAATAAATTCACAACTACTATCGGAATAGATAATGCAGAACCTATTTCAAATCCATTATATACATTTAATTATGATGGAAGTGGTGGATCTGTATCTTTTAAATGGAACTATGGTGTTTCTACACAATATAATATTAATATAACAATACCTAGTGAATATGAAAGTCCAAATTATCCACCAAATGAATATATTATCAACTCAACTACCGAAAATTCAATACAAACCGAACCTTTAATACCGACTAGTAACGTCGTTTCATTTTCAATACCATCTATATTACAAAGTGATATTGCAGCTGGTCGCATTCAAACACGATTAACAAATGGAAGGGCGTATAATATCCAAATTGCTCCAATTAAAAAAGTTATTTTAACATCTGGAGAAAGAAAAGTGTTAACTGCTCCATTTGTTACATTAAATTATGTTATTCCATTTGTTACACCACTTCGACCTCTTTCGTTATCTGCATTCACACAACCCAATATGTTTTCATTATCGTGGTCTTTACCGAATATTATTAATGATCCGAATTATTATATTACAGATAATTTAGATACATATTATTATAAATATTCATTATACGTTATCGAATATAAGCCAAATACAATAAATGATTGGTCGGCATCTACAACAAAAGAAATACGAGTACCTATATCAATAAATAGTTTTCCAGGCGAAACTACCAGGATAGATATTTCATCCGGAATTATAAATGATACAGAAGAAGGTGGAACGTCCTATAACGTTCGTTTAAGTATAGCAATACAAAATAATTATAATCTTCAATATGCATATTCAGAGTATACCTATATGACTTTCATAAATAATACAATCTTTACTGAAAGCGTCAATAATGAAATTTATGCGTCATTATTCCCTACTAAATCAGAAAAACCTGTGTATTTTGATATTTGGAAGGTTATTTCCGCGAATAACCAAATAGGAATGTTTTGGATCACGCCTGAGTTTAATGGAGGGGCAAATTTTTATTATTACAATTTTCAATATTCATTAACTCCTACAATCGAATCATCATGGATAGATGTGTATGATATAAGCAACGGTATCGCTATAAGAAGTCATAATAACTTGATAGGTCCTTCACCTTCTTATGCAGCGCCAAACATATCAGTAACATTTATACTGAGTTGTAAAAGTATTATTAATCTAAATTATAGTATACGAGTAAGATCTGGTGGATACAATACTACAAATAATGGTGTCCCTAATATCCACTCAAATCCTATTAGACAAGCAATAAGCGATTGGTCTGATTATAAAACATTACTATAAGAATATATATAATCACTATATAACTATATATATAATCACTAAGTGACTATATACAAAATCAATTAGAGTCCATTTGTTAATATTTGTATTTGCTCTGACGTTAATGTATCCGGAAATTCTATGTTAAATTTTATTTTAATTACGCCAGTTTCGCCATTCTTTTCCAAACCAAGATTCGGTATTGTTTTTATGCTTCCTGGTTTAATAATGTTTCCCGGCTTATTAGATAACTGAAATACTCTACCATTTAAATGATGTATTTCAAAATTAAACCCGCAAAGTGATTCTTTTAACGTTATTGTCTTTTCAATATGAAGATCTAAATTTTCGACCTTAAATACCTGATGCTGAAGTATATTTATCATTATTCTGACGTCGCCTTTCATACCAGCGTCATTCATATTACCACTATCGTTTAATATAATAGAATCACCTTGTTGGACTCCCTTCGGGATCTGAATATGAAGTGTTTCATGTTCTATACGTACAATATCATTATCGGGAATTTGTCTATCAATTTCAAGCGGTATTGCGCAACCATTATACGACTGTTCTAATGTTATAGAAACAGTTTTTATTATTGGTTCTGGTCGTTGAATCGGTACTACCCTTGGTCCATTACTGCGTAATGGATTCCCTTGAAATCCCTGAAATACAACTTTTGGTCCTCCATGCATACCGTGCATACCGTGCATACCGTGTATACCTTGCATACCATGCATACCTGGACCCATTCCAAATAGCATCTGTAAAATTTCGTCAGGAATTCCCGCAGAAGCACCGCCACCCAATCCTGATGGTTGACCGCCGAAATGAAAAACGTGTTCCATATTAGGTCCGTGACCTCCCATTCGATGCAGTCCACCACCACCTCCACCAAATTTTTTCATCATATCATATTTTCTACGTTCAGCAGGATCTGATAATATTTCATATGCATTATTTAATTCTTGAAATTTATATTTACTTTCATCTGTATTTCCATTTTTATCTGGGTGATGAATCATAGATAGTTTTCTATATGCTTTTTTTATTTCTTCATCAGTCGCCTTCTCGTCCACGCCTAATATTTTGTAATGATCTTCGATATCTTTTCGACCACTATTATCTCCGAAGTTTGGTTCTTCGGGGAATCCACTTCCAAAATTAAAAAACATTTGGATGTATTTATAAAATGATTTAATTTAATATTTATGTTGTTTATGCTTAAATATTATATTAGATATATATCTAAAAAACGCAACCGTTTATGTCGGAAGTAAAAATGAGTACGCCTGATATCTCAATATCTAATATTGTATCACCTGTTGTTCCATTTATTAATAAATATCAGCCTTTGAAAGTTAGTGCTTTTGAACAGTTAGATGACGAACTTCGAATATTGATCTATAGTTTAATCGAAATGAATAATCTTAATATTCTATTTTACGGTGATTCTGGTTCAGGAAAAACTTCCATTATTAATGCAGTCATTCGCGAATATTACAATAATGATAATTACAACAAAGATAACGTTCTTATATTAAACAGTTTGAAAGACCAAGGAATCCAGTATTATCGTAATGATGTTAAGATATTTTGTCAAACATGTTCGCTAATTCCTGGTAAAAAGAAAATTGTATTATTAGATGATATTGATTTAATTAACGAACAAGGGCAGCAAGTATTTCGTAATTGTATAGATAAATACTATCATAATGTACATTTCATATCGTCATGTACAAATATACAGAAAGTCGTCGATACCTTTCAATCTCGGAACATAATTATAAAAATAAATCAGTTAAATCAATCTTGTCTTAGTAAAATTATGCGAAAAATAAAAAAAAATGAAGATCTTGTCATACATGACGACGCTGAATTATTTCTGCTTCATATTTCAAATGGATCTGTGCGAACTCTTATCAATTATATGGAAAAAATAAAACTTTTAGATCAAGAAATCACATATGATATGGCAAATAAAATTTGCTCAAATATTAGTTTTCATTATTTTGACGAATATACACGATTCGTTCTATCTGGTGAATCACGATTAAATGATGCAATTCACATTTTATTTATACTAAATGACCAGGGTTATTCTGTATTGGATATCTTGGATAATTATTTTTTATTTGTAAAAATAACAACACTATTCTCTGAAGATATAAAGTATAATATAACATCATTAATTTGCAAATATATAACAATATTCCATAACATACATGAGCATGATATTGAATTGGCATTATTTACAAATAATTTAATTCAAATTATAAGCTTTCGGTAACCGCGGTATACATACATAGATATACATAGATATACATGTGTAATCGTGTTTTATCCAGAACAACCGGTAGCCTTGGCAAGAATATATTTCCCAATTAGTGTGTGTGATTCAAGAACCTGTGTAGGCGACAATCGCGCAAACCATTGATACTTTGTACGTTTTAATATTTCTTGATCTGGAATATAAATACCTGCAGATGTCCGCGATAGTCGAATGTCAACATCTCCTAATAATTCTTCGATTAATACTGGCATGTTTGTAGTTGTTTTTGCTCCAAGTTCTTCAGCTGGAATAAGAGATGCTTTATATTTGGATACAGGTAATGTCTCTTTTGGTGCAACTTGATTTTCGTCTAACATCGCGCAATTATTTCCCGACTTATTAACAAGCTTCGTTATCCACCAACGAGATGGTTCTCCCGTAAAATCCATATCATTTGTGTAATCAGTAGAAACCAATTGTTCCAAATAATCGGTATACTCCTTCATCAACGGATCATTTTTACGACAACCAATCATTTTAGTAGACGGCGAATATTGTGACTCAGATGATATACTTGAAACCGATCGCAATTCGCCAATTACAACATTAGCTTTCTCTAAATGTGCATCATATAATCTTCTAAGATCGTAAAAACAAATAAACGAACTTGGAACCACAAAACCACCGTATAAATACAAGATATGCGCCATCGCAAGTTCGCGCATATGCGTCCTTAAAGGACGAGGTAAATGCTCAACCCGCGTTCTCCATTCAGGGATTACTTTTGCGAAGGATTCATCATCAAGAAGGCAAACGTTAAAGCTTTCTCCACAGGATTCGATAATACTACGAATCGTTAAATATTGATATGGCTGATTTAAATTTTCAGTAGTTCTAGAATTGTAATTCTCCCAGTTGCGTGCATTCTTATCAAACTCTAAATGTATCCATAATATTGGCTTGTTATTTTTAGTTAACGATGAATCACTCAATAAATATTTCTGTATAAGCTCGCCGTCCTTGTAATGCTCATCGACGTCTATTGTTTTTTTATATTTGTTATAGAAAAAACCAATAACCATAATTACAAGGTATGCAACACCTATTTTAACTAACTTATTTTCCAGCATTGTTATTATTAAATTATACATATAATAATATTTTCTATTTCAGTTTATTGTAACCGAAACATATCGCTATATAGTTTTTTATGAGTATCACGAGAGATTTCGTCTTGTTTTGCTAAAATAAAAGCGCGTCTGGTGTCCTCTTCCTCCTGTAGAGTTTTTGTCCTAAGATATGCGGATTTTTGTTCACTTTCATTTATTCTAAAATCACGTCGGCTCACATCTCTAAATGTTTGCAATTCATTTACATTACGAAATTTCTTTGCATTATGATAATCTTCTTCTGTAACTGGAATAACCGTTTCTGTGTGCGCCTTTTTAAGATCTTCATAACGTAAATTCCCAAATATCCCGCTTGAATACTCCTGGGGTCGTTCTCTCGTTAAATCATAGCTTGAACCTATTGAACCTCCACCGCCCGCATGTTCCAATTCGTTTCTCTCGATAAGTGCATATCTATTCCTTAATTCTTGTTTTTGTTTGTTTAAAAGTGCAACTTTATCTTGCCAGGAACCAGCCTCATTCATCTCATCATTCCCATTATCAGTCGCATCTCCAATATCTTTTCCTCGAAACCATTCATCATATCCTCCCTCTTGCTCGTCGTCCTTTATCTTATATTGATCAAACTTCTGATTAAACCATGTATTGAATTCTCTTAATTTATCACCTTTAGAACTCGATGTTCGAGAGATTTCATCAGAATTACCCATCATTTCGTCCAAACGTTTCTTCATCAATAAATGCGATTTCATTTCATAATCATCTGTTTTATCGATTAGATATCCTTCCTTACGGATTACGCGGTCATAATCTATAACTTTCGCACCCGCCTTTGCAGCCATATTTTCGTCAATAGGTATATATGTATCGTTTGCGACACACCGCGTAGATGGAATCGATTGTGAATTATGAACTTTATTAACACGTTCTGTGTAGTGTTCAGTTACGGTTGGGTTGCGCACAGAATAAATCTGGTTTATAATTCGAAATGCCTTTGTAAAGAATAAAAAGTATTCCTTTGGTAGATTGCTTTTATCCGGGTGTGTCTTCAAAACCATGATTTTTGCACGCTTAAGATCTGCATGATCAAATAAAACAGGAAGATTAAATAATGCAAGTAAGTCCGATAATTGATAGTTCTCAATCGTAAGATCGAGAGATTCCATGTTATTTTTATTATAAAATGTATGAAGTATAATTTTACATCATACATTTATATTCAGAGAGACAACGCAATCTCTCGAACATATATATTTAAAGTTTTGCACATCTTGCAAAAAAAGCCTGAATATCCGGAGGATTTGCTCCTGTTACTGAATCGTCCGGAACATAACCTACATTACCCTTTTTATATAAAAGAAATACAGGAATACCATTCACCATCTTTTTTTGTTTCATAAATGCATAAAAATCAAATGATTCATCTACATCAATCTCGTAACATTCTATAAAAGGAGTCGCAAGCTTTCCTATTTCTTGCAAGGCTAATGATTTAATTGTTTGACACGGACGACACCATGTCGCCGTAAGCTTCAGTATTGTATGCTTATTTTGTTGAGAATTATACTCTAATAATCCCTTAAATGTTTCTCTCGTAAGTTCCGTGGCAATCAACTGCATTTGCATTTTCTAACCGCTTACTTATAAAAAATATTAGGTTTAAAATAATGTTTTATACTCTATTTAATATTAAAATTTTAAGTTATTTACGAATAAAAAGTATTTCAGTCAGGACGCAAAATGAATAAAAAAATATGACGTCAGTCACAAAATTATTTGAATTGAAATATAATTATGATGATACTATCGGTTGGAATGTAATTATAAAAACGTTCAAAAATCGGATTTTTTAGGCCGTTTTTTGGACATTTATAAATGTCCATTTCTGGATTGGCGTTGGAGACTTTTAAAAAAAACTTTCAAAACTCGATTTAGAGCATAATGCTCACAAATGCACTTTTATGTCATGAAAATTTGTGACTGAAAAATTTTGGGTCGTTCAGATCAAAGGGGTTAAAATATGGACATAGTTTAGGAGGTCGGTGACAAACGGTGACAAAAAGTAGCAAAAAGTAGCACCCTTACCATTTCAATAAGGACGATTTAAGAAAATGCCTAAAAACGTGAGCATATTATGCACAGGTGACGCTTTAGTGACAAAAAGTAGCGATGTTTTTCGATGCGAAATTTGTGACTATTCTACGTCTAAGAAATGTAACCTAGCCAAGCATCTTAAGACCATAAAACATACCGGTGACGCAAAAGTAGCAAAAGTAGCACATGTTGTTGATGAGAGCATATATGGTGCAAAATTATACGAGTGTTACAATTGTAATAAAAAGTACAAGTCGCGTAACGGGTTATGGTCACATACAAAGACATGTTGTACGAATTCGAATTCAACGAACAATAATATTGCATATTTAACTTCGATGGTTATTGAAGTTGTAAAGAATAATGCAGAACTTCAGAAACAAAACGCAGAACTACAGATTAAAATGATTGATATCTGCAAAAATACAAATCAAATTATTTCAACAACAACCGGAAATAACAATAATCATAATAATGCACATAACAAAACATTTAATATTAACTTCTTTTTGAATGAACAATGCAAAGATGCAATGAATATGTCCGATTTTGTAAAAAATATACATGTAAGCCTCGAAGATCTCGAAAATGTTGGTAAAGTTGGGTACGTTGAAGGCATTTCTTCTATTATCATCGACAATTTAAGAAATACTGAATTATGCAAACGTCCTATCCACTGTAGCGATTTAAAACGGGATACGTTATATGTAAAAGACGAAGACAAATGGGAGAGAAGTACTATCGATAATAATCGACTTAAAAATGCGGTTCGGGTTGTTGAACAAAAAAATATCGGATTGATGTCGTCGTGGGCTGATCATCACCCAGATTGCGAAAATAGCGGAACGCGCGCGAATACCGCATATATGAAATTATCTGATGTCGTTTTAGATGGTGAAGAATCAAATATTCAAAAGGTTATCAAACGTGTCGCAAAAGAAGTGAAACTTGATAAAATTGATGCATGCGATGATGAGTAAATTACATGCTTACTCCTACTAGCGTTTCTAAATCTCGAATCTGAATATGTGGCAGCTCCGTATGAGCTTCCCAAAAGTACTTGCAATACGCCCACTTAAACTCCAATTTATCACAATAATAATGCGAATATTCACGTTTAATCTTTTCTGCAATATTCAACGGCAACAAATTATGACTTGCCATCGGTAACACATAACAAAGTTGAACTAAATCACGTACAGGTGACCGCGGCTTCTCTACTATCATTTTTACGTCCATATGTGGAATAAACTTTACAAGATCTGTCAATAATGGCGCGTATGCGTATTTATAACACCACCTCCAATCCATACAACGACTAGAATAATAATTCATCGTCCACTCTAATCCTTCCATATAATTTACGCAAATCTGGCGAACTCTGTTATTTTCCAAATGTTCTGCATGATCATCGAAAATATCAATATCAAATAGCGCATCATAATATCTAAATACCCAATTCTCTCGAAACGGATCAATATACTTCTCGATAGAACGATCTCGAAGAGGTATCGACATAAATTCATTCATAGTATTGTTATTTGTTACCATATCTGTAATCTTATCGCACGCAATACTTGTAAGTTCGGTCAAATCAACTTCAGCTTGCTTTTTTGATGATGTAGTAGCTACAGGCATCGAACCCTGTGAACCATTATTTCTACTATTATTGTAACCAAATCTTTTACTTTGTCTATCGCGTGTCTTATGCTCTTCTATAAATCGGTCGTGCTCATTTGACGCCAAACAATCTATAAAAGCGCGCAGTTGCTTCCAATCTATCGTTTTTGTAACTCCATATTCTGCGTCCTTAGTTGGAGTTCTCTTTACCAAATAGGTTTTACTACCTCTAAAAATATGCGCATATGTTTGTAATAACACATTCATTCCGGTAGTCCTCAAATTAATCGACGGAAAATGCGGCATAAAATCATTTCCAAGCATAAAAGTCATCAAAATGTAATCATCAATCGCCGCGATGACTTCTGGGGTTATTTTTGTTGTTGATACAGCAAGCTTTGGATCCGCGTTTGGTGCAACGAATGACATTTCTGGTGCAACACCAGTATCTGTTGTTTCACGCATTAAACGCTCCAAAGAACATGCGAATAATGGAATATCTAAGTAATAACTCTCGTCTTTAGATAAATTACTATCTAATGACTGGATAAACTCTGGCGTGTCTCGATACAAAAATATGTTTTCCGATATATGCAAATGATTCAAACAAAGCATAATCAAATCAGCGTCAAGACCATATATCAACGTTGTTGTATCTTTGTGATACTGTGTATTCGCGCGAACATACTCGAATAATTTGTGTTCGCCTTCACCCGGACAGTCGCTACCGGAATAAATAAAATTAAGCTCTTTCATATCAGTATCGCCGTTCTTGGTACTATATATTTCACGTTCCTTCAATTCGATGAAATCACGCATTCTATTATTTAGTTTATTCATGAACTGCGTTCCTGGAGTAATAGATGAAGTATTCCATGCCTTCTGTAATACCGAATTGATATTTTTCACCGTTTTATCTTTATCAAGAATAGATTCATTTGCTGTAGCCGTATTATTTATCGCTTGTTCAACTATGGTTGTGAACCACGATTTATATCTACGTTCTCTTTGTTGATTTAATTTAGCCACAGGCGCAACTCCATCAAATGCAATAAACACTTTGTATTTAGGCTTTATAAGATTGATATAGCCTGTAATTTTTTGACAAACCATATCAATAATCGCCGTTTCATAGTCATCATTCGACATTCCGCGGTTGGATCCGATAATTCTTACCGCATCGTAGACAAGACCGTTTGTATCCATATATAAATTGTGAATTACTGGCAATTGTCCTAATTTCTTTATGATTTTTTTGTGATATTTTACAACATTCCCGAAATAACTTGGAATACCCATTTGATATGATTATGCTTACCCAGTTATATAATATCATAGTTTGTGTTTATATCTGAATTTAATGCGATTATTGGTTTGATACAAATTAAATATTTATATATTTTTAAATATACTGATTATATACAAGTGAAATAGAGTATATTCGTAAAATGGCTCTTGAATTTACAATTTCAAATTTTATTCAAATATTCGGGTTAATGTCGCCTTTATTTTTAGGAACATTTTTAGTATTAGTATCTATATTTAATCAGAATATTAAAGGAGTGATATATCTCGCTCTTGTATTACTTACTTCAATCGTTAGCTATGGTATAAGCATATTATTAAAAAGCCCAATATCACCACAAGCAGGCGAAATATGCAATTTAATTAATTTCCCATTAATATCGACCCAATATAATGTCCCGAATTTCAATAGTGTGTTTATTTCTTTCACATTTATGTATTTATTGCTTCCTATGATTGTAAATGATCAGATTAATTTTTGGGTGATTGGGTTATTGATCACACTCTTTACTGTTGATGCATATGTTAAAATCTCTAATTTCTGTACAGAAACAAAGGGTATTTTTGTTGGATTAGTGCTTGGGTTGTCTTTCGGCGTGATATGGTATTTCTTATTGAAAATGAATGATCTTGAGAGCTTATTATTTTTTAATGAATTAACAAGCAATAATGTTGTTTGCAAACGTCCTGCCAAACAAGCGTTTAAATGTCAGTTATATAAAAATGGAGTACCTGTTGTAATGGGAGCATAATAATTGTTATGTCCATATTATGATATATGATTCTTATTCATAATCATTTGATTTACTAGTGTTATCAAATGATTTCGGGTCGAATATTGTGCATATGATTATTGATAAAATTTGCTATAATTATTTACAACCCATGCCGAAAACTCCGACAATAGAATTTGTTTCTGAAATCCGTTTGTGAACATTTTCAGATTGCCGTTTGACCTTTCTCCGTAAATCTGGAAAAAATATTGAAACACCTGACTAGTTTTTGCTAGGCGGTATTTGTCTTCTGCTTGTTGATATGTAAACGTGGGTTTACCTTTTCTAACATTCACCGAATTATGAAAATCAATCAAAAATGCCTGTAAATGTTCCTTTGTTGTAATTGAGTTTATACGGCGTGAATTTTGCTTCATATAGTCCATCGCGTGTTGCGTGCATTCTGGACATGGTAAATTTGCACATATACGCTGAATATATTGAATAATATCGTCCTTCAAGTTATTAAACTCTTCAGACACTACTTTGTGAGCTAGTGTATGAAATAATATCCATACACACGGACCCCATACACTTTTAGATACCATCTAAATAACGAGTGATATTGTTGATCTTGTTAATGTTATTGTTATTATATCGATATAAAAATAATTTATGAAACAAAGATATAAAAATATAGGTAGATAATTATATTAATTATATTAATTATAAAAATTATAATAATGATTCAATATTCGATCGAAGGCGATATTGATTTTTTTAATGAGTTGAAGCATATACAAGAACCAGTATTAACTGCTGAAGAAGACGGTTGCGAATGTTTATTATCGGGTGAACCAATACGACCTGACGCAGTTACGTTAATTTGTGGACATAAGTTTAATTATAAACCATTATTTGTCGAGGTATTGATGCAAAAATGTCCTGTTTTGCCTAAAAATATTTCATCATCTATGACGGCTTCATATGTTGATGCTTTTACAACCCAAAAAAATAATAATGAAGTCACTACTTACAATTACAACTCATCATTAAATATGGAAACCACTAAATTATCCTATAATGAAATAAAATGTCCATATTGTAGAACTGTAACTCCGCAATTATTACCATATTATCCATATCCGGATATAAAACAAGTTCGTTATGTTAATTCACCATCAAATTTGTGTATGCCGAGTGTTAAATGTTCTTATTCTTCAGGTAAAACAAACATGAAAGAATGTAATAATTGCCCTACATACGATGATACATATGGACTTTTGTGTAAAACACATTTGAAAATGACGATTACTAAAAATGCGAACGTTAATGTTGTTGTCAAACGTCCTACTGGTAAATCAAAAATAATTTCAAAAGATGAAAACATAATTGTATCTACAGAGAATAAAGCGCATAACGTATGTTCATATATACTGATTTCTGGTAATCGTAAAGGTTGTGCTTGTGGTCTAAAGGCTTATAAACCGGAAGATGTAGAACATAATAATACAGAAAATACTGCAGTATTATGCAAAAGACATTACAATAAATTATAATAAGCTGTTTGCCTTAGAATTTCCAGGTAGAATTTGTAAATTACATAAGACAGGTGACGGCTTAGTCGATTGACGTAATTTAGCACGTCTAACAGAAATACTAGATGATCCTACTCCTGATCCAGGGGTATATGATGCATTTTTAAGATTATTATGAATATCACCCATTAAGGTGAGTCTAACTCGTTTTAACATTATACTATCTACTTTATTTATTAATATATTATAAATTTCGGCGTTTAGCTAAATATTCGGTTGGTAATTTATCAATATAATATTTATCCATTATAAGGTGTAGTAATATAATTGATAAATATACGCAAACATGTCGAATCAACAATCTGATTATATACAACGTATTCAGTATCAACAGCAACAGTTACAGATACAACAACAGAAATATTTGCAACAACAACAACAACAACAACAACAACAACAACAACAAGGAGGGTTACAAAATTCACAATCTGTTACAAAACCACAACAACCGCAACCACAGCCACAACCACAAGCGACTCAAGTACCTGTTCAAAAACAAGAAGAAGTTTCTATTACAAAGGAACAAGTAAAGGATTATTTACGCCAATGGATACGAGTTGAAAGCGAAATAAGCACCTTAACACAAGAAATAAAAAAACGTAAACTTATTCATCAACAATTGTCATCTTCATTAATGGACGTTATGCGTAAAAATGAAATAGATTGTTTTGATATAACGAATGGAAAGATCGTATATTCAAAAACAAAAACAAGACCACCTCTTAACAAAGGACAACTTAAATCTGCATTATTGACGTATTACAAAGAAGATACTGAAAGCGCGAATAGCTTGAATGAATTTTTAATTGCATCTCGGGTTGAAAAGGTAAAAGAAGCAATTAAAATGAAAATACCGAAATAAAAGATAAATAAATATATATTTTATATGTAAAGTTAAATACTTATAAAATGTTTTATAGCGGAGGACTAGTAAAAAAGAAAAATGTATTTGGTATGTTTGGTGGTAATCACAAAATAAAAAATACAGAAGTTGAAAGCACACAAGATAGTGAAGAATCTAAATCTAAATCATTTACAAATACTACTAGGTCAACATCTAGGTCAAGATCTAGGTCAAGATCTCGGTCGAGGTCGAGGTCTAGAAAGAATGAAGATACCGAATTTAATAGTGAAAGTGAATACAGTAGTGAATCTGATAATACAGATATTACTGCAACCGTCGATTCAGATGTAGATAATGAAGATAATATAGAACAACAAGATTATATTACAGCTATGCCATGTTCGAGAGATAATACTATATTAAATTATAATTATTCGTTTGTTAATAATGAATTAGACTATAAGTTAACGGATCTAGAAGATGATGATATTATCGATTTTGAATTTGTAATATACCGAATAAACACTAAAAACAAAATTCCATTTCTTGAATTTTTACTACATTATAATTCCGAAGTATGTACATTTCTTGAATTCAAAAAATCCAAACGATCAAACGAACAGTTAAAGTCTGAATTCGATAATATAATTAAAAAATTATTTACAACAAAATTCAGATATAAGGGATATATGTACGAAGAAAACACGAATAAGTATTATGTGTTTTATGAAATATACTTTAATCCAGAATATAAACCATATTTTGTATCATTAAAAGAAAAACAAAATTGGTTTTGGGTATGCTCTACTGAAATCATAAATAACAATAGCTACATGAATATACCGATTGAACAACATGTAATAGATATGTTCAGTAATCACCCTCAGATAATGGTTTTACAAGGCGATACCGAAACTATCGAAATGCCAGTTGTTCTTTATACCGGTGCGAATTTTTGTTTTACGGAGACGATGTCCAAATTTGGTCTAAGAAGAGAACCTATTACTAGTAGATATGGTCCTTTTTATTATTTCACAGACTTGTTACATTCATTCCGTTGGGGGTGCTATGATTATAAGAATACAATAAATCTGAATGATCTAACTAGTAAAAGAAAGGACGGAGAAAAATATACAATTGGGGGTATAACGAGATATGCCGTCTTTGCAGGTAAAATGAAAACAGTTTTTATAGACGATCCATATGATAATGACTTTTTAAAAAAATACAAGGAAAATAAAACATTATTTGAAAATATATCAATACCTAAAGATACAAACTATATAGAATATTTAGATAAAAGTCCAAGTTTTCATTCTTATGATTACTCATGGACCAAAGATTACGATACGATATATAATGGACTATATACATTTGATGAAAATAAAATAACGAATAAATTGTCGTCTGAATATAATACAATCGCGCCTTTTTGGTGTAAATATAACTATAATCAATTTGAACAATTAACATATTATTGTGTAGATACTTCCCATATTCCAGTTACATATGATACGTTGTTTCAAAACTATGTACTGTTATAATAAATTATAAATAATATGATAATATAGTATCAAATGGGGTTTTTAGATAGTAAATTCTTTTATTTTTTCTTATTGTTATTAGTTGCAGGTATAATCTTTAAAGCATTACGATTATTCGGTGTAGAATATGTGTATTTTTTGAGTTATTTATTGTGGTTTGTTGCACTTGGTATATTTGGTATTGTATTACCTCGTAAGCATGAATCTATTTTTTAATATAATTCTGATATGAAATGAATGTACAAATGAAAGAGTTGTGCGTATATAATATTTTATATTAAGTATATACATAATAATATAAAATGGCGGTGGCTCCTATTAGATATAATTCCGAATTGGAGCAATTGTTAAAGGAAAATTCGGAAGAGTGTGAGTCTCTGTCGATTCTTCATAGGATATCGTATGAAAAATACTATCGTCGTTCCAATTATATTAACATTCCTGTTATTATTTTAAGTAGTGCGATTGGTTTTATTACAGGTATAGATTTACAATATGATAAAATGAATATTATTTTAGGCATCGGAAGTGTTTTTGTAGGTATTATTAAATCTGTAGATACATATTTCCAACTGGCAAAACGTGCAGAATCGCACCGAATCTGTTCGCTACAATTTTCCCAGATATATAAGAAAATACAGATTGAATTATCCTTGAATAGAACCCAGCGTGTTTCTGCGGAAAATATGATGAATATTGTAAAAACAGACATCAAAAATATGCAAGATATAGCGCCGCTGATTGATGATGATATTGTTGCTCAGTATAATGAAAAGTACCGTAGATACAAAAAAGTGAAAAAGCCGAATTTTGTAAATGGATTAACTGAAGTTAAAATAAACAGCGCAGAAGATGACATGGATTATGCAAGTCGTCAAGGAAGCCGCGAACCAAGCCCGGAACGTACCGCCGATCCAAACCTTACCATGAATAACGAAGATACACTAAGTATAGAGAATGACGAAAATCGTTCTACTACTTCTGCATCGCAACAGATAGTAAATATTCAGCCGCCGCAATTATTAGATACCAGAATACCGATTCCAACTAATAATTCAAATCATGTTTCTCCGAAAAATAGTATACCTAATACACCATCAAACAGGAGCGCAACAGGAAGTGTTCATTCTTCAACTAGCCATAATTCAAACTCTCAAGGAGTAAGTGGGCTTATTCGAGTAGATGCAAACGGTACCTCGACATTATCCGCATAATTACTATAATAAGTATTTGAATATTTATTATAAAAAGAGAAAGAAAGCCGGAAGACAAGAGTTGAACTTGTGTGTTGTCGGAGTAAGCGACATGTACTGACCGTTAACTACATCGGCGTAAAAAAAAGCCTCGGGACGAGTTTCGATCTCGATCTCAGGTGATGAGCCTAATATGTTCCAAACCCGAGGTAAAACAAGCTGCTGCATTTAACGTCGGAGCTGGACGGCCGATTTCTGTAAAGAAGGCGAAGAGAAGAATACCCGCGACAGGTGTTGATCCTGTTACCTCAGGGTTATGAGCCCTGCGCGCTGCCGATGCGCCACGCCGGTGAAGAGTGGTTGCTGTGTTTAGCGTCACTTAGCATATGACGACCGGGTTCTGTAAACCGGGCAAAAAGAAAGATTTTCCCCCAACAGGTTTCGATCCTGTGACCTTCCGCTTATAAGGCGATAACCATCTTCAAATCGGCCCATGGAATAGGCGAAAAGTAGAAGACGGTGTGTTAGACGCTCTGCCGCTGAGCTATAGGGGAAACAAGAAGCTATGTTTAACGTCGCTTAGCATATGACGACCGGGTTCTGTAAACCAGGTAAAGAGAAAATACCGGTGGTAGGTTTCGATCCTACGTCCTCTGGGGTGTAATCCGATAACCATCATCAAATCGACCCACTCCGAAAAGTAGGTAAATGGTAGACGACGGCGTTTTAACAGCGCGCTTCCTCTGCGCCACACCGGTATAATAGACTCAATTTAATGTCTTTGAGCTATGACAACACGTTTCTGTAAAACGTGCAAAGTGAAAATACCGGCAGTAGGGTTCGATCCTACGATCTCAGCGCTAAGACGCGACTGTGTGCTTCCGCTACACCACACCGGTGAAGTGTTGCTGTGTTTAACGTCACTTAGCATATGACGACCGGCTTCTGCAAAGCAGGCGAATGATAATTACCACCCGTTGGTGTCGATCCAACGCTTGCCATTTAATGATAATGAGATAACCATCGGAAGTCGGACCTATAAGGTCAACAGGAACCGACGATAAGCTGCCTCCAAGGAGTGGTTTAAAAGGCTGCGTTTAATGTCCAGCTCGACAACGCGTTTCTGTAAAACGTGCAAAGTGAAAGAATACCGGCGGTACGTTTCGATCGTACGACCTCGGAGTTATGAGCCCCGCGCGCTTCCTCTGCGCCACACCGGTAAAACAGTTGTTGCTCTAATTATTTTAGGTCGAGCAGACCTTATGCCGGCGGTAGGTTTCGATCCTACGACCTCCCCGTTATGAGCGGAATAACCGTCCCCAAATCGGACCCGTGAGAGTCAAGAAGGTAGGAGACGGGGTTTTAGGCGCTCTTCCTCTGAGCTACGCCGGCAACAAAGGCTTCAGGCTCCGTTTAACGTCCAGCTTGACGAAATAGGGTTGTCAAAGGTTGGAATCGAACCAACGACCTCGGAAGGTGCTAACGCAACCCCCCCGCGCGCTTACCGTCTGCGCCACTTCGACAAAGGGTGCTGTGTTTAACGTCGCTTAGCATATGACGATGCACTTCTGTAAAGCACACGAATTGAAATAATACCCCCTGTACGTTTCGATCGTACGACCTCCAAGTTATGAGCCTGGATGCTCTTCCTCTGCGCTAAAGGGGTGAAAGTGCTGTGTTTAACGTCACTTAGCATATGACGACCAGCTTCTGTAAAGCTGGCGAATTGTAAAATACCGGCGGTAGGTTTCGATCCTACGTCCTCGGAGTTATGAGCCCCGCGCGCTTTCCTCTGCGCCACGCCGGTGAAGTATTGCTGTGTTTAGCGTCGCTTAGCATATGACGACCAGCTTCTGTAAAACTGGCGAATTGTAAAATACCGGCAACAGGTTTTGATCCTGTGACCTCGCGGTTATGAGCCGCGCGCGCTGCCCCTGCGCCATGCCGGTGAAAAGTTGCTGTGTTTAACGTCGCTTAGCATATGACGACCTGGTTCTGTAAACCAGGCGAATTGTAAAATACCGGCAGTAGGTTTCGATCCTACGTCCTCGGAGTTATGAGCCCCGCGCGCTTTCCTCTGCGCCATGCCGGTGAAGTGTTGCTGTGTTTAACGTCGCTTAGCATATGACGACCTGGTTCTGTAAACCAGGCGAATTGTAAAATACCGGCGACACGTCTCGATCGTGTGACCTCGGGATTATGAGTCCCGCGCGCTGCCTCTGCGCCACGCCGGTGAAGAGTAGCTTGTTTAGAGTCACTAGCGTTTGACTATGCACTTCTGTAAAGCACACGAATGGTAAATACCGGCGAGGTGATTCGAACACCTGACCTCGGAGTTATGAGCCCCGCGCGCTAACCTCTGCGCCACACCGGTGTTGACAACTGATGATTACAATAACATCATCAGAGGACCGTCATGTTACATTAACACACGACGATGAAATAAGGATATAAAGAGTAAATGGATTTCAATTTTTTTCAAAAACAGAGGGATTGTAAGGATCATGAAAAAAGTTGAAAATTTAAAAAATGTAAAAAAATTACGAATAGGCGAGACGATTGAAGTGTGCTAAATACGCCCACATACTAAGTAGTATAATATCTTTAAGTGATATTATATTAGAAGAAAATAAAAAAGCTAAAAGGAACGCAAGAATGCATTATTTTTTGGAAGGAGGGAAACGAGAATCGAGAAAGCGAGTGGTGCCCCAAGAAGCGGCAGATCCGATAGCACCGCCGACGATAGCTTTACCGACAAAAAGAGCCCCACCGACGACGATAGGTGCGAACTTTGAATCGGGGGCGTCAGAATGAAAAGATAAAGCGCGCGTATTGGGAGAAACAGGGATAATAGTAGAAATCATGGAATATAATTATTATATATAAATAAGACATAAAATAAATTTAAGTAAAAATTGAAAAGAAAAGAAAGAGAAAACAAGTAAAGTAAGAGAACGAAATGTCGAGGAATTTGATAGAAGTATTAGTAAAGATGATAAAGGTGTTACCGGAAGACGGAGAAGAACAAATGAAAAAGGAATTAGAAGAAGAGTTGGAACGTGTGGCATTCACGGCGCCGGAGAACATCTATATGAAATGGAAGAATGTGCAGAGAATAGTGACAGAAAGGTTTAAGAAGCATGTAGATATAACAACTCTGCCGGAGTGGGGAGTACAGTTAATAGAAATATGGACAAATAAAAAGAAAGAATAGTCATTTCTGGTTATGTCACTCATTTCCGGTTAGTCGATAAATGTATACCAAAATCTCTCGAACAACGAAAAATAATCCTATAAAAAGGCCAGAAAAAGCAGAGATCGCAGGCACAGGATTGCCCTCGCGAATGCCCAGTAAGATTAAACCGTGGGTAGAACTCTACTGAGGAATGTTCGAGAGATTTGTGTGCGGAATGATAGAATGCAATCATTACTAAAATCTCTCGAACAATCAAAAATAATCCTATAAAAAATGATAGAAATGAAGTGTATTTCGACGGATAGATGATGTTGTAAATGAAGGGATTATAGAAGGAATAATATCGAATGTTCGAGAGATTTTGTATATAATATGGAAGAGGATATTGTGTATGATAGTATAGAGTAGAATAAGACTCATTTATGGTTATGTCACTCATTTCCGGTTAGTCGATAAAGGTATATATAGAAATCTCTCGAACAATCAATAATAATCCTATAAAAAAGACAGAAAAAGCGTAGATCGCAGGCACAGGATTGCCCTCGCGAATGCCCACTAAGATTAAACCGTAGGTAGAACTCTACTGCTGAATGTTCGAGAGATTTGTGTGCAGGACTGTTAGAGATAAGAATAAAAAAGTGTTAGTAAATGAGACACAAGATAGATGGCTTACCTGAAAGTAGTGTTGCGTGCGAGTGGTGTCGTTAGTCGTCTAGGTGGCCGCCGTTGGTGTAGTAGTCGTTGCATGCGTTGCACATCAAGGCGAAACCGCCGTTTGATCGGTTGTCGCAGATGAAGTCGGCGCGGTCGTCGAGACCAGCATCGCAGTCGCAGCAGAGGCCGAATTTGTGGTTGTCGTGCTTCTTCGATCGCTCTTCTTCGGTCAGTTTGAAGCCGGGAGTATGCTTTGAGGTGGTTTGCTGGAATGTAGAAGGTTGAATTTGAATGACGATGTCGGTAGTTGGTTCGAAAATTGGAACCCCGCCAATCAAGGTAGCAGTAGCTCTCCAGTAGGTTTCGGAAGATGTAGTAGTCATTTGTTCGAGTGGGTTGTCTGAGTCAGGTCGCTACAAGAATAGATAAGATGAAAAAGTATTTCAATTTTATTGAAAAGACACGGTGTGGAGGAAGATCATGAAAAAATCAGAGAATGGAAAGTCACGCGTAAATATTTATTGACTAATGTAACCGGAATGCTGTTGTTCTTCTTTACGAACAGCCCTTTGAATAAGATGGAAAGAGTGTAATGTTTTCGGTAGTCCACTCATAAAATCGTAGTCACCTGAATGATATTCCAGCCCTCTTGAAAGTAACTTGAACATGGCGATATCAGAAAGCCAAATAAAAATCAAGTATCTACAGTAAAAAATGAATGTGCAGAGAGTATCGAATGTGAATTAGACCCTCACCCAGAGGTGTATTGGTCACCCTCACCCAGAGCACCCTCACCCAGAGCACCGATCGGCGCGGGGTGCGCGGTGGGTATTTAAGCGGGATCGTCTGACCATCTACCAGCAGCTTCAAGCAACAACGAAATCAGAAATGTCCGCACCCACAGTCGCAACCAACTACTACCAGCCTTCTGGATCAGTTCACACAAGATACGGTGTCTCTGACGAGACCCAAGCACGCTGGGACATGCTTTCCGAGTTCGTGGAAAAAACATGCGCCGACAGAGACGAGTCGCATGGACACGCACACATGAAAGCAGTCGCCGAACTGTCCAGACACATCATCAACAAAGACTTCACCGACCGCCGACAATACAAACACCTCATTCTGGACGCCATCACCGCAGCGTGGCTGCACGACATCGCAGACCACAAGTACGACCATGACGGCACACTCGAACAGCGTCTTGACGAGTTTGGCCGCGCAAAGATCAGCAACTACACCGAGATCAAACAAGTCATCAAGTACGTTTCATTCAGCTCTGAAAACAAAGCGATTCTTGCAGGCACTCCACTCGACTACGACAGCATTCTGACGCCATACTATGCCCTTGTCCGCCACATCGTGAGCGATGCAGACAAACTTCAGGCAATCGGCAAAATCGGCATCACCCGCGCGCTGATGTACACCAGAGACGCCAACCCAACGTACACAGAGGCACAAGTGATCGCAGAAGTGCGCAAACACGCCGACGAGAAACTGCTGCGAATCGCAACCGAGTTCATCAGAACACCCACCGCACGCATGCTCGCACAAAAAGAACACGACGAAATGGTCGTCGAACTACAGCACTTGTGAAACACGTAACCCACACCACACACGCATGAAAAAGTAAATCCACAACAATACGAATCTCGAAGTCTCTTGAAATTTATAAATACAACACGAAGACATACAACACAAAGACATACAACACAAAGACATACAACACAAAGACATACAACACAAAGACAGTTAAAAAAAAGTCGATAACTTGGATCGAACCAAGACATCAGGTGGATTTCGATTCCCCTTAGTCATATCGACCCCGGAAGTGGCAATTGATATCGATTCAACTGCCTTTGCACTCCCCTGTGCGATTCCGGTTGATGCAGTTAACGTCGGCACCTAGACGAAAGCAGGTTCACCCCGCTGATGATGCAGTTAACGTCGGCACCTCGACGACAGACAGCAGGTTCACACCGCTGATGATTCGTTTAATGTCGGCATCTCGACGGGTGGATTCTGTGTAACATCTATCCGTGACGGCCCTTAGCGTAACTGCGAATCACGCTTCGGTGAGATATATGATACAGAGTAAAAAAGGATTCAATTTTTTTTAGAAAAGATAGAAAAGTCATGGATCATGAAAAAAATAGGAAAAAATCCAAAATCAATAAAAAAAGATCGATCGGCGCCCCTGCCGTAAGTATCGATCTCGTTGGGAACTTACCTACAAAACCGTCGCGGTCCAGACCTCCCCAGATTAATCATCAGCATAGTCATCAATACATGAAGAACATAAGCAGATGTCATCACCATCGCCACCTCCGCCGAGACAAGAGCACCGCGGAATGAAGTTGAAGTCGACCTTGTCGGAAAGACCGACGCCACAAGTGAAACAGTAGCCGAAAACAGGTTCACTCGACGGACGGGGAACGGCGGGAAGCGAGTTGGCCGTACAATTCGGGTGCAAAGAACGCATTCGAGTCATTTCACGCTCAATCGCGCGGCAGAACATGTCCGACATGAACCCTTCGTCGTTCAACGAGTGATAAGACGCCTCGGTACTACCGACCAAATACGCGATCACCGAAAACTCCTGAAGCTTCAAAAGAACTGCACGGACAGAAGGAAGACGAACCCAACGAGCGCAAATCCGGTCAAAATGATCGGCAGCCCAGTTATGATAATGGCCGTCCCATACACACACCTCGAATTTGACATGCTCACGAATGAGCGAGCGAAGATGTGGGGCGATGAGATGAAGAGGAAGCTTGCGACCGGAACGATGAAACTGAAAATACCCCCGAATGACAATACGAAGGGTCTCCTCAGTCCAGACGAACCGAGACTTACCATAAAGACCCCGCTTGTAAACACCAAGAAACGAAAGAGACATTTGTATTTGAATAACTGAATCACGAAGACACTACCAAATACAATAAAGTTGAAAAAGCATTTCAATTTTATTGGAAAGACGAAGGAATTACTGGAACACGAAAAACACACACACCCATCAGTCGAACGCGTAATGCCGTTGTCACAGTCGCATTACCGACCGAATGGTTTGGCATCTCATTTGGGATTGATGCAGTTCACGCAGAGGAGCACGCGCGTGCCAGTTCCGGGTGTCCAGCTGCTGTGACGCACCTCTGTGTCGCTGACCCTGCTTCCACACTTGCAGGTTTTGTTCTTGGAGGAGGTTGTTGTCAGAGGCAGCAGGGGCAGCGGGGACAGCAGCGCGGCAGTCGTAGGGTCGGTCGTGAGGTGAGTCATCGGGTGAGTAATCTGGATTGTAGTCATGGTTGCTTTGTCTCTGGTTGTTTGGCACATCTAAAAGCATTAGCATTCAATTTTTGTTAGAAATCATAGAAAACATACGGATTATGAAAAATCTCTCGAACATCTGGATTCAAGCCAATAAAAAAGGTCGAACCCGGCGCCCCTGCCGTAAGATTCGACCGGCGAAGCGTAAAGGGTAAATATAGACGGCGGATTTACTGCGACACTTCGCTCCTTTCCATTCCACTCTATTCCGTCGCTGGGGAGGCGGAACCCCCCTCCAAGAATTTATCACAGTCGAATACTTGTCCTGTTTCTTTGTAGTATCTCATGCAGGCGACGCACATGTAAAGAGAGTATAATCCGCTCGGATGAGGGTAGAGATTGTAATCCCAGCGATGATCAAAGCCAGCGTCACAGCTGCAGCAGAGACCTAATTTGTGTTTCGCGCATTTCTCGGCACGTTCTTCGTCGGTAAGCTTGAATCCCGGAATGTGCTTCGTCACAGTCAACTTAGCGGGATCAGTAGTAGAAGTCATTTGTTCGTCGTTCGTTGTCTCGGTCAGGTAGCTATAATAAGACAAATATAGAAAAAGCATTTCAATTTTATTGGAAACAAGATGGAATTACAAGAAGACAGAAAAACATGCGCGGCAGGTATGGTCATTCAGCACATGTCCCCCTTTTCAGCTTCTCCGTCGCACTCGCAGGGTTCTCCGCCTCCGCGCTCATTCAATTTGCTGAGAAAGCGTTGAACGCGTAAGGCTGTACATGCCTCGGCGTAATACGCGGAACAGTTGTTGCACAAGAGGCGCGTGTATGTGGCATGTTTTCCGACGATGAAGTCGGCGCGGTCGTCAAGGCCGGCATCACAGTCGCAGCACAGACCGAATTTGTGTTGATCACTCTTTTGGGTTCGCTGTTCAAAGGACAATTTGACGCCGGGTGTATGGCGCATCTTACCGCAGGTAGCAGAAGCAGTCAAATTCCAGTAGTTGGCAGAAGCAGTCGTCATTTGGTATCTAGTTGATCGATGGTGTTAACCCTAATGAAAATAAGTATTTCAATTTTTTGAAATGCACGTCCGCCAACGCATGGCCGACAGCATACCACCACCACGCGCGCATTTTCGTCCCTGGGTGACCCTGTCCTGAGTGACCCTGTCTTGGGTGACCCTGTCTTGGGTGACCTCCTCTGGGCGATGAGGTGGGGGGGGTAGTGGGGTGGTGTGGTGGTGGGCCGCATTTCAAAAAAATTGAAATACTTATTTTATTAAGTTGATTCAATCAGCAAATCGAGATGGCCTATTACAGAAACCCAGACTATTGCAGCGAAGCGGAGATGAAGAAGCAGGGTTGGTCTGAGATCGAGAAGGCCGAACAGAGGGAGAAGAATTGGGACATTCGTCTTGAGCACTACGCCAAGAACAACCGCGTTCTTAAGAACTGTGTTCAGTTTCGAAAGATGGTTGACGAGTGGGCTGAAAGTTTCCAATTCCCTTCCTCAGGCGTGCCTACGATGAAGATGCTTCACATTCTCAAGATTGCGCGGGAAAACGGCATTCGATCAGATACGCTAAGTGAGTTCGCTCGTGCTGAAGAGGAACTTCTTGAGCGTATCCCCGGATTCGTCAGCCCTGCCGCGGTGAAATTCAACGTCGAAAAAAAAAACGAAATCTGCCTTGCTGCGCTCAAGGCTCGCGCTGAAAAGCGTGAGAGGAAAGTTTCGGCGATCCTTAGCAAGACGGCAGGTAGAACTTCTGCAAGAGACTTCCGTGATTCGGTGAAAGAGCGTTGGGCGGAGGCGGAGAGAAAAGGTCACGAGGCAGTTGAAGCAAAGGTTGCAGCACTACCAGCCAAGTTGAGCGGTGATCGTGCTGCGGAGGTTGCTGCGAAGTTGGTGTTCGAGATGTATCTCGACATCTATGTGGAGCGTATTAATGATGGTATCAAGTGGGAGAAGCATGTCACGCCTGACGCATCATACTATCAAGTGGGGCGTATGACGTGGGACTCGTAATCGTGTGACCATGTGACTCAACAAACAACGAATAAACTCAGCGATATATCTTTTTTCATGATCACGACATCTTCATGCGATTTTCAAAAAATTGAAATACTTTTTCATCATATAGTCAAACACAGCAATCAAGCAAAGACACGAACGAAATGGAAACGACTGATACTACTACTACTATGACCCCTGCTGCACGCGGAGCTGCGTTGAAGCGTGAGAAGATGGCTGCAGCCAAGTTGGCCCGGGCTGCAGGAAAGGTTGCCGCGGCTGAGCGCCGCGATGCTCAAGAAACCGAATGGACCGAAGGACTGCGTAAAGGACGCGAAGAGATTGAGAAGAAGGTGCAGGCTGCGCGCAAGGCGATGGGAGTGCGCAAGAATGACCCCAATCCTTCGGGAATCCGCGAGATGAAAGAGAAGTGGGACTTCGAGATGATGTTCGCGCTTCGCAAACAGGTGTTGGGTGAGTAAATGTGATTTGTGTGTGTGACCATGATGACATGTGACCAACGAATAACACAAGCGGTATGTGTTTTTTTTCATGAAACACACATACCATACGACATTTGAAAAAATTGAAATGCTTTTTCACCGATAACAATATGGTAGATCCTACCGACCGACAATACTTTCAAATGACTACTACGACCAATCTTCAATTTACAGAGCCCGCCACCGCCGCTCTGTCGTCTGCATTCTGGTTTCATGACGCTGTTCATGAGACCGACCCCGAGTTTTGCGAGTGCGACGATTGCCGTTTCAAGGCACTTCAACAAGCATGGGCTGAAAAAGAACAACTCGCACAACAACACGAATACGGGCTCTGCATGGAATGCGGCGTAGGCCTTGATCATGCGAACGAATTCTTGGTCGACAGACGCCAGAAATGCTACGAGTGCTTCACCTGCGACAAATGCTTCAAGGATTGCTTCGGTGAGGAGGCATTCCTTGAAGCCACATCTTGGCAAATTCTTGGTATAGAAATGCCTCAATATGTCCGATGTTCCTTCCCCCCTCGTGATGATGGTGATATGATTTAGATGACAAAACAAAACACAACAAAACAAACCAAAACACAAGTGGTGTATCTTTTTTTTTGTAACTTTAACCACTTGAATCAATCTTCTCTGTCTTCTTACACCATATATCGATAACCATTTTGTCACTCATTTACCGTTATGTCACTCATTTCCGGTTAGTCGATAAAACATAGATTATCATAAAGTAGAATAAATTGGCCCGAAAAGGGGGTTAAAGGGGGGCCTGATAGGGGGTAATAGGGGGGTTGCCCAGGTGATTGCTCAGGTGATTTCCGTGCGGTAACCCGTGCCGTAACCCGTGCCGTAACCCGTACTGTAACCCGTACTGTAACCCGTACTGTAACCCGTGCCGTAACCCGTGCCGTAACCCGTGCTGTAACCCGTACTGTAACCCGTGCCGTAACCCGTGCCGTAACCCGTGCCGTAACCCGTGCCGTAACCCGTTCTGTAACCCGTGCCGTAACCCGTGCGGTAACCCGTGCCGTAACCCGTGCCGTAACCCGTGCCGTAACCCGTGCCGTAACCCGTACTGTAACCCGTACTGTAACCCGTGCCGTAACCCGTGCCGTAACCCGTACTGTAACCCGTACTGTAACCCGTGCCGTAACCCGTGCCGTAACCCGTGCCGTAACCCGTGCCGTAACCCGTGCCGTAACCCGTGCCGTAACCCGTGCCGTAACCCGTGCCGTAACCCGTCCAGTAACCCGTGCCGTAACCCGTGCCGTAACCCGTGCCGTAACCCGTGCCGTAACCCGTACTGTAACCCGTGCCGTAACCCGTGCCGTAACCCGTGCCGTAACCCGTGCCGTAACCCGTGCCGTAACCCGTGCCGTAACCCGTACTGTAACCCGTGCCGTAACCCGTGCGGTAACCCGTGCGGTAACCCGTGCGGTAACCTGTGCGGTGCAGTAACAAAGATCAATAATACTATAATCTCTCGAACAATAATTAGTAAATAGAAATAATAGAATAAATCTCTCGAACATCAAGAATAAATCCAACAATAAATCATAAAATCCAAGAATAATTATCGATAAACAAAGATGAGTTATCGATAATTTATATCAGCAAATAGCATAAGATATAAAATCATTTAACGGCGAGAAGCACGAGAGCCGCCACGTCTGCTGGAACGCTTTCCACCACGCTTGCTGGCACGCTTTCCACCGCGCTTGCTGGCACGCTTTCCGCCACGCTTGCTGGCACGAGAACCACCACGCTTGCTGGCACGACGACCGCCAGACCTGGGGGATTTATCAGTCTCAGTAGATCCCGACAGAGTGACATCAACCTTTTCGGTGGAGGAAGCAGCGACAGGAGAACCAAAGATGGAGGTGGCGGGAGCAGAACCGGTAGAAGCAGCCTCCGAGGTAGCAGCTGGGGCTGATTTGATAGTGTTATCACCAAAAAGAGACATCTTAAATAAAAAGTGTTATGTTTATATAATAATGAAATATTTTATTTACGCAGCAAAGAAACCCCTAAATAGAGAAATTAATTTTCCGATAAGGTAATTTGCAAGAAAAACAAAAAATAATCAAGAAATCAAACAACAATCCTGGAATCAAAGGAAATACAAATATAGGACTCTTTACAAGTAATTCATCATACGCTTAATAAATGCAACAAAATACAAAACCCACAAAGTAACCAAAATCAATACAAACATGGTATGTGCAAAGGAAACATGAGAACCGGTAAGTTCACGCCGGATTTGCAATAAATCACGAGAAGAAGAGATTCGCCGATCATGATGATTCCTAAAACTTCCCTCGTCGCCACCGTCGCGATCGCCGCACGCATCACCGTCGCTAATATAGCCTATATATCCCGCATCATCTTTGAACTGTATTCCAGAACGAGAACGCCGACCCATACGCAACGCCCCAGTCCTCCCACCCCCGGGGGAAGAACCACTCAAGGACGTCAACGTCGTAGGATCGAAAAAATCCGGAAACCCGCGGCGGCCGTGGTGGTGGGAATTGCCATCATTAGAAGGAGCGGGATCGCGAGAAGAAGGCGACGATGACATCGTAGTACTGTAAATAAAGGATTGATTTGAAACACGTGACTGCAATACGATATAAAAGAGTAAATAAAAAAAACGTTTCAATTTTTTATTTAGTCGGGACACAACACGCGCGCGCTACACGCCACACACGCACACACACACAAGATCACTCGGGACTCAAGCGCCGAAGAGGAGGTAAAACTCTACCGACACGTGGTGTAATAGCACGCCAGACGATACTCCAATAAACCGTATTGTCGATGCGTTTGCGAGGACCAGAACCTGAAGAACGCGCAGAAGAACCAGAAGAACAGGAAGAACCGGAAGAACAGGAAGAACCAGAAGAAGCCGTAGTCAATTTCTTCACAGGAGCAAGAGAAGAATAAGAAGAAGTAGTTTGGATAGCCATTATGTTCGATACAGTAACTGGAGAGACATGCAATTAGAGAAGAATGTATTTTATCATTTCAATTTTTTATTGCTGCGGCGAAGAGAACGACGTCGAGTCTTAGATCCACCGCCGCCGCCGGCGCCACCACGCCGACGCCGACTCAGACTCTTACCACCACCGCCACCAACACGACGAGACCGAACAGGTGTTCGTTTAGTTTTGGTAACCAAATTACGAGAAGATGCCCCACCAGCCGAAGTACGATAACCCCATAAACCGATTAGTGAAGTAACAGCTGAAGTTAATACTGATATTCCAGAACTAATTTTCGAGAAAATACCAGGATTAACAACTTCTTGTTTAATAGTTCTACCCGGTTCTTCAGGACCATCTTTATACAAAGTAGTACTAGAATTTAAAGAGGTTGCTTCTTGTTTAAGTTCTTCAACTCCTTTAAAAATTTGATTAATATCTTGTTTAATAATTTCTGAATTTTGCATAAAAACGCTTTCTTGTTTGTGGTCTATTATATTCGATGTATCGTCTACAAGTAGTTTTTTTATTGATTCAGTAGTCGTTAAAGTATCTTGACTAGTACCTGTATCACCAGAAGAACTAGACATAGACGGACAAATTTGTCCAGATCGAACTCTAATTATATCATCGCCTTCACCACTATTAAAAGTATTAATAGTTTGTCGCCACGCTGCATGGTTATCTCGGAAACGAAGACAGAATCTCATTTGTGAAATATTTCCGAGAAATGGAAATAGACTATTAAAATTAGGATTAGTAGATGGAATACCAATAAGATAAATACCACCACATAATCGATCCTTGTGGGTAAGAGCATCATAACATTTCAAGCGAAGTGTTTTTACTCTACCATCTGTTTGGTCAATACATTTCGCTATTGAAGCACAACCAGTTTCAATAATTTGAAAAGTTGCAGAAGACCATAAAGACGGTAACTGAGAAGCAAATAAACTAAAAAAATCATGAGCATGAATATTATAAATAGCTTTAACCTTATCAAGAAAATCAGCAGCAGCAGGAGTAGCAGAAGCAATCGCGTCATGAACAAGTTTCAACAAATAATCCCTGAATGCAGGACTCTGAAATGCTTCAATCATTTCAGAATATTTAAAAATACACGATGCTGTAGGAAACGTGGCCTGAAACAGTCCGCGATCTAATCTCAAACTAAAGACATAATTAACTCCTTCATGACATAAATCTACTCGAACAATAATAGTAAACGCAAGATTTGGAGCTTCAGCTGCTGCAAGTTTGCTGCAACCCTCTGGTGGCTGTTTAGCTAGAACTTCATGATGTTTAACCCTAAAATTCCAGTCATCATGATCAATACTACAAAAGCGATTATGTAATGTTGCATTTCCAAGAGAATGATAATTAGGTTTAGAAGAAATATGCATAATATGACATCTTAGAAGACGGTCTATTTCTTCAATTGCCCCTTCATATTCCCTCGCCCACGAAGGAAATGCTTGGTTCACCAACTTTCCGGTTGCTCTCGCACGGAGAATACTTGCAGCAATACGTTCTTTAAGTTCACGAGCAATAGTAGGCTGTAATTCATTCAAATAAGCAATAATTTGACCTGTCTCTAGAAAAGGACCAGTTAATAAATAATGCTTTAAATTTAAAGTATTTTCTTCAAGCAAAGCAGCATTCATAGTATTTCCAGTAATAACATTTACATTAGCTGGAAGGGCGCATTCATCTAAATATAAATTAAACCCCACAACTGTACCGTTTTCTGTTATATCACTCTCTTTTCTAACAATAAGATATGAATGTAAACCGATATCTACAGTAATTTTTAATGATGTAACTCCTCCAGAAGGACAGGGTTGAGGGGGATTAACCATATAAGGTACGAAATATGGAAAAAAAGCTGTAATGTATCGTTTATCTCCATAACCATGATCATGTTGAATAGAACCATAAAATTTCTTAAGGCTTTCTAGTTCTTCTGGTGAGCTTTTTATTTTTGGTACCGGAGCTTCTTGTAGTGGTTTTTGTAGTATTGGTATTTGTTTTTTTTCGGCGTCTTTTAGAGAATTGGCGTCTTTTAGATAGTTGGCTAATGATTTTTTTTTTGCAATATCATCTGTAACAGATCCTACAACAACTTTTGCAAGGGACGTTGCAGCGGGTTTTGTACGTCCAGACATATTTTTTTCAATATATATTAACGATTTAAAAAAAATTGAAATGAAAAAACATGAAAAGTGAATAAAGCAGCGCAACCACATTATTGCAAACTCGATACAAAGATGCCCGGAAAAAAATCATCATCTACCGCAGGAAAGAAGACAAAAGGAGGTAAGTCGAAATCCAACGCAGCAGCAGCTGTAGTTTCCCAAGCTGCACAATCTGCGCTGGTAAGAGCAGCAGTTCCACAATGGTTCCGCATCGATCCGGATCAAATACAAGGCGCCGCAGGAGGATTCGTATGGAAAATAAGCGACAAGGAGCAAACAATCCGATACCTCATCATCGGAAGTGAAGGCGGAAATTTCTACCAAACCCCGCAACAGGTTTCATCAACATGCGCATCATGCATTCTGCGGCTTACGAGGACCCCCGACAATTTCAAATGGTTGTGTGACACAATCCGTCAGGTAAGTGCGGAAGGTCGCGCCGCAAAACAAGAATCAACACTCATCGCGCTGGCTACGATCATCGTATTTGCCCCAACGATGGAAGCCAAGAAACAAGCACTCGACATCGTGAACGATTGTGTCCGAATTCCAACGCACCTCTACATGCTTACGGGCTACGTCAAGCTGTTTTCAAAAGCAGGACACCCGAAGCTGATCGCCGCAGGCACCGCCGGCGCAGGGGCGCAGACCCAGCAACCAGTCACCGGAAGTGGGTTTGGTCGTGGTATCCGCCGGGTATTCGGAGACTACTTCTACACGCGCAAAGGAAGTGAAATTGCGATGTTGATGACCAAGTACCAAAACAGAGAAGGTTGGCGAATCAAAGACGTCCTCACTCTGGTGCACATCGACCAAAAGAAAATGAAAGACGACGAAGGCAGACTCGCAATCGACTGGGTCTTCAAACCCAAAGAAGAATTCGAAGAAATCCTGAAAGCCGCCCCGCCGTCGCCAACCGCTGCACTATTCAACGCCATCAAAGAAATCAGCGGAATGGTTGAGAGTCCAACATTCAGATCGAGTCAAGAAGAGCTAACCCGGATTATTGAGAGGATCAACTCAGCAGGCCTCTGCCGCGAACATCTCCCCTCTCAACTCTTCAAGCAGCGTCGCATTTGGGAAGCGCTTCTGATGAACAAAGGCGTGAGCGGCAAAGGCAAGGGAATGCCGTTAACTGCGCTGATCCGAAATCTGGGCAAACTGAGCACAGCTGAAATCGGAATCATCGACGCCAAAACAACGCGAGACACACACCCCAACGCCAAAATCGCCTACGCAGGAGCAAGACTCGCCGCCGAGTCAACACCACAAGTCTTCCCGCTGGGTCACTCGCAGCATTACACGGAGTACATTTACCGCCGCCTGACAAACGCACGAGACATCAAAGGCGCGCGAATCCACCCATACAACGTTCTGGTCGCGATGCTGACGTACAAGAAGGGCTGTGGAGACAAGGGAGGACTCACCTGGACACCAAACATCTACATTCTCGAGGCCCTGGACATCGCATTCAAACTGGCATTCCAGAACATCACTCCAACTGGAAAAAGGATCAAAATTGCGCTGGACGTAAGCGGAAGCATGTCATCAGCATTCTGCACGGGATCGCCAATCGTGAATTGTGCAACAGGGTCCGTTGCGATGATGATGATGACGTTGTGGGTGGAAAACCAGCACCGCCTGAAACTCGCGACCACACCCGCAGCGACCACACCCGCCGCCGAATCAACACCCGCCGCCACAGCATCAGCGAGTCAACATCTTGCAGAAGTGATGAAATGGAAGATCACGCAACTACCGGACGGACGCACGCTATACGAGCATGCAGAGACCAAGCAATGTCAATTCAACAAACCGGAAATCCTGTCAGCGCCACAACCGCAGCAGCAGACCCCCAAAGCAGCAGGAGGAGGGGCAGCAACCGCGCCAACAACAGCGCCAACAACAGCGCCAACACTTGGAGAATACAAGGCCACGAAGAGATACCTTGGGATTCCTGAAGAAGCGCCGAAACAACCAGAGCGCCAAGGCCAATTTGGGTACTCTTCGTACTACTCATCATCATACACGCCCACTCCACCATACCTCCCCGAGATCTACCCAGCCCCCGCGATTCCATCGAACGTGACGATCTGCGCATTCTCCAACACACTCACGGAGCTGACAAATGCAATTGTGGGATACATGGACGCAAGCATCAATCCAGAGACAGGACTTCCCATGATGTCGATCGATGACGCACTCAAGCTGGTAGAGATGCCATTCAGTTCGACAGACTGCGCACTTCCGATGGTCCGCGCACTCGAAAACCGCGAACCCGTCGACGCATTCGTGATTTACACGGACAGCGAAACCTACATGGGAAAGATTCACCCACAGGTCGCGCTGGAGGAATACCGCAGAGGCATGGGAATCAACGCCAAACTGATCGTCGTCGGAATGACATCAAACTGTCTGACAATCGCTGACCCGAATGACCTGAACACGCTGAACCTCGCAGGATTCGACACAGCAACCCCAAGGATCATCAACGATTTCATCGCAGGAACTCTTCTCCCGACACCGGCACCGAAACCAGCAGCACAAGCACAAGCAGCAGCGAAGCAAAAATCAGGAGGCGACAACGACGGCAGCGAGGACGACGAAGAGTTTGTACTGTTGGACTAATAATAATATTTTGCAGGTAATGTAACGACACGGACGACGGACGACCACGACGGACGACGGAATAATATACAGGTATTTTTTATTCAGGATTATGAATAATAGTAATGAATATTCAGGATTATGAATAATAGTAATGAATATTCAGGATTATGAATAATAGTAATGAATATTAACATTTAACACAAAAACAAAAAATAATTGAAACACCAAGATAATCGAAAATAAGATAACACAGAAGACAACAAGAAAAAACACAGATGAGAAATACCAACGCAGCAGCAGTCATCGTATGTACGCGATATAATGAACAAACATGGAACGAATATCAAACATGGAAATCGAGAAACGGAGAACTATATGAACAAACCTATAAAACCCCCCTTAAATGTATATACGGATCGCCGAGGGAAAATGCTCAAAGAAAAATAGAACCAAATCAACAAATGATAATTATTGAAATGCATAACGATAGAAACAAAATAATGGGTATAGGCTTAATAAAAAATAGAACAGCGAGTGAAGTATATAGAAAACCCAAACCCAAACCATTATCTAGCGACAACGCCCCAGACCTCCCAAAAACAACCCAACAAACAACCCAACAAACACCCCCAAAAATAAAATACAATATATTCAGCGAACAAAACTACAACAGATACATATACATAGGAAATGATGTATATATAACACGAGAAGAAATAGAAAGGTCCAGTATATCGGAATCTGAATCGGAATCGGAAAGACCAGAAGAAAAAACGATCCTGGAAGAAATAACAGAACTGGAAAACCTATTATTTAAAGGGTCAAGACACAGTAAAAGAGGAAGTGGATTAACGAAGATTCCAAAATGGATTATTGATGGAGGTAATACAAAAATAATCGAAAAATATATAGGAACGAAAACAGAGACAAGAGACGAAAAATCAGAAAAATCAGAAAAATCAGAAAAATCAGAAAAATAAGATGATCAGATTAAAAACGTGATTCTATCAAAAAATTGAAATCTTTTTATTCATAGCAGAGACACACAGACAAACCAGACACATAGAATGACAACAACTACTACAAGATACGTTCCAGAATCATCAGGAAAACGAAGACAAACCTTCAACAAGAACACAAGACAGAACTTTGAGTTTGAAAGGTATCTCATGACGGAGGGAGGAAAAGAAAAGGAACAATTCCTTCTTGACGCCACAAAAAGCAGAAAGGTACCACTAACATATTTCACATCGTCGTCATCGTCGTCGACGTCACAATCGACATCTCCAGTACGAAGCAGCTGCCGTCAACACGGAAAATCAGAATTGATGGAATACGAAAGTTACCGCATGATCAATCTTCAAAAACCGGGTGGGCACGCACATTCTCTAATCATGATCAAAAGCAAAGCGATCAAAGAGAATGAAGCGAACATCGGAATTTTCGAACCAAACGGCCAAAGCTCACAAAGAGAATTCGACATAGTAGATAGAAATGCAAGAGTCGAAGCCGAAGAGACGGACCCCCACCACACCACCCAACACGAGGAAACCGTCGCAGGGGGGCGGAACCCCCACCACACCCCCCAAACCGTCGCAGGGGGGCGGAACCCCCAAGATATAACCCAGCAGTATTTGTCAATATCGCCAAGAAGGTGCATAAACTACGGAATCGATTCATACAATCCAGGATACTGCGGAATCTTTGGAATGATCCTAATCATCACATTTAGACACTACAAATCGACAAGAGACACGGGGCGATGGTTGCGAAAATGGAATTCGTTGCTGGAATACATGCGCCAAGAGATTCCAGATGAACCAAAAACACATGGCTGCTTGGGTGTATCACTCGCAGCCAAAGTGCAAGAAATCATCGCAGCAGCAACGCCAGGATCGCCGTCCGCGTTTAAAAAAGCCGAACAAGCAATCATCAAAGAAATCAAAAAATGCATAGAATAAAGCACGCACACAACAACCATGCCACAATCCGTGAAATAATAAAATATCATTTTTATTTATAGTACACCCCCACAACACCCCCCCCCCGCAGAAGAAAATGTTAGTTGATGCATTCAACAGAATGTACGAGAAACGCGCGTTTCTTAGCTACGTCTTCATAAATTTATTTATACAATTATGCATCACATATTATGTAATGAACCGAAAGACAAACCCGAACATACATATAATAATTTTATTTATAGCACAAATAGGAATTATATTACTATTAACATCAGTAAAACTACCGGAATACGCCAAACTATTATTATTCACACTATTCTCATACTTATTTGGTATCTTTTTTTACGATCTAAGGGAGAAATACGATTACAATAAAGAGGTAATAAATGTCGCAATTACAGGAGCAGCATCAGTATTTTTATCGATGATAATAGTTGGCATCGCACTAATTGCAGGAGGAATCAGGCTTGGATACAAGTTTGGTATAGTATTATTTTTCAGTTTAGTAGCATTAATTATAGCAAGACTCGTATTTTATGTATCAAGCAATAAAAATGAAAGAACGGTAAGTATGTCAGATACACACAAAATGTTCTCATCAGTAGGAATAATAATATTTGCAGGTTATGTATTATACAATACAAATCGTATATTACAAAAGAATTACAAAGAACAATACATAACAGCATCGCTCGATTACTATTTGGATTTCATAAATTTATTTACAAATTCACTTCACAATAGTAGTTAAACACAAAACCACGACCCACGACCCACGACCCACGACCCACGACCCACCACCCAGACCCGCAGTTACTTACGAACGATACTTCTTAAACAATCGCACATTCGACTTAGTCTCCCACTCCTCGATCAAACGCCTCAACGCAACCGGGTTCTCCTCATTCTTGCGGATCCCCATCGCCTTGCGAGTCCGGGCAATCTTCGCCAATATCTCCTCACGATCCTTACGCCTATCTTCCTCAAAGTCAGTAGCCTTCTTCTCACGAGCCTCCGCAGCAGAAATCTTACCCGCAACGCGAGCAGTCTTCGCAGCCGATTTCTTCTGGCGCTTCAAAGCAGCAGCCGCGCGAGCAGCAGCTAAACGATCCACAACGGCCGAAGCAACCGCAGCATCGGCCTTCTTCAACTCAGCAACTTCCACCAACGCCTCCTTCGCAACCTTCTGAACCATGCCCTTAAGTTGTTCGCATGCACCAGTCACCTTACTGCGACGAGTTCCATTAGCGCAACGCTTCTTAGCGGTATAACCAGCAACCTTCACGCACTCACCGGTCTTCTTATTGCGGCGGGAACCGCGCTTACAACGAGACTTACCGGGACCACCGCGACTACCACCAACGGTAGCACCGGCAACACCCTCACCGGCAGCCGCAGGCACCTCATCTCCCTTCGACGAGGACGACGAAGCCCCAAACAAAGAATTGATAAAACCAGACATATAACGATAATATATATATATATGTAGATATATATATGTAAATATTAATTAATTAATTATTTTATTATTAGAATAACAAAATAACAAAATAACACCCCACCCCACAATTCATAACTAGTTATGCAAAATATATTTCTAAATTAGATATTAAAATTATTACGCAAGTAAGCAAAATAATAGTAATAATAACAATAACAATAACACAAATAAGAAGAATGAAACTATAATTAAGAAAGATCAACTGGTTGAGCAGCAGCAGTACCACCGCCAGAAGCAGCAGGAGAAGCAGCAGGAGAAGCAGGACTCGAACTTTGCTCGCTAGTAGTCGTAACGGTCTTTGCAGCAAATACAACTTTTACTAATTTTGGTACTATAATACTTGAAGCCGAAGTAATAATACTCAAAGGAATCGGTACTGGTGTTGGTATCAATTTGACTATTTGTTCAATTAACACATTAAGTTTATCAGTCATTTCCTTGGAAGTCTCGGGTGGTGTTGTTAATAATCCAAATAATTGATCCAATAAAGGTCTAACCTTTTCCTTTTTCGCATCAGGTAATTTCTCAATAATCTTATCTTTAAAAACAGGAAGAATTTGTTTTGATAATGTGTCTATTGTTATTGGTGTTGTTTCAGCTAGAGTATCAATATCGATGTGGGCTTCGGTTTTAAGACCAGCTTTTACACTAGTAAAAAACGGAATAGCTACTCCAAATGGAGGAAGTTTATAATTTAAAAGTTTCTTTAAATCACCGTATGTAATTTGGTTTTCTTCTCCTCCCCTCATCACCTTGCGACGATAAATGCGTTTTCCAGTTTGACGTTTACGCCGGTTAAGAGCAGAACGTCGCTGACGACGAAGCACTATTTTTTTCCTAGTAGCCATAATGACGATTATATATATAAACAATACTATAAAATAACAACTACAAGAACCACGGCCGCCACACCCCCCACAACCAATCCGTCGCAGGGGGACGGAACCCCCGGGGCGGCCCCCCCTTTCCCTTAAAACTCGTAAAGCTCCTCAGTCACCAAAGAAAACGACCAATCATTCCCATGCAAATTAACGACATAGCCTTTATCATCGCGTAAAGTAATCCGCAACTTATTAATAACAACCGGTCCAAAATACGAGCGCTGATTAGACAACAACGCAGGCCCAGAATCAACAAAATGTTGACCGATACTAAAACCGGCAGTTCCGCGCAAAGGAATAACCGCAAAAACATCGGAGGTCTTTGGCCCCATTTCACGATTCTTCGTAGTGGCAACCCGGTTAGAAGTAATTTGATTCAGGGTATACAATTGCGAAAAAGTCAAAGTCCGCGGAACAGACGGAACATAAAGCGTCTTCATTTTAACACCATTAATATCGCTTTTATCAGGTTCGCACATGGCTGGTAAATCCGAATTATAATATGCGGGTCGAGGTAACGAAGTAGTAACTTCACCAATACCAACAACGCCACTATTTACACGACTATGATTAAAATCATCAATAATCAACAAAAAATACTGCGGACCATAACAATCAACAATAGCCTCACCACGCAGCCAGCCGAGACCATTCGAAGAATCATTCGTCGGAATATTATCACTATATAAACCATTAATAAGTTGATTCACTTGGTCAACAAGCGAAATTCCCTCACCGCCATCAATAACCGCCTTTGCACGATTTACCATAGCATCTGTAACACCGCGTACCATATACACCATACCATATGTTTCAAACGTATTCAAAGTAGTATTATAACCGGTAGGTAAGCCAGAACCGGCAATAGGTACATCATCATAAAAATTACTATTCCTAAAACCGAGTAACCAACCCAAACTGCTATTCAATTTAGTAGACTGTCGACATGACCCAGCAGCTTTACCTGAATATATCATAGCAGCATCATAAAAAGTAAAAGAAATAATTTTTGTAGTATAATTAAAAAAGAAACAAACACCATTTGTTACATTATATGAAATATCAATAATACCGACCAAATAACTATTAATCGAAATCTGACGAGAAACGGCAGCAACCAACGAAGCAGGAGTATAATTCCCATTAGGTACTACGATTGTGTGAACACCATTTACACCGGTATTCATGTCGATATACATAATATTATTCCCCATAGCCGAATCAACGGAATACCACGTATACGGAATATTAATAGAATTCAAGCGCAAAGAAGTAACATTCGTAAGAGGTTCAGACAAAACAACCGTAAAAGTAGTAGCAGAAGTTGGTGATGTAGGATCGGTGGTATATGGGAATGCAGTTTGTCGAAATTGACTATCAATATTAATAATACGTGTCATGGTATTACGAAGGATCGGATTAGTCGTGCCTTGTGCAATAGGGACACTATATGAATTGGAAATTCCGACTTTTTTCTGCTTCATTTGATAATGTCCGTTTTCATCACGAAAAATCTTAACCTTATTATTACGATTAACATATGGTGTAGTTTTAATACCGCCACTACCGCCGCCGCCACTACCGCCACGCACCTCATCATCATCATCAAGGTACTGATTACGCTCCCACATCAATTGCTGTTTACCGGAAACTAGTCCACGTTTAATATCGCGGCGTAACCCCATAATATCATCGCTGTTACCGCCGCCACCCTCACCTTCGCCCTCACCTTCGCCTTCACCGTAATCACCACCGTCACCACCGTCACCACCGTCGTCGTCACCATAATTCCCGTCAGCTACACCACCCATATTATAATCATCACCGCCTCCACCATTAGCGATTTCTGCAGTACCACCGGTAAACATTCCATTTTTATTATTATTACCTCCACGGTCAACACCACTTCGATTAGCTAGTCCTTCTACCACATCATCGCCGTCATCGCCGTCATCGCCGCCCCCGCCCTCGTCATATCCCTCGCCGTCGCTATCACCACCCCCTAATTCAAGTAATATTCGGTCACGCACATCATTAAAAAACTGCGACAATCTTATATCAATATCTTTATATTTGGAAATTAACGAGTTAATAACAGGATAAACCTCACCGGTATTGATCTCAGCACGATTACCTAAACCGATTAATTCTAATAATTCATTAATCGAATAATTCGAAACATTAGTATCGATTCTATTGTTGTCGGGATAGACACCGCCTCCTTGGTTGGAATTGTAATGAGACATACGAAGATAACGAAGATAACGAAGATAACGAAATTATTATACTTTAATATATGAATACAATAAGATATATTATATATTTATTATCTAATAAATAAAGAAGAATAAAGAAGAATAAAGAAGAATAAAGAAGAAACGAATGAATATAATAACGACATCGCCAGAGGAAGCAGAAAAAAAGATAAAAAGCTTTTTTAACAAGAAGATAGTATTAATTATCATCGTAATATTAATAATTGCGCCGATATGTTTATTGGAATCATACCCGGCATTACTAGTAAGAATAATAATAGCAATCGTACTTATATGTTCAGCATTTTTTGGATTTGCACCAAACGAAACAATATGTAAAAATATTTATAAGAAAGTAGGTTTAGGATGCTTACCGCGATTCGTTGCAATAGTAATTAGTCTTTGCTTATATGTAGTAGCAATATTCATAGGATATAAGACAAATATAATATAACGAATAATATAATATAAATAATATGTCGGAACCCGCTGCTGCGAAAGACTCTTCCACATCATCAACACCCCCAGCCGCGAATGACCAACCCCAACCACAACCCCAACCGCCACAAGAGGGTCAGACAGCCGACATGGCAGTAGGACAAGAAAGTGCAACGATTGATGAACATGAAAACTTTGAAGAAGAGCCAACATCAGAATTATTGTCAAAACTAATTAAAAAAATATACTTAAAAGCGCCAGCTATATGGTTTAAGATAATATGGACATTAATAATTAGATACCCAGTTCACATATTATGTTTTATTACATACCAACTAATGTTATTATTTGAACCGACAAAACTTATAGTGATCGGTGTATATATGTTTTTAGGTATATTCTGGGGATTTTTTCCATATTTTTTAAAATGTATAATGATGTATGAATTAATAGGTATAACAGGAAGCCATAAATTAGTTTATGCAGCATTAGGTCTCCTTTTCTGGGGAATCGGTATATTAATTTATAACATGAGTGAGCTACTTAGTTGAAGAACATTATTATTATTATTATTATTATTATTATTCACGCCACACAATACCATAAGACCATAGAAATGTATAATGATCCGGTGGGTTATAACCAAAATTATCACAAACCCGCAACAATTTGAAGTAAGTATCATTATATAAATAACCAATAACCCCGTTTCCTTCATAAAAAAGACGAAAAAATGGCGCCATTAGTGCATAATTATCCAGCGTTTCACGTTGATCAGAAATAATGATTTTACGCCAAACATCGCCAAGCAAACCAGGACCACTAATAAATAAAGGTAAAGTAGGGCAACCACTACCGACAGTCCCCAAAGGATAAACGATCTTACTTTTTGAATACGAAACGATTTGTCGAATACATTCAAAAAATAAACGGTTTTTGGGTTTAGAAATAATAAATGCATTATGAATACCGAAATGACCTTCTGGCCATAATCCAGGAGCATCACGTTCAAGGACAAGCATAGAATTATGATGGCCCCCGCCCGAGATCAACCAATTATCAACCACATTACGAATTGTAATGGCACCGCCACCGCCACCACCATCGCCAGACCATTTATATTTGATATCCATATAAACGCCACCGAACATATATAAAATACAATACCGCCACAAGTCAGCCCTAAATGCAGAAGGAATTAATAGATCATATGCATAAACAACATCGGGCGGAAATGTGGATACCAAAAACTCCCGACATGCATCATCATTAAAGAGATAATGAACGCAATCAACCCCAACATTATTGATTAGTAAATTACTATGAACACAATCAAAAACTGTACTCGATAACCCAGCAGAACGTAATTGATCAAAATTATTCGATATATTAGTTACAGCGCTACTTCCACATTTCCAAGTCTGGAAAAACGGAATGGGGAACTTCCCAGGTATCCATTCTGAAATATCAAAGATCATATTATTATTATTAATTAATAGGTATATTATTACTAATTAATAATGAATATTTTATTTAATACATATTCATTCGAATGAATGAATGAATGCAGTACATTAGTCAAGTTCTTCAATATCGGGCCCAGCAGAACCACCAGGCCCAGCAGAACCACCAGGCCCAGCACCAGCACCAGCAGCCCCGCCACCAGCATATAGTTTGGAAATAATGGGCGCAACAATATTCTCTAATTTCTTTTGTTGAGCAGTATATTCATCAGCACTAATATTCGGATCGTTATTAGCCTCAAGCCATTCACTAGCATTCTTACATGCCTCATCGATCATAGTACGGTCAGAAGAATCAGAAGGAATCTTTTCAGACGCCGAACTCTTAACAGAATAAATATAATTCTCAAATCCATTCCTGGCATCAATACGCTCCTTCAAACGACGGTCTTCATCTTTATACTTCTCCGCCTCAGCAACCATACGGTCAATATCGTCCTTAGAAAGTCGTCCCTTATCATTCGTAATGGTAATTTTATTGGATTTTCCGCCAGCCTTATCTGTTGCATTTACGTTCAAAACACCATTTGCATCTAAATCAAAAACCACCTCGATCTGCGGAGTGCCGCGCGGAGCAGGGGGAATACCGTCCAATTGAAATTTACCAAGAATATTATTATCCTTCGTAAGCTGCCGCTCACCCTCAAAGACCTGAATAAGTACACCAGGCTGATTATCAGCATACGTCGAAAACACTTGACTCTTATTACATGGAATCGTCGAATTCCTCTCAATAAGCTTAGTCATTACACCACCAGCAGTCTCAATACCAAGCGACAAAGGAGTAACATCTAGTAGAAGAATATCCTGCGTAATCTTAGACTGGTCACCACTCAAAATAGCAGCCTGTACCGCAGCACCATAAGCAACCGCCTCATCAGGATTAATAGAACGATTAAGATCCTTCCCATTAAAATATTCCATAAGCATACTACAAACTTTCGGAATACGCGTCGACCCACCGACAAGGACGATCTCATGAATACTTCCCTTCGAAATCTTCGAGTCGCGAATAACCCGCTCAACAGGTTCAATCGTGCTTCGAAATAAATCCATACAAAGCTCCTCAAATTTAGCGCGCGTAATTTTAGTGGCAAAATCAGTTCCATCAAACAAAGCATCAACCTCGATCGTGGTCTCTGCAGATGAAGAAAGAGTTCGTTTCGCGCGCTCACATGCAGTTCGCAAACGTCGCAAAGCACGATTATTACCGGAAGGATCCTTCTTATACTTCCGCTTAAACTCCTGGATACACCACGTAACAAGACGACTATCAAAATCCTCGCCTCCCAAATGAGTATCACCAGCAGTCGCTTTTACCTCAAAAATCCCATCATCGATAGTCAAAATGGAAACATCAAAGGTTCCACCACCCAAATCAAAAATAAGAATATTCTGTTCACCATCACCCTTCGCCTTCTTATCCAAACCATACGCAATCGCAGCAGCAGTAGGTTCATTAATAATACGCATAACATTTAGTCCTGCAATAGTGCCCGCGTCCTTCGTAGCCTGTCTCTGACTATCATTAAAATATGCAGGCACAGTAATAACCGCATGAGTAACATCAGAACCCAAATAGGCCTCCGCAATTTCCTTCATTTTTACAAGGATCATGGCGGAAATTTCCTCGGGCGAAAATACCTTATCCTCGCCCTTAAAACTAACCTGAACATGAGGTTTACCTTCATCTTTAGAAATAACCTTAAAAGGCCAGTGTTTCATATCGGATTGAACGCTGGTATCATCGATCTTTCGTCCAATAAGGCGTTTAGCATCAAAAATTGTATTTTCAGGATTCATAGAAACCTGATTTTTTGCAGCATCACCAATAAGACGTTCAGAGTCCGTAAACGCTACATAAGATGGTGTAGTGCGGTTTCCTTGATCATTCGCAATAATTTCAACGCGTTCATTTTGCCAAACACCGACACAAGAATATGTAGTACCCAAGTCGATACCGATAGCTTTTGATTTAACAGACATTCAGAGATAACACACACAGATATAACAATAATATGTAATAATTTTTATATCATTTTCGAATAATAACAACAACCCAACAACCCAACAACCCAACAACCCAACAACCCAACAACCCAACAACCCAACAAAGACTTCACATTAATAATATTATATACATATATAAGAAGCTGAATACGTATAAAAATCCCAAATGAGTAAATTAATTATGAACGGCATTATAGAAGAAGTATCATTACAACGTAAATTAGGACTGGAAAATGCAAGAGCAACTGGAACTAATATTAGATCATCGTCGTCAACAAATATTCCTGGTTTTCGAAAAGTATCTCCATCATTATTTTTTCAGGCAAAAGCGGTAAAACCGCTACAACGACAGGTACAAAGACTGGTACAAAGACAGGTACACCTACCGGTACCTGAAACAGCGCCAGAAACCGCACCAGTACAAGAACCAGTACAAGAACCAGTACAAGAACCAGTACAAGAACCAGTACAAGAACCAGTACAAGAACCAGTACAAGAACCAGTACAAGAACCAGTACAAGAACCAGTACAAGAAC